TCAATACAAGGAATTTCAAACACTGGATTTTCAATTAGAAATGCTTCCGATGGTACAACTCCATTTTATATTGATGGAAGTGATAATTCTCATTTCAATGGTAATGTTACTGCTAGTAATTTTATTTTATCGTCAGATAGAACTTTAAAGACTAATATTCAACCAATCATTAAAGACTATAGTAGGCTCAATTTAGTTTCATTTAATTTTAAAAATAACTTAGAAGAATTAAGATTTGGTACTATTGCTCAAGATTTATTATCTAATGGATTTAGTGAATTTGTAGTTGGAAATAGAGAGGGTGAATATAAAGTAAAATACATTGACTTGATAATAGCAAAACTTGCTAGTGCTGAATCAAGAATAAAACAATTGGAGGAAAAGTATGTCAGTTCCAGATAATGATCATTTTAATCAAAGAGATGTAGTTACTGAAATATATGCTGATAGTAGTAATAGGAGTTTAACTGAGTTATTCTCCGCTGCTATTGGTGCATTTGATAGTAACTACGTAGGTAGTAAAAACAGTTTATATAATTTTAGAAACTATCAACACATACTACCTAATGGTGGTTATGGTAGATTATATAATTCATATGCTGTATTAGATTCTAGAAATATATCTCCAAGTGGATGACATGTTCCAACTTTAACAGAATTAGAAACTTTAGTTTCAACTATTGGAGGAACAACTACAGGTGGTGGAAAATTGAAAGAAGCAAATACAACTCATTGGTTAACTCCAAATACTAATGCTACAGATATATATCAATTTGCTGCTGTCGGCGGAGGATTTAGATATAATACTGGAAATTTTGCATATATAAAACAGACTGGATTATATTTATCTACTTCAACTATGATGGATATGCATTATGATTCTGAATGAGTTAGTTTAGAAGGTGGTGGATCTGCAACAGGTGCTTCAGTTAGATTAATCAAAGATGATTCTACTAATTCAGGTATAATGACTGATAATAGTGGTTATACTTATAAGACAGTAAAAATTGGTAATCAAGTATGAATGGCATCAAATTTAAGAGGTACTAAATATAGAAATGGAAATGATATTTCAATAGTAACTGATAATACTACATGATCTACTTTAACTAGTGGAGCTTGTTGTAGTTACAATAATAATGATGCTTGAGCTTATGCAGATAATTATGTAATTAATGATACATATGTTGAAATATATGTAGATTATTTATATGATGGTACAAATTGAAAAATGTATGCGTATTCAGTATATGCAGGATCACCGAGTGCAGTTGTTGTAAATACAAATGTTACTATAACATTTAATTATAGTTATTATGATGCTGCTGCAGGAAGATCATTTAATGTATCAGGAGCTAATTTAACAATATCATCAGGACAATCTCAATCAACTAGTACTATAATCGGAGGTTATTTTACTGGATTAACATTACTTTCAGTATCTCCTACAAATAGTGGAACATATCATTATGCTAAAGGTGGATTATAAAATAAAAAATTAATAAAATAAAATTATGGAAATTACAAAAACAAATGAATCAACTAGTGTTGAAGCTAAAGTAACAATTGGAAATGTAGATTATACTTTCAATTATTCAATTAAAGAAAGTAAAATAATATCTTTTAATGGCTCTGCTAATATAGAAGGTGTTAATAAAGGAAATTTTAATGTATCGAATAATCCTGGAATTGAAAATAATATAAATTTTAATTTTAATTTTACTTCAAATACAGAAGTATTAATTAGAAGTACAATTGTAATAGATGTTGATACAATATTCTCTGAATTAAATAAATAAAATGATTACAGACAAACTGATTAAATTAGTATCCCATTATGAGAGTCTCCATGACGGAGATCTCTCTCATATTGGACTTCAACCTAAAATGGATCCTATTGGAATCTGAACTGAAGGTTATGGAAAAGTTATATTAGATAGAGATGGTAAAATGATTAGAGGTGCTGAAAATAAAGAAAAAGCATATAGTTATCATAAACTTAATACTATTGAAGATGCTACTAAAATGTTAAAGGTTGATTTGGAACTATTTGCTAAACAAATTGATAAATTGAAGTTAGATTTAACTCAGAATCAATATGAAGCTTTAATTTCATTTTCATATAATGTAGGATTTGGATCTCTTGCAAAGAGTACACTTTTAAAAAGGATTATTGCAAAAGATACTCCTGCTAATATTGAACATGCATTCATGATGTGAAATAAAGCTGGAGGTAAAGTTCTAAAAGGATTAAGTTTTAGACGTCAGTCTGAAGCTATGTTATTTAATACTGGCGAAGTTAAATTCTTCAATTAGTGCATCTTAATAGTTACCACAATTATTTTCAATAAAGTTTATAGTTTATATATTTTATTGTTGATAAAGGTGGTAACTTTGTATAAAATAATGAATATATAAAAATCATTATGAAAGATGAATATATTTAATAGATAGAAAAATAATACACATTATAAATGATAAATGAATATGGATGAATTTGATGAACTTTTTGAAGGCGATCTTTTGCCCGATAACCCCCAACACGAACCCGAAATACAATTAGATATTCCTGGAGATGATGTCGATGACTTTTTTGCAGAAAAAAGCGAAGGACCTGATACCGAAGAGTTTATTTTAAATAAATATCTTAAAACACTTGGAATTGAAAATTCTAAAATTAGTGTTTTGGATGAAAACGATAATGAACAAGAAATTGATTTCTATGATTTGACAGAAGAAGAACAATTAGAAATTTTAAAAGCTGCTGATCCAGAACAAGAACCTGTAGATCACGATTTAGATGATGAAGAAATTGAACTTATTAATCAAATTAGAGGTGAAAATTTAACAGTTGAAGAATTCCTTGAAGCATATAAAACTTCAGTAATTAAAGAATTTACACAAGGAGCTGCATCTGAATATAGTATTGATTCTTACGATGATCAAGAATTATTCTTATTAGACTTAAAACAAAAGTATGATTTAACCGAAGAAGAATTAGCTAGAGAATTAGAAAAAGAATTACAAGATGAGGCATTATTTACTAAAAAAGTAGGTGTGCTTAGAACAGAATATAAACAACTAGAAGATCAATATAACGAAGCTCAAAAGCAAGAAGCTGAAACCGAAAGAGAAGAACAATTTAACCAATTTTCTGAAACTATGGTTAATGTGGCATTGCAAACGCCAGAATTCTACGGAATAGAGTTAGATGATGATGAAAAAAATGAAGTACTTTCACAGATTTTGGATTTAGACGAAAATGGAACCAGTGAGTTTTATAAAAGTTTAAATGATCCAAAAAAATTATATGAACTTGCTTGGTTTTCACGTTACGGAAAAGATTCATTCGATGCATTGAAGAATGCATATGAGTCGGAGATAGCAAAACTTAAATCACAGATAAAACCAAAACCCGCCGTTATTAGGAATAATCCTTCCGGCAAAACACAAAATAGCATTTACGACTTAAATTTTTAAAAAATTAGATTACAATGGTAGTAGCAAGTTACGTTAACGTAAAGCCAGAATTGGCACACAGTAGAACCTATGAGGATTTCTACAAACTTTTAGGAACTCGTCCTAAAATGATGGGAGTTATGGCTCGCATGTATACACATAATACAGCGACTTTCTTAACAGAAGCCTTAATGAACATTTATTACAACTCTAAAACAGCTAATAAATTTCAACCACTTAATACCTTAATGGTAGAATGGGAAATTGATGTAGAATTCGTAAAAAGAGTTGAATTCGCAGCAGCACCAACGGGTACTGGTGCAGGTGGTGCAGATATCATAATGTATTTCAAAGAAAGATATTATGAAAAATATGATACATTCAAAATTGACGGATCGCGTCAGCAATGTATTGTTAAAGCAACCCCACAAAGAAAAGCAGATGTATTCTGGGAATATACGGTTCAATTAATTGATGCAGATTTCTCTTCAATTCTTGATGCTTCAGCATGTCAAGTAGGTGGAACAACTCGTTTCTTATCTAATATTATGCCTGAGTACCATGAAGAAGGTTATACTAAGTATCAATCAAACATTGAAAAACATCGTCAATGGATCACAGAACATAGAAATGACATTTCTTACTCTTCTCGTTATGCTCAAATGGAAGATCAATTTATCAAAATTGCATCAGGAGATGGAGCTGGAGACTTGAAAGAAAAGATCTTTAAGTTAAACAAAATGGAAAAAGATTTGTTTGAAAACTTCCAAACAGTTAAAAATAACCACTTACTATGGGGAAAAACAACTATGGATGTTAATGGTAAATCTACTGTACTTACAGAAGATGGTCGTCCACTTATCGCGGGTGATGGTCTTATTCCTCAAATCGAAAGATTTGCATCTAAGTATAAATATGCTAAATTGAATGTAAACATCATCAATACAGTAATTGATCAAATGAATCAAAAAGCAGCAAATGCAATTGGTAACAGTTACACATTTATTGTTAATGATAGACTTTGGGGTCAAATTAACTCTACTTTAGGAGACTGGTTGAAATTGTGGGGATCAACTCCAACAATGATGTATTCTAAAGCAGCTCAATCAATGGTTAAAGCTGATAATCCTATCAAAGTTGGTGGAACTTTCACTTCTTATGAAATTGCCGGTAATATGGTAACATTCATGGTTGATCGTGCTCTTACTAAAGAATATGATAGAAAAGGATACGGTATTTGTCTTGATATGTCACCTGACGTTTCAACAAATCAACCAGCTATCGCAGCATTTACATTAGAAGGTGCAGAATTTGTAACATCTAAATATCCAGGTGTTGGTGGTGTAGATGGTATCACTAGTGGTATCGTTAGTTCTCCAATCGCAGGATCTAAATTGATCGTTGCAGGATACTCTGGTATTGCAGCATTCGCTCCTTATAAATCATTCATTATTGAAGAAGTTTAGTAATAAAAAATGGGGAAGGATTAACCTTCCCCTAATTTTAGATATTTTACAAGTAGATGAAAATTAAAAAATACAAAAAAATATGAATATGAATAATGAAATAATTCTTAGAAGTGCTTATGGAAAAGTTAATCAAACGTACTTTATACAACCCTGTCCAAATCCACGTACAGGAAGATACCCCGATTGTGTTAGATTAGTCAGAGGTGATGCCAATAAAGGTGCTACCGAAATGGTTTTGTCAGAAGATGATATTACTAAAATGAGTAATGGTGAAGCCCATTATATTGCAGCCGATCACGTATTTGAAATAGTGGACGGAACTTCATTTGACTTAGATGATGTAATAGATAAAGCTAAATGAGAAGCTATTGAATATTGTAACTGGATTGCAAAAGATAGATTCCAAAGAGATTCAGATGGTAATTTAATTGTAGATGGTGGTGCTCGTAAATATGGCATTGCTGATTTATATGTTGAAAGACCAGGAGAACTTACTAAAGTTAAAATGGACAAAAAACAATTTGTTTATAGAGCTTTAAGTTATATCTATGAAGATTCAGAATCGGAAAGAATCAAAAAATGTAGAGTGTTAGGACGCAATTTAGGAAATGCAATCCCTGCTGATATACTAGATTATCTAGTTGAAATCGCTGAGAAAACTCCAAAAAGGATAATTGAATTATACGAAGGAGAAGATTGGAAAATGCATTTGTTTATTCTCGATGCAGTTGATCGTGGAGTAATTAGACGTTCAGACGGAATATATAAATACGATGATAAAATGCTTGGAGGTTCATTAGAATCAACAATAACATTCCTAAGAGATATTAGATTCAAAAAACTATTAGATTCTATTAAACGTGAAACTTATCCTGAGTTAATGACTAAACGTGAAATTGACGTTGCTCAAGAAGATATCACTAAAGATATTCCTTATTATGAAGAACCTGTTGAAACAGTTACTGTCAAAAAAGGACCAACATCTAAAAAATAATATTAACCATAATATAATTATATATGAAATACATTGTTTACAAAACTACTTGTTTAATTAACAATAAAATTTATATTGGAGTACATAAAACTGAAAATCCTGATATTTTTGATGGATATTTAGGAAATGGATTTAATTTAAACAATACACATTATTTGAATTATCCTATTCGTCCTTTTCATTTTGCAATAATAAAACATGGAATATCAAATTTTAAAAGAGATATTTTATATGTATTTGAAAAAGAAGAAGATGCGTATATAAAAGAATCAGAATTAGTTACTGAAGAATTTATAAATAGTGATAAAACATACAATACATCATTAGGTGGAAAAGGAAGACCTAGACCATATAATTTTGTTTATCAATTTGATTTTAACGGAAATTTATTAAAATCATATGAATCTGCTATAGAAGCTAGTAAAATTATAGAAAGAGATATATCTAATATATATGGAGCAATTAATGAAAAAAGAACTTGTAATGGGTTTTTATGGAGTTATAATAATCTAATAAATATTTCAGAATATAATCTACATAATCCTAATAAATATTATATTTATGATGTTGATGGATTTTTAGTAGAAGAATTTGAAAAAATGTCAGATGCTATATTATTTTTAGATACAAATTCTGGAAATCTTAATAGAGCTATTAGAGCAAATTATAAAATTTCAGGATACTTTATAAGTACTGAAAAATATGATAAATTACAAATAATAGTTAATAAAAAATCAGAAAAATTAAATAGATATTCTTTAGATGGAATATATATTGATAGTTTTGATACTATTATTCAAGCTAAAAATAAACTAGATTTAAAATTAGCTAGTATTAGTTCTGCTATAAAATTAAAAAGATCGTGTAATGGATTTTTATGAACCAGATCAGATAATCCTCCAAATAAGATAATATAATTAAATTATTAAAACTATACAATTATCACAGCTAGCCAACTATTTGAAGCAGCTCTAACAGAATTAAATAAAGTCAATGCTCCAAGTTTATTGTTGGAAGATTATAACTATTTTATTAATAAAGCAATTTTGCAATACGTTAATAAAATGTATAACGCTTATGACATGAATCAACAGAAAACTGACGATTTGAGAGTGTTAAAAAGTACTGCTGTTTTAGAACCAAAATTACAAACGGTATACCCTGGTTATACCTCACCTACTTCACCAAGTCCTTTATTTCAAGCGACTTATGAAGTAGATTTACCACCAGATTACGTACATATTTTGAATTGTATTGTAGAATATAAAGTATTAAAATCTTTTAAATGTTACAATGCTAATTCATATTTACAAATGGGTGCAAAACGTCTAACTGGAGATATGTGGTCACAAATAATTAATAACTATTATCAAAGACCTTCATATTCTAATCCTTATTTTTATATTCATAACGTAAATACAATAAATACATTCCCAACAGAAGATTCTAAAACAATCTTATCGGGAACTAATTTTAATATTTATACATTAGATTTAGATGGAACTGAAGTAGATGGAGATACAATTATAGTAAATGGAATTACATATACTTTAAAAACTTCACCATCTATATCAAATCCTTTAGAAGTATTAATAAATACTACTAATAATGGAACTCTTGCAAATTTATATTCTAAATTATCTGTAAGTTCAGATCCTAAAATACAAAGAGCATACTACTTTTTAGATGTTAATACTAATATATTAACAATTAAATCAATGTATGATACATTTGTAGTATCTAAATCTAATACATCAGGTACTTTAACTTATGAAAGTGTTGAAAGATCTTTAATAACTAGAGAAGAAGATATTCGCTACGGTAATAGAGATGCAACTAGAATGGAGTTAAGATTTGGAAAAGATGATAAGATTTTTCAACCAACAAGAATATATGTAGATTATTTAAAATCTCCACAATTTATCAGACTTACACAAGAACAGGTAGATGCAGTAGAAGATACATCTCAAATATTAGAATTCCCAGATTACGTTGTTCAAGAAATTATAAATGAACTAACTAATATATTAATGGAAAATGCTAGTGATCCTAGATTACAATCACATATTCCTGTTAATACATCAGTAGCTGGTCCACAACAAGAACAACAACAAAGACATAGATAAATATTTTTAAATGATATAAACTATAAAAAATGTATCAATTTACAACAACAACAATTTTAAATTCTCAATTAGATTCAAATGGTTCTACAGCTAAATATGCTGGAACTGCCCAAGGTCTGAATGTAACTAGAGTAAATTTCTTCAAGAAAGCAGGTATCGTAAGCGTTTATAAAAAAGCTTATAGTGCTGGTGTTAAAGAAGTAGCTTCAATTACAATCGCCGCTTCAACAAGTGGGCTAGTAAATAGATTAGAAGTAGATGTAAGATTATCTCAACAAACCAATTCTGAATATGCAAATACTTATTTGTATTTCAAAAAACCGGTTGTAGTTGAAGTACTTTCATCAGGTGTAGCTGCTACTGACGCAACTGCTCTTATTGCTCAAATTAACGGACTTAAAGATAGATTCGGTTTCTCTTATATCACTGCTACTTCTGGTGGTTCTGGTATTATTACATTAACCGCTACTGATAATAACCAAAGATTTTTCTCAATTAAACAAACTGAAGAAGTTGCATTAACTTTAAACTCTAACTCAATTATTCAACCTGAATATACAGTAAAAGCTACAGGTACAGTTACAACTGCTGGTCTTGTTGGTTTTGGAGATGACGATTTCATGGTAAGATCAATTATGTTCCCTACTTATGAAAACACTCGTTTCTTTGGTACAAACAAAGAAGAAAGACCAATCATTGGTGGAAACTATTCTCAATATACACTTCGTTACAAAATCCAAAAAGATAGTGCTGATGGAATCCTCGCAGAAGGTAATTCAATCACAACTCATGTATTCTATGTACCTGCTGCTAATGTAACAACATTTGAAACTGCAATTACTAATACTGGTTTATCTATTTTAGCTTCTAGTCCTGGTGCTGGTGCATTCCAATTAACTACTAATGATAACTTAATCGTCGTAGGTGATACTACTACTATTACTCCTGTTGGAGCATTAGGAGCTGTAACATTCGCTTCTGGAACTACTGCTACTGCTACTGTTGTAGCTGGAACTGGTGTAGTTACTGGTGTAGCTGCTGGAACTACAGTAATTACTGCTACTGATGCTACTGGTGCAACTGGTACAATCACAATTACAGTAATCGCTTAATATTAATTAATTACTTAAAGGGTGGGGCGTCTTGCCTCACCCTTTTTTATTAAATCTAACTTATGGTAACTAAATTAGCATCAGCTATATATAATGATATTATTGGAGGTCTTGCTGGTATAACAAGTACTCCTAATTTATCACTACAACAATTAGAAGATGATTGTGTTGACGAACGTCTTCAAATTATTAAGGAATATTCTTTAAAAGGAATTGTTCCAAAAAGAGATTTAGTAATGTCTATTAATTGTGTAGATGTTGATACTAAATCATTAGATAAATGTCCTTGTAATCTTCCTGATTATAGTAGACCTGAAATGCATTTTGAAATTCCTCAAATAGTAAATGATTTAAGTTGTGATGCAATTGATTATTTAGGTTCAATTCATAAAGAAATTGTATTTAAAGTTTATACTACAATTAACGGATTTAGATCACATAGATATCTTAGACATGGTTCTAATAAACCTCACGTATATATTGATACTACACCAAATGCAAATAACATGTATGATTGTTGAGTATTTAATACTCCGTTATTAAAGAAAGTATCAATTATATTTATACCAAAAGATCCAAGACAACTCACACAATATGATTGTTGTGCTGGAGATGATTTAGAAAATTATACATTTATATCAGCTGAGATTAAAAAACGTTTAACTGAAAAGAAATTACGTTATTATCGTCAAATGGCTGCTCAACCCATACCTAACACACAAGCTCCTCATTAATGAAAAGATTTCCATTTAATACAGCGTATACTCAAATGAGACAATTATACGGTCTTGAAATAAACCCTGATGAATTTGAAACATTAGGTTTAATTGCTTGAGATAAAATAGGTAACAAACAATATAGATGATATCACTACCAAACTGAAGCTGAAAAAAATGCTGATGGTAGTTTTTATGTAGATCTTCCTTGTAATTGTGATATAATCGAAGCTGTTACAGCAGATTATGAAGATTATCAAAAGACTACACCAACAACATTAGCTGGAAATAATCAAAATGGATGAATTGAAGGTTATGTTGAATCAAGAAAATATAATACAGGATTTGGATATTCATCAGGTAAATTTATTAAATATCAACAAACCGGAAACACAATTCAATTAGCTGATAAATTTAATAAAATAAATATTCTTTATAAAGGAGTTATTGTTGATGAAGAAGGATTACCTTATTTAGATGTTAGAGAGATTGATGCTGTTGCGGCTTTTTGTGCGCAAGCTGAATTTTTTAAGAAAGGTTTAATTACTATGAATTCAGGAATAATTCAAATGTCTCAATTACTTGAACAGAAATGAAAATTAATGTGTACTCAAGCTAGAGTACCCGAATATATAAATCAAAATGAAATGGATGAAATCCTTAATGTTTCTTCTTCATGAGATAGAAAACGTTTCGGTAAATCATTTAAACCAACTCGTTAATGCGTATATTATTTAATCATGGACTAACACCTGGGGAGATTTATTCAAATACTCCTACAAAGGTTACTGATAAAAAATGAAGGAATCTTAATGATACTTATGGATGAAATGCAACATATGAAGATGCTATAGCTGGTCCTTTTAGATATTGTCTTGGTTTAATATTACATAGAGTTATTGATGATAGAGTTAGATTTGTAATCCCTACAGTTGCGGAGTCTTATATAGACTTCGAAATTGTAACGGGTGATAAATTTATAACACAACGTCAGAATGGACGATTTCAAGAAGTTGATTTTGTAGAATCTGATTTTACAGGATATTTTATGAATTATTATTTTAAAACTAGAGCATATCCTAAAATGATTCCCATATATATTGGGAGTGAATTAAAGAGAAAATTTATGGAAGGAGTTAACTCTGGAGTTAAATTTTACACAACAAAAGATGTATTCTTAGATGACTTTATAGATGAAGTTCAAATGGAATTCAATACTTTTACAAAACCTGAAATAAAAAGATTATTGACACATGGATTCAGACGTATGCATTCCGCTATAAAGTATGGATGTGCCATATCTATAATATCAAAAAGACATATTAATTGTTTAGCTTATATCGGACATTTAACACTAACTCCTGATATACAGATTAAAGAATACAGTATTCGTAGAGATAGAAAATTAAGAAAGATCGAAGGATGAAAGAAAACTCCATTCGATGGATATTACTATATAGGATTAAATCCAACCGGATTTAACAAATGATTAGAAGATAATAAAACTAGCAAATCAATTGTCAAATTTAATAATATTATTCCTCGTAAAATTAAGGAAGAACTTTATTATAAAGCAAAACATATTTATGTATTTAGATTTAAAAGTAAAACTTTTAAAGGATGGAGTTATTGAGCAGATAGTTTAAAAGTTAGAGATTTAGAATATATGGGTGAAGCTTATGAACACAAGTTCACACCATCTAACAAAACATGACAAGAATTAAGAAATGAAGAAAGATAATGAATATGAAGGATATATTTACAAAGCAACTTGTAAATTAAACAATAAATGTTATATTGGTGAAACAATTAGATCTTTAAAAAGAAGAAAAACCGAACATCTAAGTGCTGCAAGAAATAAAAAGCATAAAGATCGAAATTCATATTTTTATAATGCAATCCGTAAATATGGAGAAGAAAATTTTAATTGAGAAATTATTAAAATTTGTAGGAATATAGATAAAGATTCTTTATATAACGAATTATTTGAATTAGAAATTAGTTACATTAAAGAGTTTGATTCTTTTGAAAATGGATATAATTCTAATTTAGGTGGTATAGGGAGTAAAGGAAGAATTGTATCTGCAGAAACTAGAAAAAAATTAAGAGATTTACAATTAGGAACAAAAAGATCAGATGAATCTAAAGAAAGAATTAGACAAGCTAAATTAAATATTTCACTTTCTGAAGGACATAAAGAAAAAATAAAAATTAATACTAAAATAGCTTGTGAAAATAATCCTGAAAGATCTAAAAAAATAAAAGAAGGATTACAACTTGGGGTTAATATTTTTACAGAAGATGGAGCATTAATAAATACATTTCAATGTATTAAAGATGGAGCAAAATTTTATAATGTTGACCCTAGTTCTGTGACAAAAAATTGTAAACGAATAGTACAAACATGTGGTAAATTAGAAAATTTAAGATTAATTTGAAGATATAAAGATGATAATTTTAATTTAGAAGATAAAAAAATTTTAAAACCAATAATTGTTGATATTTTTGATTTTGAAAATAATTTTATTAAAACTTTTAATTGTGCTAAAGATGTTTGTGATTATTATAATATAACAAGTTCATCTACATCTAATGTATTATCTGGAAAAACTAAATATTGTAAAACTAAAGATGGACAGAAAATAATAATTAAATATAAAATTTTTAATTAATGAAAAAAGAAACAATAAATACTTTTTCTGAAGGATTAAATTACGATATTAATCCAATTATGATGCCTTCTAATACATTAACTGATTGTATAAATGGAACTTTCATAACTTTTAATTCAGATGAAATGGCATTACAAAATGATGCTGGAAATACAAAGATTAAAGCACCAGATTGGACAGAAGAAACTCCAAAATATATATCTTTAACAGATGGATTTTATCCAATTGGAATAAGAGAATTTGGTGGAGTATTATATATTGTATCTGCTAATAAAAATACTAATCAAGTAGAGTTTGGAAGTTATCCATGTCCACAAATATTAACAGAAGAATCAGTAGGAAATGGAATTCAGTTTACATTTAATGATCCAACAAAATATTCATTATTTACTTCTAATGTTTTAAATAATTATATATTTAAAGCTGGAGAATATACTGTATTTGAAGGAGTTGATTTAGATTTATCAAATGTAACTCGCTATCATTACTCAGGAAATTTACGAATTTCATCAGATTTAAGAATATATAATGTCAAACTATACCTTCAATTAACTAATGGATTTATTGACCTTACAACGGATGTATGAAATGAATATGCACGTTTTAAAGGTGGAACATTAACTGACCAATTTTGGTTTGATGATCCAACTTTCAAATATTATTGTAAAAATAACTTTAAAGGTAAATTAGTTTTATCTGTTGAACTTGAAGATTTACCTTTATTTCATTTAAATTATTATAATTTAGATCAAATAGATGGACAAGGTTATCAAGCTACATTTAATATTTCTGTTGATAATCAAACTACTTGAAATATTACACATTTACGAATAAACTATTCATTAGATGGTTGAGCTACAAGAACATGAACTGATATTATATTAGGTTCACCTACAGATGATTATATAATTACTATTCCATTTTCTGAAGAAGGAAATATATTAGAATTTAGTATAACTCCTGTATTTAATAATCCTGGAACTACTGATGATGTAACAGATGAATTACCAACAATATACTTAAATAAATATACTCTCTCAGGTTCTGAATTACTAACTAATGTTTTTAATTATGATTCCAATGATTATGAAGGATATGATTATTACTAAACACAAAAAAAATATAAAAATATGTTACTAGAAGCAATAAAAACAGCTGTAAAAAATTATATTCCAGTAGCTGGGAATAAAATAAAGAGAGGTGATCATGTGAATGCAAATGATGAAATGATTTCAGCATTATATTATTCAGATTGAGGAATACCTAAACCTTTTTTCTCAAGTACGTTACCACCAGAGGGATATGTGTGATGTAATGTTCCAGGTCAAACAGTTAATGTAGCAGATTGTCATCCTTCATTTGTTTCTACAATGGGACCTATGTTTCTAGTTTATGGAGGAGATGGAGTTACAACTATAGGTATTCCTTATATTAAACCTGGATCATCATTAATTCAAGCAGGAATTCCTCCATTATATGCATATGCAACTCTTGAATTAGGTGCTTCAGCAGGTGAATTTTCACATCAATTAGATCTTACTGAATCACCAGTACATAATCATCCAAATGGTATTGCGGATGATAATGGTTCTTTCTTTGTATATAATAAAGTAACTACAGGAATGCCTGGTAATGCTACAAATACAATAGTTGGTGAAAATAATGCACGTACTTATCAAGGTCTTACAGGTAACGCTGGTGGAGATAGTGGAGTAACAATGCCTCATAATAATATGCCTCCTTACTTTGTAGTTAATTATATACTAAGAATAAAATAAAATGGCATTACCAATAATAAATTTATCAATAACTAATTCTATATACGGGATTCCTGAATCAGGAACCCTGTTATATGAATATGCTCCTTTTTATAATTTATTGAATCCTAGTGCAACTGTACCTGAAAAATCTCTTTTACCGTTAAGATTAGATGCTGATGTAGCAAAAGTAAATATTGATCATCCTATAGCGATTACTACTGAAGTATCTTATGATGATTCAGTAAATATAATAGTTACGGATGATGTTAATCCTCCTAAAATCATAAATTCTAGATTCTATTTGACAAGTTCAACTGAATATAAAATTGCAGATAGACATGGTAACTTAGACACAAATATTTATTCAGCTGACAATTTTAAAATTGAAGCAAGTTTAATAAAGAATACTAATAAAATTACTACTATTGATTTTTTAGGAATTAAAGATGGTGGTAATATGAAAGTTGGAAATTATACTTTTTATTTTAAATTAGCAGATTATGATGGAAATGAATCAGATTTTATTGCTGAATCAGGAAAAGTAATATGTCACATAGGAACAGTAAATTCACCTAAATCAATAAGAGGAGGTCAATTAGATGAGAATAGTAATAAAGTTATTAAATTTAGATTAAACAATTTAGATTTAGCTTATGATTACATTAATATATATTATACAAGATCTACAGGTGATGGAGATTCTGAAATAGTTAAAACATATTTTATTGAAGACAAATTTAAAATTGTAAACAATAATACTGAAATTTCTATTACAGGTTATGAAAATCATACTGAAATTACAACAGATAGTATTAATATTAAATATGCAAATTTTGATTCAGTAAAAACATTGGCAACTTGTCAAAATATTTGTTTTGCTGGAAATATTACAAATAATTATGAAGTATTTAAAACATTAGAAAAGTATAGTTTATATGCTATACCTACTCCTATGTATGATACTAATGGCATTGGATATTTAGATGAAAATTATAATGAAAGATATCCATTTATAGGAAATGAATATTTTAATGCAAATAATATATATTATAAATTAGGATATTGAGATGAAGAAGTTTATCGATTAGGAATAGTTTATATTATGAATGATTATACATTATCTCCAGTATTTAATATTAGAGGTAAAAAAGTTATTAATGAAAATACAATATATTCATATCTTCCTAAAATTGGAGATGATATTAATTATGGAGATGATTATTTAATCGAAGGTACTGATGAAAATGTAAAAGGTGTATTCAAAATAGATATGACTGAAAAGTCAATGATGAATGGAACTTTATCAATTAAACCAATTGGTTTAAAAGTATCATTTCAAAATGATGAACTTGGAAATAGTGTATTAGAAGGATCTGATATAATTGATGGTTTAAAAGACATAACTAAAGGATTTTTTATTGTTAGACAAAAAAGAATTCCTACTATATTAGCTCAGGCTGTAGGTATATCTACATCAACAAAAGCATACACTCCAACTTTAAAAATTGTAAATAACAATTATAAAGAAGATATTAATGATGCTCATTTTGGACAATCTTTCTTAACTACAACTAATAGTCCTACAAATAATTCAGGTAAACCTAAATTAGGAACAAGTTTATTTAAAGTAGATGATATTAATCATAATGCATTACTTTGTCCAGAAGCTACTTTAAAAGTAAATACATTTAATTCATTTTTTAATTCATCTGAATTCTTATTAAGAACTACTAAGTATACTCGTTCTAATAAATCATTTATAAATAATTCCAAAGATTATTTAAATTTAATATTAGAAAATACTATTCCAAAAGTATCAGATGTTACAGAAATTAATACCCCAATTACTTTAATTGAACCAGGTATTGAATTAATTAAAAATAGTAAATTCTCATTTAGTTCACAAGCAGGTAATGATATTGATGTTTCTAAATATGCAGATCCTAAATATGGAGCATATGAAGATTTAGAAAATACAGTTACTGATGATAATGTAAATTATACATCTACTAAAGTTAGAGGTATATTTAATACTTATTTAGCAACTGAATCAGATGCTATTGTTGATGGTGAATACTATAATATTTTTCAAAAAGATTATAATTTTAATGTAAGTTGAAAAGATTACTTTAAAATAAGATATAATAATTCTTCTCCATTTTTTCCTATTACTGATAGAATTGAATGAAGTAAATTATCTGGAACTGACTCAAAATATATTAATAATATTTTTAGAGGTGATTGTTATATAAATACAGTAACTCAAAGAATGACTTGAAATTTTACTGATGGTGAAGTTCCAACTAATAAAAAAATTATAGATCCTTGAACTTGATATAAAAATTTTAGAGTTATTAATAAAGCTTCTACAATTGTTAAGTCAGGTGGAACAGATGGAACACTTACAACTGAATCATTATCGTATAGAAAACTTTTACCCGTTTTTACTTATAGAGGAAACTTTGTTGCATCATTCTCAGGAGAAACTAGTGATGGAGAACCTGGAAATAATTCAATAATTGAAGCTGATGGTAAGAAGTTCAAAAAGTATTCTGAAATTAATGGATTATTTGGATCACAGAAGATTAATAAACCTGATGTTAATGCAGTTCCTTTAGGTTATTGAGTTACAATTAAAGTTTGCAGTAATACTAATTTAGCAATGAGAGATGTAGATTTTTCAAATCCAATGGAAGAAGCTGTTCATAAAAAGAAAAGAGGATTCTATCCTTATCATTCAATTGATATGCAAGATAGTTTACCTGAATCTCATATAATTAATGGAGGTATTAGTAAATCATTAGGAGATAAAAATTATTTTGAAATCCCTGATGTTCCTTTTATCAAAACTTCATTTACAAATAGAATCAATTATTCAAATAAATTACAACAATCATCATTTGTAAATGGAACTCGTATATTCGAATCTCCAAATTATCAAGATTATACTCTTGAACATGGTGAACTTGTAAAATTAGAGGAATGATATGGAACACTTATTGCTGTTATGGAACATGGAGTATTAATGATTCCTGTAAACGAAAGAGCAATGATGACAAATGCACAAGGAGATAATGTATACATTAATACTGATACAGTACTTCCTAAAAATCCTAAAGTATTATCAAATACATTTGGATCTATGTGAGCAGATTCTATAATTAAAACATCTAAGTTTATTTACGGTATTGATACTGTTGCTAAAAAGATTTGGAGAACTAATGGACAACAATTTGAAGTTATATCTGATTTGAAAATTCAAAAATTCTTAAATGATCATATTAATTTAAAAGAATCTGATTATGATAATAGTATAAATGTAAATTTTGTAAAATCACATTATAACGCATTTAAACAAGATGTTATGTTTGTGTTTAAATATAATAATGTATCTTGACATTTATGTCATAGTGAACTTACAAACAAATGGGTTACTCAATATACATGGTTTCCAGAATTTTCAGAAAATATAAATAATATTTTTTATACCTTTGCAAATACAGAGAAGCATGAAAATGCATCTAATTACTTGTATAAACACGGATTTGCGGGATTCGAAGAAGAGCAAGGAACAATTCTTCCAACTTATTGGTATGATGCCCAATATCCATTCGAATTTGAATTTGTTGCTAATGGAATTCCTGGAGTTCAGAAAATATTTAATAACTTAAAAATTATATCTAATTTAGCAGAACCCAACTCATTTTATTATGAAGTTGTTGGCGAAGGATTTGATTGGAATAAAGATAAAGATTTAATATTAAAATTAAATAACATCACAATAAATAATGTTAATGGAGTTAATTTAACTGGAATCACAGATTTAGATGAACGCTATAGACTTTATTTAATTGCAAAACCTTTAACACCAAAACTTCCTTATATTATTACACAAAAAGATAGTAATTCTAATAGTGAATATTTTGATATTAATTTACCAAATTCATTTTATGGAAATTTAATACGTACTAAAGATATAAGTATTAAAGAACATAATAAAACTAAAGAAAAATTAGTTAACAGTTATCAACAAGGTTTAAACCTTAAACAATTTGGTAGAGTAAAAGGTAATATGCAATATATGGAAGATTCTTGAGATATTCAAATTCAACCAATTAATTTTACTTATGCTTATGTTAAAAATAATGAATTATTATTTACTAAAGCAAATGAAATGAAAATTAGAGATAAATATATTAAAATACGAGTAAAATATGATGGTACACAATATGCAGTCATTAATGCTCTAAGAACATTATTCACTATAAGTTATGCCTAAAGAATTAATTAAAAAATATCAAACACCATCTGGATCTTTACAACAATTAAGTTCTAAGAATTCATATTTATCTACAAATAGTCTAGATATAAATAAAATTATAAAAGGACTTAATAAAAACTTAGGTATGAATGCAAATGGATCTACTATTAAATCAGGTTCAACACAAATCCCAGGAGCAGCACCCGCTGCTTCTGTAGGATCTGAAATACTTGGAGAAGCTCCACAACTATTAGAAACTGGATTACAAGCAGCAGGTTTAAAACGTGCTGAAACTGGCTCAGATTTAGAAGAGGGTACAATGGGACTTATGGATAAAGGAGCTGGTATGATGCTTAAATCTGGTAATCCTGCATTAATGGGAATCGGAGCTGGTCTTACTGCTCTTACAACATTAAATAAATTTGCAGGAACTACAGCTAAAAAGCAAGGTACTACTGGATTAGATACTGGAGCATATTCATTTAATATGAATACTAATGCTGGAAAGAAACAGACTTTATTAGGTACTTGAGCTGGTAAAACTAGAAATGCTAACAATTTGACTAAATATGATGATAAACAGAATTTACTTGCGGGTAATTCTATGTTTCAAAGTAAACAGAATATGTTAGCTTCTGCGAATTCATTTGGAGACATCGCTACCAAAAATCAACAGAAATTGTTTGGAGGTATAACAACTAATATATTAGCTGCAAAACGCGGAAGTAAACTACAAATGACTAATATTAAAAATCGGGTTAATTATTCTTTAAGAGTTAAACCGATCATAGAAGTAATTGAAGTTCCTGAAATAGATGTATTTGAAGATGGTGGTAAATTTAATGTTATACCTGATGGAGCATTACATGCTAGAAAACACGATCTGCCAGAAGAAATTTCAGAACAAGTTACTGATAAAGGTATTCCGGTTGTAACAATGGATGAAGGTGGTGCTATAACTCAACACGCAGAAATTGAACTTAATGAAATCATTTTTAATAAAGATGTTACAGACAAGTTAGAAGAGATGTTTAAACAATATAAAGATGGAGATGAAGACATAGCACTTAAAGCTGGTAAGTTGTTAGTTTATGAGATATTAGAAAATACTCAAGACAATACAGGACTTATAGAAACTGTTGAAGCTTAATCTTTGTAATTAAAAATTTAATCAGTTTATAGATATTATATGGAAAAATTATTATACTTTTGTATAATATCAAAAAATAAAATATGGGTTATAAGAAAGAATCTAAAATATGTGAACATTGTGGAGCTGAATTTCAAGGGATAAAAACTAGAAAATATTGCAGTCAAGAATGTTCACATAATTCTAGAAAATTAAGAAAGATATTAATTTGTGAAGAATGTAATAAAGAGTATGAAGTTCAAGAATATAGAGATTCTAAATTTTGTTCGCATGAATGTAAAGTTAAAAATAAAAGTTCAGATATAATAGCAATACAATGTACTAATTGTGGTTCAAATTTTAATAGAAAAGAACATCTTATTAATTCTACAAATAATTTCTGTTGTAAAAAATGTTCAGAAGAATACACAATAGGTAAAAATCATTATGAATGAAAAGAATGTAATCATATTGAAGGAAGAAAAGACGCATTTAGAAAATGAGGAAAATTAGTAAAAACTCGAGATAATTATACTTGTCAAAATTGTGGTAATTCTGAAAAAACTATACAACATGCTCATCATATTATTCCAAAATCAATTGATAACTCATTAGAATTTGATGAAACTAATGGAATAACTTTGTGTATATATTGTCATTATATTGCTCATGATGGAGATATAAAATCTCAACGATTAATTAATGAATATATAAAAAATTATGAAATATACAATATCAAATCAAATGAATAATATCCAAAGTTTTAAATCGGGTGGTATTCATATTAATCCTGCAAATAAAGGAAAATTTACTGCAACTAAAAAGAAAACTGGAAAATCTACAGAAGAACTTACACATAGTAAAAATCCATTAACGAAGAAACGTGCAATTTTTGCTCAAAATGCAAAAAAATGACATCATGAAAATGGAGGAATTTTAAATAGTATTATCCCTGAGATATTAACCAAATGAAAGAAATAAAAATAGAGATTGGTAATAAAGAATATACGGTTAAACTTGCTGAATCTGATGAAGATCATGATAAAGGATTACAAGGTGTAACTGAATTACCTGAAAACGAAGGAATGTTATTTATATTTAATGAGCCTGATGAGATTTCTTTCTATATGAAAGATACTCATATTCCATTAGATATAATTTTTATAGATGAAGAAATGAACGTTATATCAGTTCATGAAGGAGTACCTGAATCAGAAGACTTAATCACAGAACAAAATGTGATGTATGTGTTAGAATTAAACAAAGATTCTGGAGTTAAAGAAGGTGATGAACTAGAATTCAAACCTGATAATAAACTAAAATCAGATAAAATGCACGTGTTAGATGCAGAAGGAAATTCTCAAATGGAATTAGTTGGTGGTGAAAGAATATTTAGTCGGACACATACTAAAACATTAATTAAGTTTGCGAAAAAAGCTGCAATAACTAATAATGATAATGATTACAAAACATTAGGTAAAAGAATGTTTAAGTTTTTACAGGTACAGTCTGAAACTGATCCTGAATATGTAAAATCCAAAAATTAATAATTAAAATGAAAGTAAAATTTTTACAAGAAGGTGGAGCAGCTCCTGCTCCAGAACAAGGTGCAGCTCCGGCAGCAGCACCTGCAGAAGGTGGACAACAAGGTGGTGGAGCAGAAGAACAAGTTGCTCAAATGGCACAACAAATTGTTCAACAATTAGGACCAGAAGCAGCTGCTATGTTAGCACAAATGATCATGCAAATGCTTCAAGGTGCACAAGGTGAACAAGGTGGAGCTCCAGAAGCACAAGGTCAACCTACTTACCAAAGAAAAGGCGGTAAACTAGTATTCGTGGGCAGAAAATAAGCCTACCTTAAAAGGGAAGCAGTAAAAAACCTGTTTCCCTTTTATTGTTTAATTTAAAAAAATTATAAACATGGCATTAGTAAGAAAATTACAAACGGGAAGTAAAGCTCCTGATCCAAATAATACTCCAAAAGATTATTCTCAGGTAGAAAAGGCATTATACGATAATTTGTATTCGATGTCTTCTAAAGAAGCTAGAAGAGCTAAGCCTGCTTACGATCAAGTAGCTGCTCTTGTAAAAAGTGGAGCTATGGATAAAGCTTTAAAATTTAATCCAGATCAAACATATAGTATTGACACATCTCAACTTCCAGAAGAATTAAAGAAATTCAACTGAACAGGTCATGACGAACCTCTTAGTAAAGATATGTTAGGATTAGGTGTTAAGATTAGAGGTAATGATGCTGATAAAGAATCACTTAGTTCAGCAATGAATGCACTAAGAACACACATAGAGTCAACAAATTCTACTACAACTCCAACAGCGCAAACAGGGTATTCAAAAGAAGTACAAGGTTTAACTAATATTGTATCAAATAAACATTATCATGATGATGTTAATGCACTTGCTACACATTTAAATACTTTCAAAACTAATGATGAAAGAAAAGCTAGAGTATTAGGTTGGGCAAAAGAAGGAGTTGATGATTATTTAAATGATTACACTAAGAATAAAGATTCTTACGATTATAAAGATTACGATAATGCTCAGGCATTAAAACTTGCTTTAAGTGAACCAAATCCTAATTGGGATAAAGTAACTGAGAAAGCATATGCATTAGGTTGGAAAATGAATGATTATTTGATTCCACCAAAAACACAAACTGAATTAGATGCAGAAAAGAAAGCTGCTGATGATGCAGCTGCTTTAACAGCAGCAACTGCTGCAAAAACTGCACCAGTAGTACCAACACCACATAAACCACAAGCATATATTCGTAAAACAACTACAACTTATTTTCATCCAAAAGAAAAACCAACTGCTACAGGTAGTGGTAAAGTTGGAGATATGTTATCTGGAAAAGGATCTACAGCAGATTATTTAGATGCTATTGCATTAGGTGGAGATGTTGTAAGTTTAGGTGGAACCGCTGCCGGACTTGCAGGAGGTTTAACATCAACAGCTGCAACATTAGGTTCAGATATATTACGTGGACATGGATTTGGAGAAACTGCTGGAAATGCTGCATTGAATTTAGGATTTACAGCATTATCATTAATTCCAGGAGCAGCATCTGCTAAACTTGGTTTAAAAGGTGCTAAAACAGGTATTGAAATAGCTAAACTTGCAACTAAAGCTGAAAAGGCTGAACATATTCTTAAAATTGCAAAAACTGCAATTAAAGATGCAGAAGGTGTTGAATTAGTAGGTAAAGAATTATTAAATTTAAATAGAGCTAAAGCTATTGTAAAATCAGCTGAGGGTTTAAGTGAAGTTGAAAAAGTTGCTAAAATTGCTAAATATGGAATTCCAGAAACTAAAGCTTTAGTAAAAGGAGCATTCAAACCAGCATCATCAATAGTATCAAAAGCTGCAAAATTAGCAAAACCTGCATTTTTAGGTTATGGTTTAGTAAATGCTGGAACAGCTGCTAGACAAACTGCACAAGATATAGAAGAAGGTGGATTAGGAAATGTTTCTATTCAAGATGCTAGAGGTTTAGTACATGGTGTGCAAGCTGTTAAAGGTTTATATAATTTAGCACAAGTACACGCTGGAACTACTAAAATTCAAACACAAGAAGCTAGTACGGACTTTAAATTAAAGAATGTACCAGAAGGTGTTGAATCTAAAATTACAATTCCTAAAGGAACTGATCCAGAAGTTGCAATTAATGAACATTTTGATAAAGTAATTGCACCTAAAAAATCAGTATTAGATGCTTTAAATGCAAAAGAAACTCCTGATGAAGGTGCTATTTCTAAACTTAAAGCTGAAATAGAAACTCTTGATGAAGCTAAAAAAGCTGCTAAAATTGATAAAGGTTGGTTAGGTATTAAAGGTAAAGTAGCTAAGGTTACGGGTATGAATGATAACAAAGCTAAATCAGAACGAGTTATAAAAGAAGAATCTGATCCACGTTCTTGATATGGTAAGAAATTCCAAGAAAGTGCTATTAGTAAATTACGTCAAGGTGAACAAAAGAATTTAGAAAAACTTAAAGATCCTAAAGTAAAAGCTATTCTTGGATTAGATAGAGCTAATAAAGCCACTGATTATAAAAGAAAAATAAGTTTAAACAAAGCCTGAAACAAATATAATAAAAATATGGTAGAACATAAAGAAGGTGGAGTTATACAATTCCAACAAGGTGGAGCATTTAAAATGGATTTTTCTGTATTAGATAAAGCTTTAAAAGAAGGTAAACTTAGAAAGGCTGGATTTACTAATGAAACAATCGGAGCTTCTGGTCATACATTTACTAATAATAAAGGTCAATCTATGACATTGCCTGATTCTACAAAACAACCTATTATATCTGCACCTGTTATTAATAAACCAATTGTTCCTACTAAATTAGTTGGTACTATTGCACCTAAAGTTACAGTTGCACCAACAGCTAATACTACATATAAACATCCAGGTTCAGGTAATTATTTACCTTATAGTGATTTAAAAGATGTATCTACATGGCAAACTAAAGATGGAGGGTATACTCCTGAATACACTAATTTTGTTAATGGTCTTGATGAAAATTGGTTAGCTAGAAATAAAGAAGATTTAAATAAATTTATTCAATCTGCTGGAAGTAATGTATCAGTAAAAGATTTAGCACAAGTTAAAGGATTAGCTACTGATAATAAATATGGTCCATATCATAATTATATGACTAATAAATTTAATGAATCTGCTACAAGATTAGAACCTAAAAATAAAGGATTTGATGTTGCCGCAGTAAAACTTCCAACTAATTTATTTGGAAACACAACTACACCAACTACACAATCTGGAACAACAGTTAATAAACAAAGTGAAGGAATTAAATTTCCTAAACTTAATAAAGTTGATTTATTAAATACAGCAATGTATTTAAATACAGTTAGAACTAATAAAGATATTGGAAATGCTCAAAGGAAAGGTGTTGCAGATAGTATGTACACATTACCTTATATGTCAAATACTTATATTAGAGCTGATAGACCACATACTTTAGAAGCTGACAAACAAGCTGCTGCTGTTAACAGTAAAACTGCTAGAATGGCTGCTTCAACTGCTGACATTGATAAAGGATTTAGTGTTAGATTATCTGGAATTAATCAAGGTAATATTTTAAAAGATAAAGCTCAAATGGCAGATACTCAAAGACTTGATCAAATGCGTGGACAACAATTACAAATGAACGCTAATACCGCTAAATATAATACTGAAGTTCTTGGTAAGAATAGAGGTTTAGCCGCTAACGCATTTGGAAAAATCCACGGAATAAATGCGCTTCAAAGTTCAGCTCAGAATACAGCTCTTAATGTTCTATTATTAGCTAATCAGAAAAACGATATAATGAAAAAACAACGTGAAGGTCAAACTGGAATGTTTAATATTTTACAAGATCCTAAATATAAACAATTAGGTGAAGAGTATAATACATTAGCTGATGAAACTAATAATTCATTTAGAAAGAATTATGATACTCAAATGAAAACTCCTGGAATAACTCCTATTGATTGGGAAAAATCATCTGATTATGCTAAATGACAAACTGCTCTTAAAGCTAAAGAATCTCAAATTAAACCATTTAATGAACGTTTAAAAAATATTCAAATGGCTATGATGTACGGACAATCTTTAAAGAAAGGTGGACAAATAGCTAAAAAAGTAGAAGCAGACAGAAAACAATTTTATAAAGTAATTCATAGTGTTAATAATCCTGTGGATAAACATAATATAGATTTGAGTCAAACTGAAACAAATGCTTTAGATTCAGATAAATTATTTTATGAGACAATAGCATCAAACAATAAGAAAGTAAATGCAAAATAATGAAATATAATATAAATAAATTTCAACAAGGGGGTGGGTTTGCAACATTCACCCCCATCATTGAACAACAACCTGTACAAGCAACTTCTTCATCATCTAGTTCATCTAAAGAAAGTAAACATACTATTTCATCTATGTTAGATGATGATGTATTTAAAGATTTAATGGGTAAAGGTTTAGTAAATGATGTTAACGGATTTGTTTCTGAATTAGCTAAAATTGAATCAACTAATTCGGGAAGTATGTATCCATATGCTCAAAGTAATAATAGAGCAATGTCATTAAGATTAGTTGGTAAAATTAATGAACTTAAACAAAGTAAATCTGCTTGAGATGAAGCTGCTAAAACAGCTACTGCTGCAGGAGGTTATGGTGAAGTTGCTGTAAATAATGATATGGTTTATGGTAAAGATGCTAAAGGAAATGTTAGTGCAATTAACGTTAACGAATACGATAAACACAAAGATCAATATAAACTATTATCTGTTGCAGAGTTATTAAATGAAAGACAATATAATCCTAAATTATCAGGACAAAATTCAATATTTGATGTTGCAAATAATGCTATTGGGTTAGATAAAATAAAAACTAATCTTAAAGATTTAATTGCTTCTTTAGGAACAGAAGATACTCATAATGAAAATTTTTATTCTAAAGATCAAGTTAAAGGACAGTATGATATTTTAAAATCACAAGTATCAGTAAAAGGTCCAACAAAAGAACAACAATCTGCTTTAGAAAGTTTAAATCAAATAATTAACACTCCTGGAGATCATTATAAAGTTATTACAGAAAATAGTTCAGAAAGAAATCATATTGATAAAGCTTTAGACTATTTATGAAAAACAATGGATGTTCATGCTCAACAAAAACTAAAAGCAACTGCTATAGTTAATGGTGGTAAAGATCCAAGAGATTTTATATTAGATATGTTGATTACTAATACAACTGCTAAAACATCTTCTGCGATTTCTCCAGAGAAATTACCAGGAGCTACAGAAGAAGCTTCAGCCGCGGCAAAAGGATTAGCTAATGTATCACCTTTTGAATTATTACATAATGGCAAAACTGGTTCAGCTCCAATGCAATGAAATGATATTACAACTAATAAGAAAATGATATTACATGTTACAGGTGCTGCAAGATTAGCTACAGAAGATGGAACTCCATTAGGTATGACTACATTTAAAAATATAATGAATTCTAAAAATGGTTCTCTTGTTGATATGAGTAAGGCTACATTTGGTGATAAAATTATTGGAATGAAAGGCGCTAATGATATTATTTATGATGGTGGAACTGCTGCTAAAGTATATATGCCGTCTAATAATGATGGTACTGTTAATTATAATGCACTTAAACAATTTAATGAAGTTCAATCAGAAATTGAAAAACATAAAAATGATTGGTCTCCTGCTATAATCAATGATTATTACAAACGTCATGGATTTGGATATGTTCAAGTTGGTAATGATTTTGTAGTACGAGAAAACAATAATATAAAACCATTCTTAATAATGTATGGTTATACTGCTGAAGGTGCTTCTGAAGCAGATAATAATTCTGAAGTTAAAGCCTTGGACAGTAAAGAACAAGATACTGTATCAGATGCTTTAAAAACAGTATGAAAAGATAATAAAGTTAAGGCTCCTACTGGTTGAACTGATATGACAACCACTTATTATAAAGGAATGATTGCAGTTCCATATAAACGAGATGCTTCTATATATGCTGCTTCAATTGCAGGTCATATGCAGAATAAACAACAAAACTTAACAGATGCTAGAGTAGATCTGCAAAAATATGAAACTCCACAAGTTAAAGCTGATTTCAGTTTTTTCAATAGTAAATAAACAATAATATGGAAATTACAAAACCAAATGATATATTTTCTGCATTAGTGCAGAAACCAGATTTAAATTTATTCGATTTAGCTAGTTCTAATGTTGTTCCAAGTAATACTCAACTATTACCTATGGACGATTATAAAAAATTAGATAAAGTTCAATCGATGTTTAAAGATGCATCTGGTAAATTCGATGACAAAACCTTCAACGCAGCTTATCAAAAAGCTGCGTCGTTGTATAATGACCTAGGAAATGATAAAGCTTTAGCTAAAGCGTTAGAATATGATCCAACAGATTTTACTGCTCCAAAAGGAGCATTACGTGCAGATGTAGCTCCAGTTATAACTAAGGATTATAATCCGTTTAAACAATTATATAGTAAAACTGGAATAAATAGTATTGATGTATCTGATTTATCTTTAAGAGAATTAGCTCAACAATCAAAAGTATATGATTCTGAATCTAAACAATGATTAGATAAATCAGCTAATGACATGGGTTTAATGGGTTCTTTAGTGGGACCTACAATGGTTTATGCTCAGTGGGATGAAGATGGTGCTGATATAGATCCTATGACAAAAAGACATGTAAATCATAAAAAAGGTGATTGGAAATATGATAAAGATGGAAATCTTTATATTGAAACACTTGGTAAACGTGAAGTATATGGTAAACAAATAGTAAATCCTATGGATTTAATTACTGTTGATGGTTCTAAATTAAATAAAGTAGATTTCTTTGATTCTGATGGTAAAGATAAATCTGTATTTGGGACTACTATGAAACTTGCTACACAAGTTGCACCTTATTTAATTCCTGGAGTTAATGTATATTATGGTGGAATGAAAATGGCATTAGGTTTAGCTACTGTACTTCCAACTTTTTATAAAGCCGCAGAAGCATTATTTACAGGTGATACTGAAAAAGGTAATGAAACATCACTATGGAAAGCAATGAATACTGCACAAGGATATCTTTCTAAATATGATGTTAGAAGTATTTCAGATGCGGGTTCACAATCTATGTGGAATTATGAACAAATGGGAAGTATGGTTGCAGATACTTTTTCACAAATCTATGAACAACGTGCTGCTGGTAGTTTGTCTAATTTATTTTATAAGTCACATGAGACTGAATATTTAGCAAAATTAGCTAATCAAACTGAAGATATTCTTCAAGATGTTGCTATTGGTGATGCTGTAAAAGGTATAACTAGAAGTAAAGAAAACTACGAACGTCTTGCTCAAGTTGCCTACGATAAAATTGGAACACTTGAATCTATAAATCATAAACGATCACAATTAGCTGAAACATTAAACTTAGGTTACATGGCTATGACGCAATCTGCTGATGTTTATGGTGATGCTAAAGCTGGAGGATATGATAATAGAACAGCAGGTTTTGCTGCATTATTAGCCGCATCAGGTCAATATGCTTTAATGAAGAATAATAATTTAGGTCACTGGTTTTTAGATAAATCTACAGGTTATACTGAAGAAGTTAATAAAGCTGGAATTAGAAGTGTTACTCGTGAATTAATGGGTGAAACACAAGAAGCTGTTAATTTACTTGCAACAGATAAAATTGCTGGTAAAAAAGCATTGGGGAATGTATTTTCAAAAGCTAAACAAGGATTTCAAAATTTAATTACACAACCTATTGGAGAAAGTCAATTAGCTGAAAAATTATTTAAAGTATCAATGATTGAAGGTATTGAAGAAGTTTCAGAAGAACTTGCTTCTGATGCAGCTAAAGGTATTGTTGATATTATGAGTGCTTGTGGATTTACTAAGAAACAAGGTTCATTTGGAGGATTTGATAATGTATTTAGTAAATCAGGATTTGAACGTTATGTATCTAACTTAGTTGGAGGTATGGTTGGAGGACCTATGTTTGAATTAGAACATTCAGTTATATCACCTATTTTATCTGGACACGGTATTGAACAAGAAACAAAATATAATGTACTTCAACTTGTAGCTAATGGTCAAGCAGAAGATTTATATAAAGAAATTGATAAACAAAAAAGTAGATTTGGAAGTACTGATTTATCTCCAGTTACAACTAATGTAGATGGTAAACAAATTTATCTAGCTAAAGATGGTGATAGTGGAATGAGTCAAGCTGATGTTATTGCTAATGCTACTAAAGCATATATTCAAAATGCTGATAGAATTTTAAATCTTGAAAACATAAAAGAAGATGATGAATCTGTTATTAGAAAAGCAATTGTTGATGATATTAGAATTGCTGATTTAAAGAAAAACGGAACTGATTCTTTTGTAAAATCAGATTTTACTCAATTAATTGGAGATATTGTAGATCTTACTACTCAATTAGAAAATGTACAAACTGAAAAAGATGATAAAAGTGTAAATAAAAATGAAGTAGGTAAAGGTGATATTCAATCTAAACTTAATGAAAAAAGAAAGTTAGTTGAAGAATTATTAAAAGGTGAAAAGGCTGAATACTATCATAAGTTATCACTATTTACATTAAATAAAAATTTACACGCACCATTTATTTCTTTATCTGTTGACGATTATGTTAAAGATAAATATGATAAAGATTTCTATTCACTTAGTGAATCTGAAAAGAAAACTTATAAAGCAGAATTTGATAATATATTTGATGAAAGTAAAGGTGATTTTAAAAACAAAATGAAATCAATGTTTGATAGATTTTTGGAAATTAATGAAGAGTTCTCACATTCAATTGCAGAGTTTAATGCTGATGGATATGCTAATACTAGAAGTTCATTCTTAGCTAACTTTAGAAATAAAGGTAAAGGTTTAAGTTTAACTGACGCTTATACTAACTGACAATGATTACAACAATTAAATACTGAATTAGATAAGAATGGTTTTAGAACTGCAAGTCTTACATCTGATACTGATATTGATGTTGCTCATTTCTTAAACGATATGAATTTAATTCAAATTGGTTTACCAGAAGAACAAAAAGTTGAAATAATTAACAGACGTGATGCTTTAATCAATCCTAAACTTGAAGAATTAAATAAGTTAGAAGAACAATTATCTACTGTTACAGAACCAGATGAAATTAATACAATAAATGAAAAAATTGCTCCACTTCAAGAAGAAATTAATACTGATATTAATAATGCTGATGTAGAATTAAATCAAAAGAGGGATATTAATACTTTAAGTACTGGAGATAAAGAACATTTATTTGCTATTGTAAATTCATTAGGTCTTCCGTCTACAGAGTTAGATTACGGTATTATACAAAAAGCATTTGATGCTTATAACGGAAGTAAAAATGGACGAGTAAAACAAATCATGGGTGAGAAAGAAACAATTTCTCAATCTGCGGATTTAGCTACAGAAGATGTTCTAATGCAACATTTAGCCAAAGATAGTGAAATTACAACTATTGGGAACATTGGAACAATCCACGTTAATGGATATGAAAAGAAAGCTGTTAATAAAGATTTAATAAAATCTAAATTATTAGTTGAAGCTAATAAAGTATTAGATGAATTATCTAGTGTTACTAATGAAGATGGAATTATTAGTTTTTCTGATGCTGACCAAATTTTAGCAGACTGATTTGACAAAGATACTGATGAAGTTACTCATGATATTGTTACAGCATTAGATACTTATGTTCAAAATAAAGGAACTGATGTAACACTTACTGAAATTCAAGATGTATTCAATTCTACTGTTAAAAGTAAAATGGATCAAATATCTATCAATCAAGGAAATTCAGATCCTAAATTAGAAGAAGTTTATAATGAAGCGCTACATTCTGATGATGATTATTATACTTTTACAAAAGGCAATGATAAGATTTCACCACGTAGATCTTTATTAATTAAATATGCTAATAATGTAATTGCTAGAGGTGAAGATTTAGATAATGAAGCGGTTAAAGAATTAACAGATGCTGCTAATGAAATTAGAGTAAATATTCAAAATAGTTCTCTTTCTGCATTAATTCCTGATTTAGATAATTTTGAATTCGATGAAAATTCAGAATTAGGTAAAGCTTTAATTGATCGTGGATATAAAGACTATTTAAACATTCATGAAATTCTTAAATACAATAAACGTAAAATGAATACGTTTTTGGACAAGTTGAATGAGTTTCAGATAAATCTATGAGGTAAAACAGGTCCTATTTCATTCTTTAAACTATTAAGAGATAATTATGATTTATTTGATAATATTGTAGCACCGTCTCAATTTATTAGAAATAATGTTCAAATTGATCAATTAAATAAAGCTTTATCTACAATAACTGCTGTACGTTCTGTAATTTCAGCAATGACTTCTACAGAAGTAGGATTAGGTGGTGATTTGTATGGTTATAATGTTTCATTAAATATGGCTGCTGAAAAGTTCGAAGAAGTTAGTGGAAAATTTGGATTGGTTGATAGTACGTCAGCTAAGATCATAAATGATGATTTAACTTTCATTTCAGATAAATTAAACTATTTTAAAACTCTTGCAGAAAGAAACTCTGGATCTTTAATTGAAGAACATAATTTAATCAAAACAGCATTAGTTAGTTCTATTTTAAAAAGAATGACTGATGGTTCTGAAATTTCAGCAGGTAAACTAACTGTGAATGGAAGAACTTTAATAAATCAAAATGATCTTGATGCTATTAATAAAATAGTTTTAGCTGAAAGTAAACTTGCTGAATTTGAACATAGAATTTATACTAATTTTCATAATGCTGAAGGAAACTTGACAGACAAATTAGATGAAGTTTTTGCTCCGTTTAAAGGCAATGATAATTCTGAAAATATTATCAAGTCAATTATTGATGGTAAGGATTCTAATCTGACAAAGGATTTGACTCAACTTGAGAAAAAAGATTGATATTTTTATTTACATTCTGTACTGGCTCTTAGTAGTAAAGATTTTTATCTAAACTATAAAAAGTTACTAGAAAATGAAGTATCTTTGTCGGAAGTAAAAGCTCCATTTTTTGTACAACAATTTGTACAAAGACAAGAACAAGCTTATTTTAATGGTAGATTAGGAAAAGATATAATGGCTCATTCTATAGAGTTTGTACAACCTAGTATTTATACTTTAAAGAATTCTATACTTGCTGATGCAAAAGATGCAGGTACTACAATTACTGAAAAAGAAGCCTATAAACAAGCTATTGATCAATCTAGAAGTTTCTCTATTGGATATGTATTTAATGTTCTTGGCTCTGCTGGAACAGGTAAAACTACAATTTTAGGAAACTTTCCTTTAAGAATGATAATTGATTCTAAAGTTCCGAGTGAAAATATTTCTATTCATGCTTTAGCACCAACACCTAAAACACTTACTGGATTAAAAGAGAATTTAAAGAATCAGGTATCTGTTGAAATAAAAGAAGACTTAATTAAAGACTACATTAAAACAATGATTGGTTCTAAGTATGATGAATACATGGAACAATTAAATTTAATAGAACAAGATAAATATGATGATTTAAATCCTGAGATTTTTATAAAAGGTGAAGGAGATGGTGCAGTTGCTATAAATGAAAAATGGTTAGATTCTGTATTCTTAGGTCATAATATTGAAGGTTCTAAAATTGTAATGATTGATGAGATGAGTCAATTATCTACACTTGAATGGCAAATGTTTAATTATCTAGCTAAAAACAATAACTACTATGTTATTGCAATGGGTGATAATTTACAAAATGGAAGTAAAATTGGTACTACATCATTTTCTACACAGAATATATCTACTCCTAGATCTATTAAACTTAAAAGTACAATTAGATCTAAGAATGTACACCATAATGATAATTGTATTCTTATGGAGAATTTTACAGATGCTATTTATAGAGATTCATATTTGAAAGAACCTATTAAATATAGACCTACTTTAGTTTATTATGATAAAACATTTTTAAATGGAGATAAGTTTGTAGATAATCTTACAAAAGCTGATCTTTTAAAATTAGATACTTCTAAAGAAATTGTGTTCTTAACTGATAGTGGTAAATTATCTGATTCAACACAATCTTTAATTACAAGTACTTTAGGTATTCAATCTGCTGACATTAAAGTTTATTCTAAAAATGTACAAGGTGAAGAATTTGATCAAGTAGTAATTCTTGATCCAATTAAAATATCTGATTCTGATTTTGATACTATACGTAGTTTATATACTCTTGTTACTAGATCTAAAATTGGAACTTTAATTGTTGGTTCTAAAACTCTATTAGATAATTTTGGAATTAAAACAGAAATGTCATTAAGTACAGAAGAAAAAGTATTTGATAACGATAGAGCTAAAGATTTCTTAACTAAGAGAATTGATGAATTATCAGATATGACAAAGGATTATAAACAATCTGATCCTATAAAACATAAAGATGTTAAAGTTGTAAATGAGAAATTTAATACCGATTGGAAAGAAACTTCAGACCCTGAAATAATTACTCCAATTTCTACTACTGTTCAAACTAAAGATCCTAGTAATATATTAGGATATTCATTCTTTAATAATATTGGAATTCATGATATTTCTAATAACTTAGATAAAATAATTGGATCTGATATTGATATTGATGACTTAATAAAGAATAGTACTGGAACTGATTTAGGTTCAATTCTTAGATTAGTAAATATATCTGATCAAAGTGTTAGAGATGTTGTTGGCGATTATATTAAATGGAAAAATTTAGTATTATTTTCTACAATTGATAACACAATTTATACTAGACCTGATGATTTTAGATTATTTAATAATGATACTAAACAAAAAGATTTAGTAATAAGAAAACTTAAAAGTGGAGAGTATACTGATCCTTATGGTAAACTAGTAAATAGTAATGCTTTAAAAGGTAAAGATATTTATGTTCTTGGAATGAATGTTGAAATTGGTGGTGCAAATCATTTTATAACTCTTTCAGCATTGCCTGATATTTCAAATCCTGCTGTTAAAGCTAATGTTGATTTCGAAAAACTTTCTAAGTTATATGATTTAGCAAGTAAAGGAGATATTACAGTTGATAGTGCTGATATTAAAACATATATGGGAGTTCAAGTTCCAACTATGAATGATGCTCAAAAAGATGCCTTTAAAAAGGATTCTGCTATAACTGTAAAAGATTTAAAAGCTAAATTTCCAGGAGCTTTCATTAGTGAGATTAAAGTATTTAGAGGTCCAAAATATGATGCACATGGTGTATTACAAAATGGAGATTATCTTAAATATATTAAAAAAACAATGGAAGAATACAGACAAACTCCTTATAATACTCAAGGTAAGAATGAAACTAATGATGAATTCACATTAAGAAACTCGGAAGAATATTACAACCGATATGCTTATAGACCTTATGTTACTATTGAATATGTTAAAGGAAATATTAAATATTCTAAATTAGTTGTATTAAATGCTAAAAGTAGAACTTTAAGTGAAGCTTGAACACAAATAACTACAGCTGATACAGAACTTAAAGCTGATAAGAAATTAAAAAATCAAGAACATCTTGCTGACCATGAAACAGATGTAGATGCTAAATATAAAAAATTAGCATTAATGTCTAAATATACTGGATGGAAAGTATTCTATGATTTCTTAAAATCTGAACAAGTTGCTGGTAAAAACATTGATACTATTATTGATGATATGGTTAATCATATTTCTTGGAAAAATTATTTATCTAAGAATGATTTAGAATCATTTCATATTGTAGAAACTTTAATGGATTTAGGGCGATTTATAAACAATGATGCATCAACTCAAAAAACTTTTGATGATTTATTAGAAAATCCTAAATTAAAATCCATAATCGGAAATAGATTTAGAGATGTTATACCTGTTAAAATTCCAAATCCTTTATATGTTATACATAATATAATGACAGAAGGTAAATCTCAATACGAAGATACTGTAACTAGATTTAATAGTTTTGTTCAAACTTATGACAAACCTATCTATTACAATACTATTATTGATTCTCCTGCTGTTAGTGGTGAATTTGAAGGTAAATTACCAGTATCTACTAATAATAATTATGAAATGCAATATCCTGTTGAACCTAATCAAATTATGTTAAATATGGATAAAATATTAAGTAAGATTGGTGGAAACGAAGTAAATACTAATAATGTAAAAACTGAACCAACATTAGTTGGAGTAGAAATACCAAATCACATATCATTTGATTTTGAAGGTAATACATTTGGAGTTCCACTTGGTAATTTGTTTGACAAAGCAAAAGATGTTGAAAAAAGTAAAGCTGTAGTAAGCAAAATAATAAATGGATTTATTGATCAAAATTATGATGATTTAGATGTTGAAAATGGAGTGTTAAAGATGGACGGATTAAATATAACTAGTGCCCTAAGTTCATTATTTGAATTAGGTCCTGATAAAAATGTTCAACTTAATAAAAACAATTCATTAATCAAAAATCTAGTATTAAGTGGATTAAATGATAATAACCAATACAATTGTAAATTTTAAATAAAAAATGAGTAAATGTTCACAAAATTTTAAAGCAATAATCAAGAAACTGAATGGTGCCAAGGGGATAGAACCCCTTGGTATTTTCGGTTCTGATTTAGTAGATAATGAAAAATTAAATGAAGAAATATCTGCTGCGTCAGATTTTATATTAAAGGGAATAGAAGAATCTCCTGAAGCACGGGTGTATGATTTCAATTCGTTATATTTATCAATGTCAAAGTTAAACAAACCTAACTTAACTTCTGATAATATTAATGAGATTATATCTCAAGTTAGATATGGACTATCTAAAACATCTGGATCGTTATCAACTAATCCAACTTTAATAGATGCTTCAAATATAGCAAAACTATTAAAACATGATAAATCACTTGAAAATTTTTTAGATTCTGAATTAGAGTACGCTATGTATGCTGTTTCATTCGTTAATAACGATAACAGGGATAACGGATTTAATAACTTTGTAGTATCTGATTTAGCATTGGAACATAATATCTTTGTTTATAAGAATGATATTTGAAAATATCTAACTAAAGTTTCAGGAGTAACTGAAGTAAAAGATTCTAATCTGTATAATACAGATAAAGATTCTACTGGATCTCGTGCATTTAGATTGAATCCTGATTTATTTTTTCCAGATACAGATGGTAAAACACCATATTCTAAAGTATTAGAATCAGTAACAACTAAATTTGAAGCTTTAGATAAATATAGTATTGATACTAAAGGTATTTCAACTACATCAGGATATATAAGAATGTTGATTCTTACAAATTTTGATAAATTAATGTCAGAAAAACATGGAGATGTAATAAATGTAAATCCGGATGGGATGAATACATATGCACCTCCTTCTAATAGTGAATTTAAATATACATTAAAATTTAAAGGAGCATCTACTTCAACATGAGCTTCTGATTCAATAGAAGGAACTGATGTATCACATCATACTTCAAGTTTATTTAAATTACTTTCTAATATCATCCCATTCAAACAACACAATGTAATTGAAGAATCTGAAGAATCAAATGGAGATAAAACTTCAGGATATTTATTTGGAAATAATCGTATTACATTAGGAACAACTAGTGTTAATGTTATTGGAGCAGTAATGAATTCATTACCTCAAGACTTAACACTTAATATTAAAGGTTCAAAACTAACAGTTGATGAAGCATTTGAAAGACATGAACGTGATAATAACGATATACCATTCAGAACAATATTAAAAGCTTTAGTAAATGAATCTGATAAATATGATGATTTAAGTATCATTAAAAATTATATGTATAGTATTCATGATTTCTTATATCATAGAGATACTGGAGTTGTGGGATTATTTAATGAATGGAAAGCAACTAATATCGGTATATCTGATAAACCAATTGATATTGAACAAATATTAATTCACGCTATAAGAAATACAGTTAAAAATACATATAGATCGGAAGATGTAGAAGGAAATGGTACAACTGTTGACAATCTACATATGGATACTAAAGTAGGTGTGGATTTCAAACAACTTGTAAATAATACAGTTTCTTATAAGCAAAAACTTAAAACAGATTCTACTATATTTAGAGATGCTGATTTTTCTACTTATGGTGGAGTATTTGCATTTATTGATAAATATGCTGATATACAGTTATCTAAAGAAAGTAAAGAATCATTTTTAGGTTCTACTAAATCTGAATCAGATCCATTAACAGCTAATACTAGAAAATCATTAGAAAATCTTTTAATGAAAGATATTAAAGTTATGAATGAAGATGTCTCTTTAGCTGATAGAGTATTAACTAATGATGAAATTATAGCTAAACTACAAGAAGATAATGTATCTAAAGAATTTGACTTTAAAAAGTTATTTAAATTAAGACATCAAGAAGAAAAATATAACGTTGTAACACAAGTTAAAAGTTCGGAAGGTGATTCATGACCAACTATGTCAATTGCTTATGTTGGAGCATTAACTGGAAGATTATTAGCTAAAGCAAATGCTAATACTTTCTTTAAACAAAATCCTAATCTAATAAAAGGTACTGCTATTATAAGTGAAGTAGTTGGTAAAAATGAAGCTAAATCAATTGATGAATTAAATTCAAAAGATTTATTTAAACTTGCATTTACTAGAAATTTCTTAATGTCAAGTATTAATGAAGATAGAATGTTTATTCAACCTTGGAATTTTTCTGATAAAGGTAAGATATTAGCTTTAGAAATTAATTCAAATGTTACAGATAACTTAGGTGGAACACTAGCTAAATTATCAAGTGATGAATTAAAATCTCACTTTAAACAAAATCAATTACAATATTATACATCAGTTATAAATAATATTCATGCTGATTTATTATTGATTGATAATTCATCTTCATTATCTACAGTACGTGATCCTAAAGATAAAATTAGTCAAATTGAAGAATTCTTTGAAAAAAATACTAGTGTTAAAGCTATTGAAAAATTAACAAGATCTTATACACATAATCATAGTAATGATGATAATTTTAGAAATCCTGAAATAGTTAGAGATTTACATTATTCTGAATATTCAGTTGATGGTAAAAAGGCTTTGAAAATTAATCAAGCTCTTAAAACTAATTTCATGATATTTAATGATCAATCATTATTTAATGAATGGAGTAAAAATATGGAAGGAAGTTTAGCTTCTTGAACATTAGAAAATACACATATTTCTCCAAAAGAAATCAAATTAAATACTAAATTCGAAGGAACTTATCATGTTAAATCTGAACACATTGCTGAACAAATAGCTAAACATTTTAATATAGATGTTGATGATATTTTTGATTATAATATGGAAGATGGTAAAAGAATATCAGTTAGTAATCTTAAATTGAATAATGCTGATGGTACTGAACTATCTGAATTAGGTAGAAAATATATGTGGTCTAGAAATTTAATATTAAGTCAATATGAAAATCTTTCTACTAAAGGTGCATATATTCACCCATTTAAAAAGAGTTTTATTGAAATCAATACTAAAGAATCAGGATGATTTAATGATTGGAGATTAGAAGAAAAAGAAAGAACTACAGGTTTTACAAAACGTATGGTAATTACTGGAGCTAGTATGACAATATTTAATAAAGGTCCTCAAGGAATTGAACCTCAAATTAAATTAGCAATATTTAAAGATCCAGAAGCTCAAGTATTTAATCAAGTTGGTGCATCAGATGATCAAAAAGTATTTGATGGTGGTATTCCTGCTAACCCTTTCTTTGTTGCTCAATCTATATCTGCTCAACCTGGTAAAGGTTTAAACGGAACTCAAAAACCAATTGGTACTTCTATTCACAATGGACATAGTACTTTTTTGAAATGTGCTACATTTGGAATGACTAATGAAAATATTAGAACTAGTATCAATTCTCCTTATAATCAAAGAGAATGGATGAAGAAAATGAATCATTTTGATATATTCAAAGATTCTGATCATGATAATATATTTACATCTCTTACAGGAGAAGCTTTAAGTATTGATCTTGATAATTTATATATTCCAATTAACGGAGAATTTAGACAAGTTATTTCTATTAAAAAAGCTGATGGTAAAGGTAAAACAAGTTATGAATTAAGTTACGCTAATGCAAATGGAGATATTGAAATTCAACCATTAAAAATTAAAAACTTATTTGATTTATGAGAAGCCTTTGGTGGAGCATTTTCATCTAAAAAGATTACTAAACTTTTAAATGGTAGAACGATTGAAAAAATTGTTCAAACTGAACAATCAATTCAAATAGTAAATGAAATCATTAAAAAGCATGCTTTAAATGGAGGATTGAAATTAAAAGATAAAATGATTGCAATGTTTTTACCTGAATCTGCTGTTAAAAATGGTGCAACTAATATCAATCATACTGATGTTTTACATCATACTAATAAGTCAAAACCTAATTGGTTTAACTTTGATACATCATTTTTTGGAATTCAATTAGATGCTGGTCACACTTCTGATGAATCATCTGTATCTGAAATTACACAAGTACTTTCTGCTGCATCTGAAAACAATGCAGCTCCTGAGTTATTTAATGATTTATATAATGGAATTGGATCAATAATTGATAATACTTTAAAACAATTCCAAAAGTTAGGTGGAGAAGATAAACTGAAACAACTGACTAAATTATTTGTAAAAAGTTTAGAGAATAGTTCACAAATAAATAACAGTAAAATTATTGTTGATTCTTTATATAAAAATGTTGAAGCTACTTTAAATCCTGCTGATTCTGATTTTATACCTTATGGTAATAAAACAATTTATAAACAATTTGTTTCATCAATAATTTCTAAAATAAATACGGATTATATTCGTCGTAAATTTAGGGGTGCTGCGATGGTTTTAAATCCATCTCAGGGCATTATGAAGATTTATGAGAACAATGTTGGCAAGACATATATAATGGATGATATCCTTAGTAAATTTGATAAACTTTCTGATGAACTTAAAGCATCATTTGTTCCAATTGGTGATACTGAATATGATAAATTAAAATCTAAGATTGATCATGTTTTAAATTTTTCTGATGAATTCAAACCTAAACCTGTATTATTAAATGAAATCAATCCTTTAGATACAATACGAATTATTTTTACAGATAATAATGCTGTTGAAATTGGAGGAGTTGAATATAATAAATCTAACAATATAATTAATCTTGATAGAATTGAAAATTATTATAACTTTAAGAATTTATTTGAAAATAGTCAATATGAATTTGAAAAAATATATGGACTTACTAGAGATTTAAAACCTGTTGAAATTACTTATAATGTTAATGGACTACGTCAAAACTCATTTGATTTAGAAGCAGTTCAACTTAAATGAAATTTTGAACAAGCTATAAAGGTTTGGAAGAAAACTGGAGTATTTGCTCCACATCCACAAGTATTGAATTTCATTGATTATTTATCAAAGAATGATGAACGTTTTAAATCAATACATAGTATGATGCCATTAGATACTCATGAAACTCATAAAGATTACATGAGAGATTATTATGAATTTATTGGTAAATATTTGCAAAAATGAGTTAATAGATCATATACTTTATTAGAAAAAGGTGTTATTTTTAAAAGAACATCTGACGCTACAACAGCTAATCCTTTTGATGAAATATTTAAATATAAATCAGGTGGTTCTGAAAAGAATGATACATTTGCTTATGGTATTGATCCAGAAGCTGAATATCTTAGTACAGATATAATTAGTGATTATGTACATAAACATGCTGAAAATATTATTCCTAAAGTTTATCAATCTGAATTTTCATTAGAAGAATTTAAACATGCTGATATAACTCCGAATTTCTTTGGAAATATTATCAATAATGCATTAAATGTTCCTAGAAAATTAGAACGTGATGTATTTTTATCTGACTCAAAGACTGGAAAGAAATTAGGTATTATTATAAATTCTGATAATAGATATACAATTGACAATGATGTTTTAAAAAGAAAAGATACTCAAATTGGAGAATCATTTTTTGTTAACGAATCTACTGAAAATTTTAATGGAAAGGATGTAAGAGTTCGTAAAGATATGCAAGGTAAAAAGATGTATAATCTTCCAGAAGGTAGTAAATTATTTAAAGATAAATCAAATAATGAAATGTTAGTTGTTAATTCTTTAGAAGATTTAAAATCATTTATTAGTGGTAGTAAAAACAAATTTGATCTAATTGATGTAAATGATTTTATGAACATTAATAAAAATATTGTATCTGATGATAATCTTGATTCTTTATTAGATGTATATAAACTTTTAGTTGATAATACAAATGATGCTGCATCAAGAACTTATTTGAAAAATAAACAAAAGTATTATCTTGAAATGAAAAATGCTGCTAAAACAGCAGGTTTATCTCAAGATTCTAAAACAAAAGATATTAGTAGTTATCTTTGAGATACTGGTGGATATCGTGATAAATTAAGAGAAAGTAGAGCTAAAGACAGTTATGTGTTTAACTTGAAAAATACTATGTTTAATTCATGGAAAATGTCTAATCTATCATTAAGTGCTCGTATTCCTGCACAAGCTTATCAATCATTTATGTCTATGAATACTGTAGCATATACTCAAGAACACTTGAATAATGCATTTGTATCTCACTGACAATTATGGTTACAAGGTTCTGACTTTGATATTGATAAAGTTTATATGATGATGTATGATTATAGAAATGGTTCTTTTGAAAAATGATCACCATTCTTTGATTTCTCATCTGATGATAACGTTAGAGATTCTTTAAGACTTCCTGCACCTAATGGAAAGGAATATACTAGAGGAAAGTTTGAAGGCGAAACATTTGTTATTCCTACAACCATGAATCCATTTAGATTAAAAGAAAGAGCTGATATTTATAACTATTTGAAAGATCATCCTGAAATTAAATATATTGATAGTGAAAATGATTTAATTGCTGATAAATTTATTAAACAATTATCTAAACATAATAAATACAATAATGAAAATGGATTTAAAAACTTTGTAGTTAATAAGTTAATTGCATTAAGTACTAGTCCTAGAAATCAAGTTGCATCTTATTCTCCAATCTCATTTGGTAAGTATACAGAAATTGGTAAGAAAATTGATGGTTCTTATGCTTTAAGTAATTATGATGGTCATACAACATTCTTACAACAAGAACAAAATGCTGTAGGTAAAAAAGTAATTGGAGCTGCTGCTACAGGACTTAAAGATTATTTTGCTTTAGTTACATATTATTCTAATTATTATAATGGTGAAGTAACATCAGAAGATAATGAATTCTTTAGTAGAAACTTTCATATTTTAGGTAAGAACTACAATCTTAAAAAGATTGGAGGATTAAACTTAACAGAAAAAGCAACTAAAACTTTAGAAGATATTGTATATAAAAATCTTAAAGAAGTTAATCTAACTAAGAAAGATGGATCTTTATTTAACGATGAAGAGAAATTAGAGTTATCTAAAGTTCTTGATGAAAATGATCCGGCTTTAAATATATCTGCTTTATTATCTCTTGCAACTGATAATGCTAAAGAGTTAATGTTAGCTAAAATTAATGCTGGTATAGATTTTGCTTCAATGCATATTTATATGTTAGTATTAGGAATGGATGAAGCACTTATTGGTAAATTTATGACTAGTGATGATGCGTTAAAAATTAAAGCTGCTTTACAAGAAGACTTCTTTAAATCTGGTAAAAGTTCATCAATTGATGCACAATTAGGAAAACTTAATCCTGCTAAAGCTGGAATTAATAAAGCTTATTTTGATGAGTTTATTAAAATTTATAACTATTCTAAAGAACTTAAAACTTTGGGTGGATTACTATCTGCTAATCAAGGTATTAAAGCTTCTGAAATTGATATATATAATATTGTTAGAAAAATTAATTCAGTTGTTACATCTCAACAAAATACAATATTTGAAGAAGTTAAAACGGATTTAAATAATGTTAAAAAACAATGAAATGAAGCATCTTCATCTGAACAAACTTTAATACTTAAAGAATTTAATAAAACTTTATTACCTGAGTTAGTTAGAATAATTAAAACTGACAAACCTCATTTATCAGAAGGTTATATTAAAGGAAGATTATCTGATGCTGTATTAGCTGGAATTGTATTTGGTGGAGTTGATATCAATCGTTATTACGAAAGTATGGATCATCCTATTACAACAGAACCAAGATATTTTGAAGCTGTTACAGGTTATTATAATTTATTGAAATATACATTCAATGTATTAGATGTTGTAAATAAGTTACCTCACTTTAATGGAATGTTGAAATCATTTAATTATAGTGAAAAAACAATGAGAACTGATATTAATAAATATGCTTTCGTTACTGATTTTACTCATGCTTTAGTTGATATAGGTAGAGATAATGGTGAATTAGACCATAAAGATATTGTTAAACAAACAAGAGCAATGTCAAATATCGATAATTCTGTACAACTTAGAGAAAAAGTACTATCTGGAGCAGGTGATGCTTATGATAATTATGTATCACAAGAATGGCTTAAAAATTTAAATTTACAATTAGACATTGTTCAAATCATGAAATACTTAAATATAAAAGAGATGAATATACTCGATCCTGATAAACAAAGGATTAGTACTTCTGAAATTAAATTAAGTACAGATCCTGATACTAAAGAAGAATCTTTAAATACTCCTTATAGAATTATTGATCTTGGAACTGAATTTGGATTAGCACAATACAAATATATTATGGAGAATTATTTAATTAATTCACTTAAATCTAAATTTAAGAGTAATAACTTCTTAAAAGATTATAAGTTTGGAAACAATAAAATATTCAATATGCAACGTCAGATTAAATTCTATGATGATAAATCAAATCATAAAATAATGACTAAGATTCAACATGGTCTCAATTTATTTAATGAAAATCGTGATGATAAATATAATTTAAATATCAAAGTATCTCAGACTGATCCTGGATCAAATAAGTACAATTCTGAGAATATTAGAGCTTTAGATTTACTATATTTGTATAATCATTTAGTCAACGAAGGACGATTTGGTGGAAATAGAGCAACTATATTTTTCTCACAAGATATGGAAAATCCTAACACTTTCTCAAGAAAATTCGTAGAATTCCAAAGGATGATGGACTTAGATAAAAATCTAATCCCAAAATTAATGGATAGAATTAAAACTGATAAAGATTTTAGACATGTATTATATTTACAGATATTTGGAAAGAGAGATTTAGAACAAAAATCTGTAGCTAGATCTCAAGATATGTCTGATATTGAAAATCCAGTTGATATTGTTGATTCTGTTAAGAATAGATATTATACTTTATTAGACTCTTTAGATGAATCTGAAATTGCTAGTGAGGAAAGAAAGAATTTAGAAAAACAAATTTTAAATAGTCTAACATCTATAAATGGTGTATTAGAAACTAAATGTAATAAATAATGAGTTGTGAAATAATACTTAACGTTGGAGGTAAGAAATATAATTTAGGTTCAGTTGAAAAACCTGTTACTGATATTAATGAAATTAAAAAATTATTATCAGGTAGAAGTTTGGATGAACTTAAATCAATTATGGAAATGCTTCCACAATTTGATTCAATTGAGAATATTGAACTTACAAACATTAATGAAAATTCCGTGGGGCTTTACAGCCCTGCGGAGTTGATTAAAGATAAGAATGTAATTAAATTAATGCAAGGACTTAATATTCCTAAACCATCATGGACCTCTAAAATGGTTATTGCTGGAATTGCAAATGAAAACGTAAAAACTCAATTTCATAAAGGTCATATATTTTTAAATCTAAATTATGCTTATGATGAACAAAATAAGATAATGGCTTTAACTGAGTTGGCATTAAATTTATACGATAATGATAATTACATTAAAAACTCTGAAACTCTTAGAACTGGTACTGATGCACAAAGAACTGAGATATTAAATAATATAATTAATCCAGGATTTGGAGATAAATCTAAATTACTTAGTAAATTATTATTTGTTTATAATGAAGCATCTTATAAAAATACTATAGATGTTAACGGTGTATCAGATTTAATAAATACAAGAGATTCAGCTTACACTATAAAATCTAACTTTGAAACTAAAGTATTAAAAGAAAATCGTGATTATTATTATCAACCTGCTGAAAAAACTCTAATTAAAAATCTTAGACAAGGTGATTTAATTGGAGTTAAATTTGGAGATAAAACTATTTATGAAATCTTTTTTGATTATAAAGTAGATACTGATGGTAATAAAGTTATTACTACAATTTCAGGTGGGGATGGATTAACAACACGTAAATCATTACTTAAATCAGATTATATATATTCTAGAAAAGTTGATGATACTACAATTAAACCTGTATACAAATCAAGTAAAACTGAATCTGAATTATCTATAAATAAATTTAGTAAAGTTAAGTGAGGTACTATGCTTGATTTAATTAAATCTGGTAGAGTTAAAGTAAAAGTTGGAAGAAGTAAAACGTATAGAGAAATTTCTGAAATAAATGGTTCTATGTTAACTGTTAATGGAGAACAAGTTCCAGTAAGTGATATTAAAAACTTTTCAATCGGAACAGATGTTGATACAAATACATTTAAAAGTCATACGATTTCAGAAATTGAAAATAATGATGCTTGACAACCTGTACAATTTGGAGTAATGAATGGTGCACACGTTCTTGTTAAAGAAGATGATAAACTTGTTGATGCTATTGTATTAGCTCATGGTACTAGTCAATCTGATGCAGGAGATAAGAAAATTGTATATTATTTAACTAAGAACAATACTGTAAAATATGTTATGGAAAATAGTATTAAATATGTAACTTCTCCAAGTATTGATCATGTTATATCAGCTACTGAAAAGGTTAGTGTTAAACAATCAATTAGTGATGTGTTTAAAACAGATTCAAATGGTAAGATATTAGATAACATGCAAGAAATATTTCTTAGTCCAAAGAAAAATAATCATGGAGCTTTTAAAAATTCAGAATTTTCTATAGAGCAAATTAATAGTCAATCTACAATTAATAAAGATGATTTTATATATGATACTTCAACTGGTAATGTATTAAAAGTACTTGAATCAGCTTATGATCATATTAAAACATCATCTGAGTTTGGAGGAGTTAATCGTTATATTGATGTAGCTACATCAGATTTAAATTTATCAAGATATTTATTATTGAGTAATAAATCACAAAATGAATCTTTTGCTCAAGGTTGAATAATTAAAAACAGATTTAAACTTGGAAACACTCCTAATATAACTAATACTAATAGTCAAGAAGTTAAAGTTTATCAAAGTAAAACAGGTTATGTTTATAGTAGACCTATATCTGAATCTAAATACGAATCATCTGATATAGATATTACACAGAAATATAAAGAGTCTTTAGCTGAACGCTATAAATGAAATTCAATTCCCGATAAACTTTATATGTATGAAGGTAATCCTATTAATGGACAAAAAGGTATATTAAAAGATGATTTTAATACAGTAAAAATTGCATTGGATAATACAAGTTTTGATAAAGTATTTCAATATATAGTTCCAGGTTCTTATTTACTTGTAGAAGGAAACGCTAAACCTTTTATTGTTGAGAAAATGATTGGAGATAAACTATTAGTTTCTGCATATCATTATTCAAATATTCCTAATGTTGGAGACGATAGTAAAATAAATCATGTTAAAGCAGAACGATTTTTTATTGGAGTAGATGCTACTAATATAAAACAATTGTTTTTACCAAAATGAGCAACCGATAATTTTGAAAAAGTTAAAGATGTTGTTACTCAAAGTAATCCTTCTAAGAGTTCATATGTTACTGCTTACAGTAAATCTGATTCAGTTGAAATAGTTAACGCTATGATTGATGTTCTTCAAAATAAATTCGGAGTTCCGATCAATATTATTACAAATGATGATTTAAAAGACTTTACACATTTAGATGTAAATAATTCTGCGGCATTTGTTTATGAAGGTGGAGTTTATGTAAATGTTGATAAAGCTGGAATGGAAGAACCATTACACGAGATTCTACATTTAGTATTAGCTACAATGAAAAGTAATGATTCTGATTCTTATTATAGAATTGTGAATTCAGTACAATATCATCCTATGTTTTCAGAAATATCTAAGAGTTATAATGGAGATATAAATGCTGATAAATTAGAGGAAACTTTTGTTAAATTATTAACAATGACAGTTAAAAGCAATATTAAACCTGATGAATTATTTACTGAGAAAGTATTTAATGAATCTATTAAAAAATCAATATCTGATTTATTAAATTTAGATGCTGATTTAAAATGAGAAGATTCAATAGATTTATTAGGTCAACCAATTGATAGTATAATGACTCAGTTTGGTTCTAAATTAATAGGTGCAGAAGATGGATTAATTGATACTACAAACGCATTTGAAATGTTTAATGTATCAGGAAAGATAAAACAATTAATAAAAAATGATCAACTGATACAAGATTGCAGTTATTAAAATAAAATAAAATGGATAAATGTAAATACTATTTAAATATAGACGGATTTAATGCAACTTTTAATTCGGATAAAGAACTAACAGATTTTGTTAAGAACAATCTGGATAAAGAAGTGGGTGTAAAACACAGTAGATCTGAAGATACACTAACCCAATCTTTACAAGACTTAACTTTAAATGTGTTAGAAGATAATACAGCAAAATCAAATATCGATCCTAAAGTATCTGATGGATTAACACCTTATAGTTTTATAAAACTTACACATAATATAAACGGGGAAGAGAAATTACTCTCCCCCGAATTTATTGAAGCAAATTTTAAAAAGAATCAATTAGCTTTATTAAAAGTTAAATATCCTAATGAATCTGCTGCTGTTCTAATGGCAAGAGTTAATTTAAATTTATCTCTTGATAATAGAATGATGGAAATGAGTAAAATTGGTTCTAATCTTGTAAGATTGGCTTTATCTGATGCTGGTAAATTATATAAGGATAAAGATATTGATATGTATTTAGAGAATCTTATGAAAGAGATTCATAATTATAATCAATTTGCATCTAAAGAATTTGATAAATTAGATGGAACGTCTAACTTTGAGAAAAAAGAATTTAATTTAGACAATTACAAAATAGCGATTGCTACACTTAAAAATGATTTAATTGTTTGAGGTAGAAAAATGCAATCGTCTAATAGTATTATTAAAATAGGTCAATCTGTAAACAGTACTGCTAATCATATGAATGGAAATATTCATGTATTAGAAATTGATGATAAAGGAATTCCTAATTTATATGAAATTAAAGTTTCAAGAAATAAATATTCTGATTGGGATTCATCTAAGAAATTAGAAACTGATTATATTTTAGGAATAAAACGTCAGTTGTTAGATAGTTATGTTGATACAGCTCAATCTTCTTTAAATATACTACAATTAATTGTTCCTAAAAAAGGTAATAATATTGAAATAAATCCTAACGCTATTACATTAGAAGAAATTTCAGACAGATCAAATTCATCATCAGGATTAGAATATAATTCAGGTAATATGAGTAATGATTTAAGAACTCTTATTCCTTCTAAAATCAAAAGGGATCATTTATCTACTACTGATTTAGATTCTGAAATTGTTGATACTTGTAAGATTGCATTTCCTGCTTATGATTATAAAACTAAAACAAAAGGTAAATCTGTTGAAAATTTAGTTAAAGAGGCTATTGCTCGTTCAGAAGGTCAAGCTAAGATTTATATTGTAAATAATTTAAATACTGAAAGGATTGAAGAAGATAAAACTAAACTAGGTTGGGAAGAAAGATTTCAAGCTAAAGTTGAAGATTATGTAACAAAATGGACTAATGCTAAAGATAGTAAAATGAATGACCTTGTTAAGTCATTTAAAGCTGCTAAAAATAAAGAACATGGAATTCTTATTAATGGTAAGGAAGCTCCAATTCAAATGCAAAGAGTACTTAATAAATATTTAACACCTGAATGGGAAATAGTAAATGATGAAAATTCAATTCCTGAATTATCTCATGCTGGTGTATTATTATTTAGAAACATTAATACTCGAAGTGTAGAAGCTATTGCAATTACTATTAATGCTTTAGATCAAGTTAATGAATTTACTAGAGGTAATACTATTTTAGGTAAATTTAAACCTAATAAATCATTAGCTAATGATAGTAGAATACTTACAGCAAGTACAGCTAATATTGAAATAATGAAAGCTTTGACAGTATTAAATGCTTTAACTGATAACTTAAAAGGTTCAACAATTAATAATGTATCTGTATATAACTGATTCAGTGATAAAGCGGATTTTATTCCAATTGATAAAGCTATTCATAATTTTAATTTATTAGGTGATGAAATTGTAAAAGTTAAATCTGATTTTAAAAACAATTTTAAAACAGGAAATTTAAAAGCATCTGATATGATGAAAACCATATGAGGTGAAATTTTATCTAAAGCTGGTAATATTGATAATTCTGCGTTAAAAACAACAATTGCTTCATATCGTCAAGATGATGAAGAAATGTCTACAGCTAATGATAAATTACAATGGTTTTTAAAGTTTAGAAATGAACTTCTTGATAAATATGGAAACAGTCTTCAAAATAAAGACCAAACTGAAATTCAAGATTTCTCAGACCCTTTGAATTATATATACTATCTTGTATCATTAGGTGTATCATATTACACTAATTTAAATGATACATTTGATTATGCAACTCCTAGATATGGAATTAGAATTGGTGATGCTACTGATTGAATTAGAACTATGGTTATGGGAACATCTCCAGAATATGATAAGAATGGTAATAAGATTGTAGGTTTATTTCAAGGTCAACATTTCAATACTGCCGATGCTCTACAATCACAAGCTATGACTCGTTTACACGGTATGATTACCATTGCACATAACAAAATTGCTTCTGAATTTAATAAAGAATCTGCTTCAATTGTAAGTGCAACTAATAAATACTATGAAGCAATAGGTCGTTCTACTCTTCAAAAAATAATTATTGGAGATGCTGATCAATATCACAAAGTTTTCTTTGAACAACATAATGGTGTTATTGATAATGATTTTAGATTTAAAAATCCATGAGATCTTAAATCTAATCTTGATAATCCTCAAAGAGCTTATTTAGAAACAGTAGTATTCAATATGTTTAAATATAGTCCTATAAATAAATACAATATTGAAACATTAGAAGAATTTAAAAAGCACGAAAACTTTAGTGAATGAACATCTATTGGATCTGATTTATTTAAAGCTCCACTTGTTAAGAAAATGAGTTTAAGTAAATGAAAATCAATTACTACAGATGGTTTTAGAAAAACTGTTGGTAAATTCTGAGATGATACTAAAGGTTTATTAGATCCTAGAGATATTACAGAAGAACAACGTGTTGAATCTTATGAATCAGTTAATGGATTTAAACGTATGTATAATCAATTTAAAAATACTAATGACAATTATAGATTAAGTTTAATTGAAAAATATGGAGTAAATGCTTTTGAAGTAAACTTAGATGTTATTGGTTTAAAATATGCTTTTGAAAATATTAGAGAAAAACACTTTAATACAGTACTTCCTAATATACATTCTGCATTAACAGTAATGAAGTTTCACGGATGAAGTTCAGGAAAGACTAAAGAACTTACAGAAGCTCTTGAAGATTTCTTTAATCAAATGAAAACTGCTGTATATGGTCAATCGTTAGTAGCTGATAAAGAAGGTGCAGAAGCATTAGCTGTTATTAAAAAGGTACAAAAAATATCGAGTTTAATGGCAATTTCATTAAGACCTGCATTATTAATTAAAGAGTTACTTGTTGGAACAGTTAAGAATACATCTTATGCATGAAGTAAAATTTATGGAGATGATAGTTTTAATGGAGATCATCTTGCAAAAGCTTATAAATTAGTATTAGATCCTAATAAAGAAACATATGCCTTAAATGAAGCTATCAACTTAGAAATGCGTTTTGCTAATCAAGATTTAAATCACATTGTTGATAGAAAGAAAGTTGATAAATTCGGATTTAACTTCTTGGGTGAAAATATGTATTGATTCAATACTGCACCAGATTATGTAAATCGACTATCCTTATTATTTGCAAAAATGATTCATGATGGTTGTTATGATGCACATAGTTTAAATTCAGAAGGACAACTACAATATGATCCTTCTAAAGATAAAAGATATGCTCATTATTTTAAAAATCGCGAAGCTAATGGATATCAATATAATGCATCTGATGAATTATACAATAAACAACGTAGTTTGTATTTAACTATAATTGACGAGTTTAATGGTGAGAATTCTTCGTTTGGTGAAAAACTTTTAACTGAAAAAGATAATATTCCATCAGCATACACATCTAAAGAACGTGGTAGTATTAAGAATTTTTCTGATATGGCTTATGGATTTTATGATCAAGATATGTCACCTTTGATTAAACATACTGCAATGGGTATTATTTTTGGACAATTCTTAACATTCTGACCATCTAAAGTTAAATATTATTTTGGTAAACCTGATCAAAAATCTCCTAGAGGTTATATGGGTCAAAAGTTTACAATTGATGATAATGGAAATAAAATTCTATATTATCAAAAAATGACTACTGATGAAAATGGTAAACCTGTAATTGATGAACAAGGTAATTATGAAATGCAAGAAGTAACTAAAGATCAATTAGGTTCTAAAGATCCTATTATTCCTGCTAATGCTTGAATTGGTTCTCCTAGTGAAGGTTTAATGTATTCATTAGGTTTAACTATTAGAGCTCTTGCTACTGGTGATTTAAAGAATACTGATCCTCAAAGATTAGCTAATGCTAAAGTTGCGTTACATGATTTATTAATCGCTATGATGATGATTTGATTAGGACATATATTAATGTCTAAAGGAGAAGATGGTATGAAACCAATGAAAGAAATGTCTCAATACGAACAACTAGCTACTAAAGTAGGTATGAAGAGTTTTGGGGAGTTTGATCCATTTGGTGGTGTATTTGGAGCATTAAGTTGAGAACCAGCTTTTGCTTCAATTATGACTAATACTATGACCGATTTTAAGAGTGTACTTGCAGGTAAATCTGATTTAGTTACGTTTTTAAGAGGTAATTGAAATATGATGGAAATCTTACCAACTGTTGATAGAAAGTAAAAAAAAATCCCCTAACCGTTAAGGCTAGGGGATTTTCTTGTTTTATTTAGTTGTGTAAAAAGTATTAGCGTAAGATTCACGTTCTTTATTATATTTCTTCATACGTTCATATTTATTAGCAAATGCATAAGCTGCTTCTGCTGGAGATTTAGCTTGTAATATAGCTGCTTTTGCATGCTTTTGTGTATTATTTAATTCTCAATTAATAAACTCTAATTGATCTTGTGCTGTAGATGAATGTACATCTTTACCCATAATGCGTTTAAAATCCGCTTGTCTTGGTCCTTCTCATTGAGCTAAACCAAATCCTGGACCGCCATTATTTTGAGGTCGCATATGATTTAAACCTGATTCTGCATATAGATTACCAGTAATACCAGAAGCTACTTCTTTAGTATAACCTTTACCCATAAAGAATTTAATTGCTTCTTTAGCTTTTTGAGAAACAGATACTTTTGGTGTAAAAACAGAAGCATTAACATTAATATCATTTAATGCTTTTTCAGGAGTAGACATTGGAACTTTAGTTAATTTATTAACTAATAACGCAGCTATATCGGTATCTTTACTAGGTGTAGAGATATTAGGAATTGATTGTGTAGTAGTAGCTTGATCTAAAAATTTAGTCATAAAAGGATTGTCTGGAACAAGTCCATTATCTTGATAATATTGTCTAGCTTCTTGTGCTCGAGAGTCATTAGCTATTTCTATAGGTTTGAATGTTGCAAATTGGTTTAATTCATTAGGCATAATAAAAGTGTTTTAGTTTAACTCACAAAAGTAATAATAATTTTTGGAATAAATATCATAAATTAAAAAAAAATAGGGGAACCCACAGCTTTCGCCATGAGTTCCCCTATTTAATAATTTACTTTTCAACAACACTATTCATCTCCATAGATTTTCATTTTCTCCTCACATTTATCACAAAACTGCGCAGGTATTTTAATTTCCCCACTTGCAGCTTTAGTTTCATCTTCTGTAAAATGATGAGAATACTTTATAATCGTACTACATTTAGAGCACAATAATACAGGATTCCCACCATTTAATTTAAATTTTGCTTTCGATTTCGCCATTCTTTGTATGATAATTATAAAACATTGCGTTACATTGAATGTGACCCATATGAGATATTCCTGTCTCAGAATCAAATTGTTCACCATCCATCAAAGCAGCTAAGTGTCGTTGCATAGATTCTAAAATTTTATTAGTAGGCATACCTTTTTTCCAGTTATCCCTATCATATTTTTCACATCCAAATTCTAAAACTCTAACCATTGGTTCTAAACTTTTATAATGAACTAATGACCATTGAGGTTTTCCTTCATTATAACGTTTCGCTTGTTCCTGTTCCATGTTCTAATAAATAACGATATTGAATAAATCCTTTAAAATTATTACACCAACCATAGATTGATTTAGGATTATCGGATTCATCTTCTTTAGTTTTACCTCTAATAAATAAATGATATTCTTCCTCAGTCATTACACGAGCACAATGTTCAAATGGTGACATATGTTTACTATTAAGTAACATATCATGAAGTTGAATATCTTTGTTATAATCAATTTCTCCATCAAATGTCATATAAGATAGACGAGCTGCACGAGCAGTTGCTATTTTTAATGCAATTTTTTCTAATTCTGCATCATGACCTTCTGCTGTAACCCATTGAACATCTTGAGTTCTAAGAAAATCTTCAATTTTATCTTCTGAAAATATTTTATCACCAAAAGGAATATGCCATTCACCTGCTTCCAATAAACTAGGCTTAGATTCGTTCTGGACATCCCACATAGCTTCAGCTAATGCTTGGATATGTATTTCTGCTTGTGAATAATTAATAGATTGCCAATATTCTGTATTATATATACTTAAATTAGTATTAACTCCACCATTTTCTAAATAAAATTTAATCCAATCTTTTCTAGATTTAAAATATGTTCCTGTAGTAATATTATAATACTGAGGACATCTTAACTTATAAAAGTTTTCAAGTTCAGTAGTAGTTACTAAACAAGTATACCATTGATAAGGTTCAAGTAAACGATTACAAAGTTGTTTAGTTACTCCCATTTGAAGAGGTATATCTGTTCCATCATATATGTAATAATCTCCATGTAAATTTTCACTATGATTTACTGCTTCATCTCTTGCAAATAACCATTGTTTAATACAATTTTTAATTTCAATAGGATCAACAATATATTTAGTTCCCTGCATTCCTTTATGATCCTTTTGCCAAGCAATTGGAATAAATGGATCATCTTCTACAGATTTAACCATTTTATTAAAAGGAATAGCTCTACTAGAAGCTGCATTCCTTGAGAATACTCTGTGAGTCATCATCTCAGCATGAATAATTCTCGGGTAAGTTAACACGAAAGTAGTGATTCTATTGCCTTGTGAGTTAATAGAATCAGCTACTATCTTTGCATTAATAGTATGTTTCACCATCACCTAAAATTGTTTTACAATTTAATTCAAAATCATCATCTTCTATAATTTTAGGACATTCTTTGTCTAAAATCTCATCATCTTGAGCATTAGGTAAAACTTCAATAGTTTCAATCTCTGCATCTTCATCAACGTCTACAAAAGTTATTACATGTTGACCATGTTCTTCTACTTCTACTAATTGATTATGTAATTCAAATGATTCTACATAACCTCCACCAAATTCGTATGCAACTCCTATAATGTCTACATTATATTTGTTACATAAATGATGAAAGAATTGTAAAGGAGCTACCCATTTACTACCAACTTCAAAATAACATTCAATTTCGTATTCATCTTCACAATCTTCTGCATTACAGTATTCTGGATATAAACTACTAAAATTTTCTTGTAATTCTTCGTGTAATAATCTTGATGTCTTTAATTTTAATTCCTCAGTTTCATCAAAATATGTTACGTTAATTATGTTACTGCATAAATTTGCCATAATATTCTAATTTAAGCCGCAACATTTTTTGTACTTCAATCCACTATTACATGGACATTTCTCATTTCTACGAACCTTTGAGGACTCACGTCTTTGAGGTTGTAGTCTTACACCTAGTGCATCTCTTCCAGCTCTAGAGTATAATAATCCGGATTGCATGATCTCGTTAAATAACATTTGATCTTCTTTCGCCTGGATTAATTCTTCAGAGAACTTATCGTCTAAGTTCTCTGCAAATTCTTGTTCTTGTTCTTGCATTACCAATTGTATGTATATGATTTTTTAAATGCATTTAGCATTTCTTCTTTTACATTATCTATGATAGTTTCATCAATACCTTGATTAGCTAATCTTGTAACTAAATCTTCAACACTGCTAACGCTGTATTTATCAGCATCGTTATAATAAACGGATACATCCACAAAATGTGAATCAAAGTAGTAGTAATCATCTTCACCTAAACCAGATCTTACGAATTCATACCACCTTTCACTTAATGGAATACTTTTATCCATAACATATTTCATCATATGCTTAGTTGCTGCACTTTTAAGTGCTAAATAATTATCTACTATTTCTTTCATATCTTATTGTATTTAAATTTATTATTTTCATAACTGTAATATTCATCGTGTTCTAAACAATCTGCTAATAACAGATTTTCAACTTCTTGTGGTGAATTCTTTCTAATTCTAGTGTGTCCTACTACTTGGATATAACCATCAATCATATCTTGTAATAAACTTACAGGACGAACCCATAAAGGTCCCTGCCATAAATCATCACCAGAACCGTCTTGACAAAATTCTTTACAAATAAAATCATATTTATCAAGACACGTTTTATCTTCAACATGTTTTCTAAAATCCTCATTTAAACCATCTTCATCAAAAGAAAGTTCAGATTCATCTAGCCAAGTTTTAGTAAATCCTGCATGAGAACATACTATATTATCATCAATAAAGTGACATAATTTAATAACTCCTGTCTTAATTGCATTATAAAGAACTGGAGCCATATTTTCATAAGTTCCATCAACATATCTACATTTATTAGCAAAACTTTCAAATGCAGCTAAATCATGATTTCCTATAAGCATTATTACTTTAGTTGGATTGGCTATTTTAAATTCAAGAATATCGTTAAAATTACGAACCATATCAACAAGTGATATAGTCCAATCATAAGGATCAAAATAATCTCCCATGAAGATAAACTCATCAGCATCCTTTTCTTTCTCAACTATCTGTTTCCAGTTAGTTCTTCCATGGATATCTCCAATTATTATTTTTTTCATTATTCTTCTTTTTTATTAAAATATAAAAGCGTTGGATTATTCTTTTGAATATCAAAAGGATGTAACGCTTTAAAAGGTTCAATCTGTTTAAGATTAAACGGGTGTGTTATAATATGATATCCATTTACAGTTGGAATTAAAGCAATTGTATTTTGATATACTGGAATTCCACTTGTACTTTCACCTATTTTAGGTCGATTAGATTGACATTTAGTAATTTCATAAATTGTTTTAGATACAAGTTCCATATTTTTTTCATCAACATCAATAATCCATCGTTTATCACCAACATTAGATTCTTTAGCACCTACTACAGTTTCATAAGCACGATATACATGCTCATATTGTTTGAATATAATTCGATTAACTGTTTCTTTAGTTAATTGTAAAGCCGCTTTCTCAAAGCTTTTGGTATTAAGATTTATGTATGCACGAGCATTAAACATTTCACACAATCCAATAATTTCGGATTTCTTCGACTCTAAATACTCAATATTTTTTATATAGTAGGTCTTAACACAACGAGCATTGTTATTACGAGCTCGTTCATGCTCTGGACAATCTTTCTTTCTTTTCAGAATCTGAAGATGATAAAACTCATCCTCAGATTTGAAAGTTAAAAGTTGTTTAATTTGTTCAAAATTATCAACTATCATTACTATTTTTTAATTGTTCCACACACAGTGCATTTAGCACCTTTACCTACAAGTTTTTCGTTATGCAAACGCATTCCTTTACCATAAGTTTTGTCTTGAAATTCTGCAGCAGGTCCTGTGCAGTTACATTGTTTTACTGTTGTAGCCATTTTAATTGATTTTATTTATTACTCTATAAGTAAAATTTTTATATTTATTCGAATATCCTTTAATTCCTAATGATTTTGCAGAAAGTAGTGATGTATTATCACTCCAAATTAATACATAATCATTTTTTATAATTATATCACTAAAATATAAATATATATATTCAGATACTTTCTTATTAACCATTTTATTATTAAAATTCATTTTATGAAAAGATGAATTTTTTATAAATTTTTTAAAATCGGATAATATTTTATTTTTTAAATTACTTTTATCGTTTTTCATTTGTGTATAACTCTTCTCCTTTATCAGAGAATATTTTTAGAGTAGCTTCACCACCCTCTACTGGGGTGATGAATTTCTCTGTTGCTGTTTTGTAATTTTCATCTTCGATAAAGTTAACTTGACCAGATGGAATATTTTCAGCTTGTTGCAGTATTTCAGCTAATGGAGTTCTTGATTCTAAATCAGCTTTAATCCACACTTCTACTTTATATAATGCATACATAATTTTATTTTTTAAACATTAAAAGATTCTAGTATCTTTTCTTTAGATACTGAACCTACAGTTTTACCCACTTGTTGATCATCTACAAAATAGATGATTGTTGGAATATTACGTACATTGTAATATCCTACTAGATTATTATCGTCTTCATCAATGTCGATGTGTTCAATAACAATATCAGTTTCTTTTCTCAATTCGATAAGAATTTTATCGACAGTTTTACATGGAACACACCAATCGGCTCCGAATTTAATTAGTTTTCGCATCGTTTATTTTTTATCAATATCCTCATCATATCTAACAGCTTGAAATATAGTTTGGATAGGAATTCCATCAATAGAATAGTTAAAGTATTTAACTTTACCTTTATGTCCAATAATATCATTAATATTTTCTAAATACCAAGCTTTCAACTCTCTATCACCAATTGGCTTCGCAGCAAACGGTTTACCATCTTTAGTTTCACAAATAAAACAGAAGTCTTCTGGTCTCAATCCATCTTGATAATCAACAATTAAAAATTCATCATCTTTATATTGTTTAACTTTAATCATAGTTGAACCACGTTTACCAAATTCATACATTTTATCAGGCTTACGCGCAACTAATCCTTCAAATCCTTCAAGTACCCAACGATCATGTAATCGTTGAATATCATCCCAACTAGAACTTAAAACATGTTCAATTACTTTAATTTTATCAAATTCAGGTTTTTCACATTCAAATGCAAATTCTTCTAAAATTGAAAGTCTATCCGTAAATATCATATCAGGAATAGCTAAATCATAAATCCAAAATTCTAACATATCACAACGATCTTCCCAAGTTTTAAGTCGAGCAACACCTGATATAGTTTGTAAATGTGTTCCATGATGATATAATTCACCATCAAATACATAAGTTGGATGTTCTTTTAAAAATGATTCAAGTTGAGCCATAATTTTACTAGCAGCTATATCATAGTCTTTACCACCTCTTGAAACTGTAACTACTTTTTGAAGTTCTTCATCCCATTTGATTTTAATCATACACCTTACTCCATCAAGTTTTCTTGAACAATAAAGTGGTTTATTAAACACAGAATTTTGACAGTCTTCTGATTTTTTAGCAAGCATTGGTTTAAGATTACCATTAGTATCAGAACGAAGTGTTGGAACAATATCATTGATTTCGGACTCAGATAATTCCTCAAACTTTTTAGTTGTTAAACTGTCTAATCGTTTATATCCTTTATCAAGATATTTATTGATTTTACTGTTAAACTCTAAATTAGCTTGTTCAATAACAGACCTCTTAGCTTTACCTCTTTCAATAGTAACTTCTGGTTGTTCTGTCATTTTACCTTGATATTGTCCGGTTGACCTTTTAATAGTAAAGCTATTACCATTTTGTTCTAATTCAGCAACTACAACTTGAACTTTATCCCTTGCATTTCTTGTTACTAAATGTATTTTACTTACTATCATCTTCTAATTTTTCCAATTGTAAAAACGAAACTACTTCATCTGCATCTTCAAAAAGTCTATCTCTAATAGCTTCTTGAATAACTTCCATATCATCACTGATAATTCCTAGTTCTTCTGTATAAAATATTTGATCGTATGTTACTCTAATTTTCATTACCACCAATGTTTTAATAATAGTTCTTCTCCTAGTTCTAACTCACATTCAGAGCATAACCAGTTATCTAAAATACTAAGTTCGCTAATATCACAGATTTCATTTCCATCTTCATCTTCTTTATATTCATATTCTGATGAATCTCCAACGGTATAATCAACCCATACATCATTACCAATATTGTCATAATAATCAAAAAAGAATCTCCTAACATCATCAGGCATTTTTGGAGTACCCCATTGGACATCCAAAATTTTCATTGTTTGTAGTTTACTCATTATTTTACCCCACTTGCTCCAAATCCTGTTTTTCCTCTATCTGATTCATCCAATGTTTCAACTTCATTCCATTCACACAAACATACTTTCCCAAGTACACCTTGTGCAATTCTATCACCATGTTGAATTTCAAATACATCATCACCTAAATTCATAAGGATTACTCCCCATTCGTTACGATAACCTGCATCTATTGTTCCTGGAGTATTTAGAACAGTTATACCTTCTTTAAGAGCTAATCCACTTCTAGGTCTAACTTGAAATTCATATCCTGGTGGAAATGAAGTAAATAGACCAGTAGGAACTAAGTATCTACCACCTGGGTATACTAATACAACTTCTCTTACTTCATCATAAACAGCACCATACATATATTCATCACTAATTCCTCGTGAGAAATCAGCTCTTAAATCCATACCAGCATCACCTGGTTTAGCATATTCAGGAAGTTTATTTGTACTTTTATTTATTACGTTTACTTTCATTTAGTCAATTTTAGTAATAATTAAACCTAGTGGAATAGATGCAATTGTATTATTATTCTTATCTCTAAGTAAGTTTATACCTGCTTGATAATGTGCATATACATCATGTGCTTCTATTTCAATCGTTTTATCTAAATTATTATTGTCTACATATATTCTATATTTACTCATCACTCATTTTCTTAATTAATTCTACTTTCCAATCTGGGTTTTGTTCACTCCAAATAGCAGTGTATTCTTCAAGATTCTCATCCTCCAATACTATTAACGGAAGTTTTTTTGTTCCGTGTCTTTCCATTATTTCACGAGCTTTTTTTCTATCTTGACGATAACTGATGTTATATTCCTCTAAGATATGAGGTTCAGTTACTTCAGCAACAATTTTCATAATGAATTCACACTCATTATTATAAATTACTTTAATTACTTTCATTAATCTTCAATTAATATTTCTTCAATTTCAAAATCTGTATGACGTAAATCTCTAGTTAATATAGTCATAGTTTCTTCTCTTAATATATCATCAGTTGTATCAATAGGTACTTCTACACTCATTGTCAACATTACTGTAATATCAACTGTTTTTAATTCTTCTGGTTCCATATTTTATAAAAATAATATTGTTATAAATACAATTAATGCAAATATACCAATCATAGTATACATACATCCTTGATTAGATGAATTAGATGATAATATTTCTTCATCAGTTAATTCATTTTCAGAAATACCTTGTCCAGGTTTAAACATATGACCACAATTTATACATGTTATTTGTATCTTATTACTACCAATAAAACCAGCAGTTAATCCAATACCACCAGTTAATAATCCACCTATTACAGCTTTTCCTCCACTAAATCCTTTCTTGTTTGCTGTTAATTTATCTGAACTACATTTTGGACATCTTATTTTATTTTCCATAATTTTCTTCTTTTATCCATTTATATTTTTTATATATCTCACATTTATTATTGTAACAATCTCTAATTCTACTAATAGAGTATCCTAATTCTTGATGTATTTCAACAGCACAGCTCCATCTTTTTATTATATTATTATTAGAATCTAATTGTAAAATTGGAATAGATCTAGGATTTTTATCTAATGTTTTTCCATACATTGAATTTCCTTTACCTTTTCTAGCATTACTCATTTTTTCTTTAACTTTATTAGAAAATTTACATCCAGCTGTTCCTTCACCTCCATTTGTTTCATTATATCCAAATTTAGGATTATTTGATTCAAATAAATTAATAAATTCTATTTCTTTTCCACAAATAATAGAATCTATTAATTTTTTATTTTCTTTATTGTTATCAACTATTTCTGTTTGATATAATACATGTTTTTCAAATACATTTCATCCATATTTACGGATGGATCTATAAAAATAGTAATCAGAATGTTTTGATTTATTTAAATGTGCAGAAAATCTACTACTTAATTTCATAATTGTTTTTCCAATATATTTTTTATTATTTATAGGATTTATAAATAAATAAATAGATCCTATTATTTCTAATTTTCCTGAAAGTTCAATCGGATTTGAAACAATATAATTAGATAATTTTATATTTGGAATTTTTGAAATATCGTTTCGCTTTTTTAATTTAGAACAAGCTGGACACCCATGATTATCTAAATGAATATTCGGAGTTTGTTCAAATTCACCATGTTCTTTACATACAATTATTACTTTCTTAGATGATTTTTTATAATCAACTTTAGAATAATCGTATTTTTCATTATGAACTAATTTTGCTTTCTCAATAAATTCTTGTGTTGTTAATGTTTTACCCATATTTTATAATTTTTTAGTTTATACAAAAATAATAAAATAATTTTATGAAAAAACTATATTATGTAAAAACTATAAAATATAATGATTAGGATACAACTCCAAGCATTTTTCCTATTATAATTGACTTTTCGAATTTATTAACAATATCCTTTTTATCATCGGTAATAATTTGAGTAAATGCATTATATACATCAAACATATTCGGATCTACTCCTTCTGGAATGTAATAAGCACTGTCTTGATCAATGAATAATTGCTTATAAGCATCAATCGGGGTGGATACTGCAATTTTTACTTTACCATATCCATAGTCTTGACTTTCACGCATTGAATAGTCAACCCACTCACCTAAGTATTGTTTTCTCAAATTTCTACTAATAGTTGTGGCTTTTAATTTCTTTAATGTTGTTTGAAAATCGTTGGTTTGTTCCATCAATTGTTTAACAGCATTGTAATTTAAGGGATCACCAGGAGTCATTTCTTGCACATCCATCCACTGAGGATTGAATACTGTCAAGTTAGTACATGCTTGGTTTAAATACCCTCTATATATTTTAGCAACAGGTTTCTTAACATCAATACCATATAAAAAACCGATAACTTCATCATGGTCATCAATTGAATGTTCTCTCGGCATCACTGCTTGAATAAGAACTCTATTATAAGTTAAATCAGTTGCATCTTTGCTACCTGTCATTTGATCAGGCATTTTAACCTGAATACGAAAATCATCTGTAAATGCAGACATTCTTTCCAAAAAAGGCTCTGCATAATTTTTAGTTTGGAAAAATTCTTTATTTTTTATAATTGTTGCTTTTCCTTTCAACAATTCCGATACACTAATATCCATTATATTTTACTGTATTCATTGATAATTTCTTTGTATCTATTATATTGTTCTTCGGAGATTTCTTTAATTTCAAAATCAGTTTCTTCACAATTATAACCATCTTGACCAGATAGTTTCATAACTTTGTCATAATCATCAGGTTTAAGATAATATTCAAAATCAGTTTCATCATCATCATCAAAATATAAATCCATTTCTTCATCTTTACAATCCAAATAATCATTATAACGATATCCACTAATATATGTTCCATCAATTGTTATACCTGATTCTTCATCATCCTCAATAACTTCTTTTGTTTCTCCTCCAAAATCTGGAGTACCGTGGGGATCGTAAAACCACGTTGTTTCTTTAATTAAATAATACTTCATTATAAACAGTGTTTACATATATCACGGATTGTTCCGTGCATTGAATAATTATCTGTAATTTGTGATTTATTAATTGGAATAACTTTCTTTCGGATAACATCCTGAATAAGCTTATTTTTATAGGCTTTACAAGGAGTTTCGGTTATTTCAGGAAAAATTGACCACAAAGTTTTTTTAAGTTGTTGAATTTCATCATTATACACATAAGCAAAATATGATTCGCTATTTAATATAAAAACACTAAGTTTATATTCAACTTCGGCTTGTTCAAACATCCATTCATACATTAAAGCTTGAACTAATTGTTGTTTTAATTGCCAATCTGTATAAGCTTTTTTAAACTTAACTTCTTGAATTCCCATAAAAGTTTTACCTCCATAAGAAAATTCAATCAATCCATCTGTTGCACATTTAGAAAATGGTATAGTCTTTTTAAGAGTTTTCATTCTCATATTAGACACTACCATATAATTATGTTTGTAAATGTCTTCGATTTCAGGTTCTGCCGAAGCAGGCCTGAAATCTTCTAACATTTGCTTTCCCCATAATTCTTTTGTAAAATCACTAGGAAGTCTTTTCATATTAACTGTATTGATTCATAAAATTATCAAATTCGACATTAAAAATAAATCCAGCATCTAATAAATTTTGATGAATTTCTTCTTTTGTATCACCTATTTCTACTTCAAATACTGATTCTAATAATTCAGTATCACATAATCCAGCTTTAATTAAAGCTTCGTTATTTACATTATGTCCACCTAAATCATCAGATTGACAGTGTTCTTCATTAAACCATTCAATTGTAGTAAAACAAACTGTCCAACCTACAGCCCAATAATCAGATGAATCTTCTTCTGGATCTTTATAAATTGAAAAATACAATTCATGAGGTTGATATATTTTTTCTTCTTCCATATTAACTTAATACTAAACGAGTTTCTAAAATACTATCACCATCTACAATATCGAAATCACAAGCTGCTGGTGTATTACCAAAGTTTTTATGAATCCATTCACTAGAACCAAAGAATGAAGCTACTGCTTTATATCTGAACTTTTTAGCATAAGTAGTTGCAGATTGATGTAAATCACCTTTTATAAAGTGAACATTTTTACCAGTAATTTCATTATAATCCAAGTATTCTCTGATTTGATTTTCGGTCTTATCGTTGATTACAAGTGGCATATTTCTAAATACATCCTTTGCATCTTTACCATGACATAATACAAAAGTATGATTACCAACTGTAAAGTGTTGAATATATTTTTCAAAAATTTCAACTTCAATATTAGGATTGATTACTTCTAATACAGCTTCTAAAGCTTTATTTGCAACAAATCCAAAATCTCCATCATGGTTTCCACCTTCAACACTAACATATTTAATGTTAGAGAATTGACCACAAGAAGAAAGATTAGAGAAAAATTTAGTCATCATTTTTACATAATTCTTAAATTGATCTTTATTATTCATATTTTGAGGTAAAGTATGACCTCCACGAGTTGTTTCAGCATTATAACCATCTAAGGCATCACCATTATTACAAACAATTATATTTGTAGCTCCGGTTACTAATGCTAATGAACGTGCTTTTTCATAGATTTTGAATAAGCGTTCTGTTGCTACATCATAATCAAAACGGTTTCCATATATAGAATAATCTGAAACTTCGGCACCAATATGCATATCACTTAGATATACCATAAGTGTAACATCATTTTTTACTAGTGGAGTATTTACTACAGCTGTTCCAGTGATGTTTAATGAACTAATAAATTCTGAAAAGTTTGCGACTTGTTGTTTCAAGTCATAATACTTACCAGTCATTTCTCTTAGTTTGGTTTCAGTTAACCGAGTTCTATCTTGTTCTAATTTTCTTAGAAAATCGTTTTCTTTGTTTTGTAGAGTTAATGTGATTAACTCATCTGTTGATTTCTCCTCAATAACATGCGGTGCTATAGGAGAAGCGGCTTTGGTAACACCAAAGGCTTTTAATATCTTTTTGAAATCCTGAAATGTATAGTTCGGGAAATATCTTGATATTGTGCGTTGAGTTAAATTTGATCCTTCGGCAGAATACAATCTGTACATTAAGTCAACTTCTTCGCGGGTAAATTCACCTTCAATGGCTGGTTTATTACGAACTAAGATCTTAAACTTATATCCAGATATCTTGCCAACTGTTTCTGAACCAATCTTAATTGATTGCGAATTATCTCTATCAACTGAAATCAGTGTTCTTCCATCAAATGCGGCATCTACTGAAGCATCGCTTTTTACTACTTTCTTTTTATCCATTTATTTTTTGTATGTGCTGTTACGCCGTTATGTTTATAAAATGAAAAAGGCCGATAGAAATTAATCTATCGACCTTTTAAAAATATTAGCTATTTGTCTAAAGACTGGGTTGCTAATTCCCTAGTGATTACTCTTGTACGAAAAACAAGAATTTACCTAATTTTGCAGATTTTGATGGAGTATATTGTCCATAACCTGCATATTTTTGACCGTCAGTTACTTCTTTTACGATTTCAATAACGTAGTCTTTTTTGTTTGCTTCGATCAACTCTTTCATGATTTTAAGAGCTAAATCTTTTTTATCAGCACGAGCTTCAACAGCACCGGTAGCGATAACTTTAACTTCAGGAATTTCAACTTCTTTAGTTTTGGTTTCTAATTCACCATCCTCATTTTTGAATTCTACTGTAATTGTTTCTTTACGATAAGGAGATTGGAATTCTACTTCTTTTTCTTCTTTTGTTTCTGGATCAATTACTGTTTTCTTTTCAGTATGAAATTTAACTGCTAGTTCAGCTTCTTTGATTTGGTATACTGTGATAGTTTTACGTTTTCCAATAGTTGTTTCATTAATCACACTATATGGACGTAAACGAGTATCATCAGACGCTGCATCAACTACTAAATAAGCACCAACTGCTTTATTTTTCTTGATATAATCAGCCATGAAACGATTAAGATCTTTTGTATTTACTGGAGATCCTTCTTTTTTCCATGCTTGTGTAGCGTTTTTCAACATTTCTAATTTCACGTCTAATCCTGTTGCTTCTAAAGCTGCTTGTTTGTTGTACCCTTGTACTTCTACTGTTTTCATAAGTCCTTTTACATTTTTTGTAATAATTTAATTTTCATCTATGCGTTTTCCTCATCTAATTACAATACAAAGATAATGCTTTTATTTGGAATAAAAGCTATACACCTTGTTAAAAAATGTTAAATTCCCAATACTGTTTTGTGTATAGGAGATTCCATATAACTTTTTTTATCTCTCGGAGAATCAATTTTTGCAATTGCTTCATCCACAGAGTAATCCAATAGATATATACTAATATATAATTCTTTCAGATCAGCTAATGAAAACTTATCCGACTTTTCTACAAGCTCGGCAATATCAGCACTAGGAACATTTTTATGTTCAAAATATTCTTTACGTGTGTTTTCACAAGGTAAAGGTATTTCTATTTTTAAGTCTATACGACTTGGTCTTAAGAAAGTATCAGGAATTACTTGAGTATTATTTGTTGTTGCAATAACAACATGATGATCTAAATGGGTTTTACCATCTAAAAAATCTAATAATTCCATCTCAACATCTTCATACTGATCCAAATCTTCAAGAATTGTTATAACCGGAGTATCTGGTTGTACTTTTCTAAAACATGTACGTAGAAATTCTACATAATGATCTAAATTACGATAACCTGTAATTTTAAATACAACACCACCTCTGTTCATAATTTCTTTCGATAAGATTGAAATGATTGAACTTTTACCAGTTCCAGGATATCCTTCTAAAAGAATACCACGTTTGTGAATTAATTTGTTTTCTTTATAACGATCCGCTTTATCCCAAAACATGTTAATTTCTTCCATTAGTTTTGTTGTAATTGAATCACTAAATACAAATAATTCATCAGACTTTACATCCATTTGTTTTATAAATAAACCTGCTTCTCTAGAATAATCAACTGTATAAACACCTGGTTCTAGTTTTTCAAATTTTTCTTCATCAATTGACGCACGAATAATATCTCCGGTTTTAACCCATATTGATACTTTGTTTTCTTCGTCATCTTCTTCTCTACTATTTTCTCTATGCATTTCTATAAAATCTTCTAATACAAATAATTGTGGTACGTCTGGGTCTAAAATGGAAGCCATTGTGATAAAATTTCTTTAATTTTGTTAATAATCTCTTGTGAGGTTTTCATACCACAAGTGTCAATCTTTGTGCACCCATAGGATAAATCTTCAACAAGAATTGCAAGAGCTTCTAAGAACTGATAAAAACCAGAATTACTCTTTTCTTCTCTTGTAAGTTTCATCAGCAGTTTTAAAGGTGTCATTTCCACATCTTTTTCTTTCATCTTTCTATAGGCTAAAGCAACTAATGAAATTAGCATCAACTTATCATTCATATCACCAGACTCAAAATTGCCTAATGAAAAAACTTTATGGTAAACACTTCTTTTATCATCACAAACTAACCCATTTAAAGTAATAACAGTAGATTCTACTGAATGTCTATCCATGTGTAACTAATATTAATAATTTTTTGAATTCAGCAAGACCTTGTTTAATGTGACCATTTGTAACAGGAATTACTTTAGATTTATATGTAGGAATAGTTTCAACAACTACCATATTCATTTTACATTGATAATCGATTCCTGATGATTGCATTAAGCAACTCATTAACCAACCATACATTGCCATTTGTCTATAATAGTGAAATTTTTGAAAAGATCCTTCGTGTTGAATAGTATCTCCTTCTGCATTTACAGATTTTCCTCCCATAAAGAAATTCACTGGTTTACCTGTTGTTTTAAGATCATTTAGTGTAAGTTCTTTAGTTTCATGATTAACTGTAAAATTATCAAGTTTGGCTTTTAATTTAGCTCGTTTAGTAATTCCGTCAACTGTTACATCAACTTCTACAAATATTGCATATTCATTAAAAACTTCAGGAGTTTGTAATAATCCTTCAGGATATAATACTTTTTTAATTGCAGGATTAGCTGCAATACCATTCATACATAAATCATGTTTATCTTGCGTTGCTTGAGATAAGTATAATGTTTGTGTTCCAATTATTTCTTTAGCTCTTAAACGATTGATATAAAAAGGAAGTGCAGTTTTTAAAGCTGTACTGATTCTAGTTTGTGTAAATTGACTAGAATAATAATCCGCCGATACAGAAGCTAACTTCATTGAATCTTTAATACTGTATCCTTCTTTTCGAAATTTATATACTTCCTCAGTAAATAAGCCAAGTTTACCACTTGGTTTAGCTAAATTAGAAATCGTATAAAATTCTGGTTGTAATACACTAGCATGAACAGCAGATCCTAGTTCATAAGAACTTGAAAATCCACCTGAATATCCGTTAATATAATTCTCCATAGATCCTCCTTCACTAGGGTCTATCAATGATAGTCTAGAATTAGAAATATAGTCTTTATATTCAGCACTGAAATATTCTTCATCACTAATTTTAATTAATGTAAAAGTGCCTGGAATTATTTTTATTTCCGCAATTTGCGCCATAAACTTAATATAGTTTCGATATCTAATGTATAGATTCGATATTCAGTGTTTATGTGTTGATTGTGAGGAGCATCCATAAGTAAACAGAAAATTCCGCTCTTATTACATTCTTTAAATGTTTCATATTTATCATCAATAAATAAGTCACAATCTAAACTCTTCAACAACTCCACTTTACTCTGACCCCAGTGTACTTGGTGTACATTGCTTCTTCCGGGTATATTATGTTTCCTCAAGGACGCTATCGTCCAATCTTTATTAATACCTCGTGCACTTACGAAACCTCTTGGGATAAAGTTCGGTTTGTTTTTAATTGTCAAATTCATCCAAAAATCCTTTTCATCAGAAAGAATTTTTAATCGTTTACCCATTCGCTTAGTCTTATCCCATTTACTAGGAACCGCACAATTAAAGCGTTTAGCATAATCACGATGCCAATCAAAAATAACGTCATCAATATCTAAATATACATTCATATTCTTCATTTTATTTTTTAATTTATCTATTTTTCTATCAACACATTGTTCAAACTTAATTGACCAATATATTCTTCAGAAGATTCTTTATTCCAACCTGTAGAAAAATATCCTAAAGTTGAATAATCCTCTGTTTTAATAATAAATCCTTCGTAACATTTACGATCTGGATTTATATCAGTTTTAGTACAGAATATTACAACTGTACCTAATTTGTAAAGCTTACCTTTTATCATTATGACTTTTTAATAATTCATAAAAAAATTCTTTTGGAATAATAGCGTACTCACCGTTTGAAGTAATATTTGTATTTCCTTCTTTCTTTTCCTGTATATTCCATATAATACACAAAGGTTTATCCTTTAGTCCAACTTCTGCATTAATTTTCTTAACGCTTGGGGTACTTTGTGTTTTCTTAGTCTGAATATAACAAGGAATAGCATTGTCGGGATCTGAAATATCAATTTTCATATCATCTAATTTCTTAGATTCACTTCGTGCAGTACATATGTTCTCATTACCTGTTAATTCTTTTAGCTCATTTACAATTTGTCTTTCGTAAGTATTACCTTTTTGTTTGGAATAACCCGAACTCCTTTTCTTCTTCGGTTTTTCAACCGTCACCTCTCCTTCTACTCAAGTGGTAGATTCGTCTTTCTTTTTTCTAGCCATTCTTCTATTAAATTAAATGTTTTTAATGTTCCATACTTTTTGACATAATCAGTAAAGTCTTTTACTTTTGGAACTAAGAGTACTTTTACACCTGGAAAGGCTTTCCTAATTTTATTGGCAGCTTTAACACCCGGTAGATCCCTATCGTATAACAAATAAATATCTTTAAATTTAAGCTGTAATTTTTCATACTGAGCTTGAGTTAAGAATATATTTTCACTATTAGGGGCTACTGCTGTTATACCAAATTCATCTAAAGCCATTACGTCTTTAAGTGATTTAGTTATTACAATGAAATCTCCAGATTTTGATAGTTGTTTGGCACCTTGAATCATCGTTGATTTCCAATTGCTAAGAAACCTATAGTTTCTTTTAGTTGGCATATATAATCGCCACAACTCATCACCATCTGAAGTATTTCCACCATAATATCCATAAATAGGACAAGATTCTGTAGAAGATGAAAAATAAACTCCATTTAAGAAAACAGATTTTATAGAAAACACCTTATACTTTTTAAGGGTTACGATTGATACACCAAATGAATTCCACCAATCCAATTCTTTTCGGCTAAAGTCCTTGACTTCAACTTGAATGTTCGCCTTTTCAGTTTCCTGTAAGATTGAACCTGAATATGGTATAAGTGGAGGATTCATTTGCATATTATCTACTTTTATAATTCCAAAATCATTAGCAATAATTCTTAAAGCTTTATAATAATTACATTGAAAAATATGCATTACTGCGCCGAGAAAGTCGAAACTTGGTCCAGCAAAGTCTTTAAAAAATAGAGTACCTTTTTTATCCTTATAAAAGCTACATGTTGGTGTATGATCAACCCTCAAAGTGGGTGGACTCTTGAATAGTCCTTTTTTAATAGATACTCCCAAGTAATGTTCCATGAACGTTTCTTGGGAGTATTTTGTGAGTAAAAGTTCTTTAGTTATCTTTGGTGCTATATCTAATTCGTACATAGTATTAATTGTTTAAGTCACAAAGATAATCAAAAGTTTTTACAAATTTGGCATTTCAAATGAGAAATCTAAAGGATCGCTCTGGGTTGTTGTTATATTAATTGGAGTATTAGTACGTGCCGTATTAGCCATTGGAGTTGGTCTTGCGGTAGCTGCGTTATTAATACGAGTAAGTTCATAAGTACTAAACGCTAGTTTTTCACCCATGAAGTTATTTCTGATATACGCTTTACCTTCTCTACTCACGCCTGAGAAGAATCCTGGAAACTGTGCTTCTCCTTTATTATTAATCATTAATTTGATTTTAGTTTCAGTACCTTTACCTGAATCAAGAATTTGTGAAACTAAAAGTCTCAATCCATTCCAATCTGGTGCTCCAAGGTTTTTAGAACCATCATCGATTTGTTTACCTACTTTTGGTGCAATAGCATCAATCGCATGTTTAAACAATAACATCATATTTTCTACTCCAGATGCTTGTGGAATTTTTTCAGTCTTACCGTCTTTAGTGAACTCAGTCTCTGTTCTGCTAAAATCCGCTTGCTTTGGTTCAAAAATAGTATGTTCAAAAGTTCCATCTTCGTTAGAAAATTTCAATTTCAAAACTTTATACGTCATAGATGGATCTTTAACACCTTTGATATCAACGATTTCACAACCGTCAAATTTTACAGTATAGATATCATTACCTGTTAATCTCGATTTTGCAGCACTTTGTGAAGCACCTGCTGTTGTATTAAATGAAAATGCACTCATTATTTATTATAATTACAATTTAAATGTGAATTCATCTATTTGGGTAGTTTCATCTGATTCAACTAACAAGTCAGGCTCAGTAGCCTCTGCTTGTGAGATAACGTCCTCTAATGAGAACGAAGGAGTTGGCGATTGCTCGTTGCTCACTTCTTTTTTAGGTGTTTTGGAAACTAATTTCCATACACCTTCGGATAATGGTTCCAAAGTAAATTCAGAACCAAATTCAGCTAATACTGTATTTGCCTTACCTTTATATGTTACCGTATTAGATTTAGTTACTTTGTTACCAGCTTCTTCATCTTTACGAATAATAGGGGACATTACTCTACCTGATTTTTTATATTCAATCACAATACGCTGTTCGTATTCTAGTTCCATATCGGCAACAGCTTTATTATTGAATACTAATTTATTAGATTCTAGGGTGATTAAGGACTCGCTTGCCATTTCTTCGACAGCTTCTTTTAATTTCTTAGTGGTAGTAGTTTTTTTAGCTTTTACTTCACTACCTACGGTTTTAATATTCGTAACTTCTTCAGTCTCTGTATTAAAATCAAATGTTATTGCAATTTGTTTGATCATTACTCTGCGTTATTATATTCGTTGATTTTATCAAATACAAGTTGTAAATCGTTGTCGATATACAATTCATCAAAACATCCCATAGGAGTTTTGGCTGTAGTTGTTCCATCTGTTTGAGTCATAAATTTATACTGCATGTTACCTTCATCATCTTTAGTATTACAAGTAAAAATTACATAAGTAAATAAACCTTCAACAGTAATCATGTTGTCAATCATTTTACCCATAGTTTTAATCTTGAAACTAGGATTCAAAGCATCACCAATATTTTCAGAATGAGTAAGTATAAATACTTTTAAATCATCCCTCATATTCATACCTTCTTTTAATACCGAATAAAAGTGCTGAGCAATTTGTGTAAACTTGTCAAACCCCTTTTCAGAGGCTCTATCCATCGCTTCAAAACTCATTAAATATTGACTATCGTCAATAATAACTTGTTCAATGTGTGGCATTGTCATGTTTATCACTTTTAAAATTTGTCCGATTTTTTCAACACTTGACGTGTTATAAAGATTTCCAACATAACCACGTCCATCAGGAGCTGGGGTTAATGCTTTATAATTCTTTCTAAACCCTCTGATCGGAAGGGGTTTGTTTGCTACATTTATCACAAATGTTTTTGTTGGGTCTAAGTTTCTAAGAGAGGTTGATTTTCCTGAACCACTACCTCCAACGATTGCGCCTAATTCTGCCATTTTTAAAATTTAAATACGTTTTTTTCATCAATTTCTTCATCTGGTTTCGTATTTATCTGTGTACTATGATTTAACGTTAAGTATGGCTCATAATCGCCAATTTCCTCTGGTTTAGGTAATTCTCTAAACATTCCTATTTCTCCATAAAAACCTAATCCTAAATTAACATCAGACTGTCCATAACGATTCTTAAGAATCTGACATAACCTAAAGCGTTTCTTTAGTATGTTTTGTATTGGATAACCCTCGCATCTAGCAATTTTTTCTCTATGAGGGAAGTATAGACCTATAACAACCTCAGAACCATCAGTAGTTCCAGAAGTGTCTTTGAAATCATCCAATTGGATAAGTTCATAACCGGAGTTTTTTCTCTCCATTGACTTAGCACCTCTATTTAATTGTTGAACAAATACGCCAGTTAAACCACATTTATTTCTTAAATAAATCATAGTATCAACTACTGTATCAATCCTAACTTTTTTAGAGTCAGTACCACTTATAAGACCAACGTGATCTATGAGAACAACCTTATAACGACTAGGATCACTATCCTTATAGTCCTCAGTGTGTTCATCAACTTGAATGAATTCGCCGAATTGACTTAGCCAATTTCTACAAGTTACATAAATTCCATTAGGTGTTAATGCTTTGTCATAGATAACAAGATGTTTCTCTAATCCTAATAACCATCCTTCGGACCTGCGCACAAGCTCCATGTGACGGTCAGATATTGGTGATGTAAGAGATAAAATATCCTCATAGGTTACAATTTCTCCATATGCATCCCATATATGACGCGATAACAATTTGGCATATAGCACATCGGCAGCCATTTCAAAAGAATAGTATAAAATGGAAATGGGAGTATTTCCTGCATTCTTAATAAGATTATAAATAAAGACATCAAGCGCGAATGATGTCTTACCTCCCGAGGTATCAGCCCCAATGGTATAAAGATATTTCTTTTGGATTCCATAAATTACTTTATCCAATTTAGGAATTCCAGTTGAAATTCCAATATTTTTACCTTGTTGACCCCTCTTTACGTTTTTATATAATTTAGCTACACCCATTACAATAGTTCTGAATTATTGTAGCCATTCACATTACCACTATCTCTTATATATTCAATCTCAACCCATTTATGAGATGCGATGTATTCAATGATAGAATAAGCAATTAAATTATGCTCTTTTCCATATTCAAGGGCATTCATAACTCTTTCATGAGTTACTCCAGCAGCCTTTATCGCCTTCGAATAATATAAACAAAACTCATCAAACGAGTACAAACCAGCTTTGGTAAAGTTTTTAATGCTACACATTTTACCATTAATATTGATAAAAGGTGGGTAAGCATCAAATAACTCTTTTCCAATCTCATTAGATTCTCGAGCATACATTTTAATAAAATTCTTATTAAAAGGTATATTTTGATAGTTCAACGATTCTCCTTCACAGGGTACTTTAAATGTTGATAGTATTACTTTCTTCTCTTTTAGTGAAACTAAAACCTGTCTAAATAATTGTTTTCCGTCTTGAACGTTTGACAAATAATTTATTAATTGGCTAGAGTCACCATCAATTGCTAAAAATAGTAATCGTAATATAAATAGTTCTGTAGGTGTTAACCCGCTATTTATATAAATATTGATTTCTTCTTTCGAAGAAAGTTCAAATTGTTGCATTAATTGTAGTTTAAAACTACGCTTTCCTTTCCTGTAATATCCTTTAAGGGATTGTAATAATGGGTTTTTGGTAAGTTGTGGGTTTATAAAAAACTTATCTAATCATATCACAAGCACAGTCATGACCAATTAAGGCTTCTTCCCATGTTGAATATCGATCTTGATACATATCGTATTCTCCACCAAAGATCATTGTTTCAAATAATAACGGAACACCGTCACCAAATTGATGATCTATAGCTAAAAATACTGTTGAAACTTCAGCACAACCAATAACAGTCTTTGCGACTATTCTGTTCATTGTTGACATCTGTATCGACCACTCTGTTAAATCATCACATTTAACAGGTGTTTTTCCGTCTAAAATATACATTCCATTCATATTCTAAAATCTAAACATTTGACCTACTTCTTTGGCTTCATGAACCAAATTTTCAGACTCATTGAAGTCTAGTATTTCATCTAATTCAGCTTCAGTTATTTCTATATAACTTTTACCTGCTGATGATGTACTAAACCATCCCTCTTCCATAGTTCCCTTGATAACAAGTGTAAATATTTCAGCTTTCTTACCTTCTTCATACCGTATAACTCTTCCAACTCGTTGAGTTTTCTGAGTTTGTGAGGATGTATTAGATAATACAACTGCAACACTTAAACCTTTAACATCAGCACCTTCATCCAAACTTTTCGCAGTATGTACAACACCTGTTGATAGTTTAGCGAAATCTTCCATTGTTATTCTGTTCTTCTTTTTAGTGTTACCAGAATGGACAACAAATCCTCCACCAATCTTTTCAGCTTGTGCTATTGTTGACGAAAACGTAATTGCCTTTTCATTTGGTCTGGCAGCTAAAATTTTACGAGCAATTTCTATTTTCTTAGGATGTTCCATTACGTATTTCTTACGAGCACGTAAAGCTCTTCCCCAAGTAAAAACAACTGCATCTAATTCTGCAACAGCCATACCCATTTTCTTTCCATATATTCTACGGGCAATTATGTTAGTCATACAATCCATAGCTAACTTAAAGTCGAAATCAAATACAGCGAACGCTTCATTGAATTCTCTATTTGCCTTTTTATATATTTCAATATCATCAGGTTCAATAATTATCTTATACTCAACGTAAGGGGATAACCATTTGTTTTCAATAGCTTCTTTAACAGTAACTGTATCACATACTGGGCAATAACGCTCAAGTAATTCGTGTCTACCATCAAGTCTACTAAAAGTTGCTGACAAACCTAATACTATTTTCGGTTGTCTATTTTGAAATATATTATAAAAAGTATCAGATGCATATCTATGACATTCATCTAATAAAATAAAATCAACTTCGGATTTTATTTTTGCAGCAGTATTAATTATCTCAACAGATACTGCATAAAGAAGATTGTGTTTCGATAGTTCTTGAATCCACTGAATTTTTAAATGTTCAGTAGGTACAACAACCACAATAACTCGATCTTTGTTTTTAGTTAGAAATGCTTTGATAGCCATAATGGCACTAAATGTTTTCCCGAATCCGGTACAATACATCCAACTACCTCTACAGCCATTCGCCATCCACTTTCTAACTCCTTCTTTTTGACGCTCGGTTCTATCAAGTGTCATTTAAAAAATTTATTATCATACTTTTAAGTACTTGGTTGATTAAAAATTTATCTACACAAAGATACAAAAAAATCTTGACATATACAACTAAATTAACATATATTTAGAATAATGATAACTGAGTTGATTCAATTTGATTAATAATTTTCTTGGCTTCAAGTATATAGAAATCATAATTTATATCATATTCACCCATAGGTTTTTCAACATAGGTGTTGAATATCGTAACTATAAATCCTATATTCACTCCAGATATCTTACCATTATTAAAATTCTTTCTTAATGATCCTCCGTGATTGGAGATATAATATCGGGTAGTTCTACTTAAATCCATTACTTTTATTTGTTGAGCTTCTTCATCAATATATTTATACTGTGCAGTAGAATCTCTATTAGTTCTTAATCTCATTCCAAAATCATAAATATTGGTGTGACTTCTAATAGTAGTTTCTACAGGTATTCCATCAAAGAAATACTTCTCTAATGCAATACGTACAACTTTCATTGATGGATCTTTATGTAATTCTCTATCAATTTCAAAATCGCCTTTAGCTTTAATTTTTCCATCAATATATCTAGCAGAATAGTTGTTAACATCTCTAATTACCATTTTATTATAATAGTTAGCTTCATAACTTAATCCTACAGATTCACATAATTCAGTAGACAACTGCAAAATACCTTCATGATGTTTTCTTGGAATACGCATAGTCCAACCATCAGTATTTACTTGAATAATTGTAACATCATCAAATTTTTCACATACTTTCTCCATCCACATTGAGATGAATATTTGACCACTAATGGTCGTTGTTAAGGTATACAACGGATCATATAACCAACTGTCTTCAGAATTAGTTTTACCGTAACTTCCATTGGCAGCAAGTTTAAATCCTTCAACAATTACAAAATCTCGTTCCTTTTTCGGTTTCTTCTTTTCAGCTAAACGTTTAGAAACGATTTCTCCATCGTAGATATCCACAAATTCAGATCCTAAATGCTCAGGAAATACTCTTTGTGAAATACCTAACATTGGATACATTGCATCAACATCTACATCAAGTATCATATAATAATCATCTGCATTATAAACTCCAGCTTTAATTGAAGCATGAGCTCCTCCTGCACCAAAATCTATTTTTGTTTGATTATATATGACACTATGTGCAAATACACCTTTTAAAATAGCATCATGAATATGTGTTGATCGAAACTTTTCAACCAATCCTAAGAAAGGTTTAGTTCGTAGGTCACACCAAGCTGGAATACAATCATCTAATTTAATTAGAGGTCTGTAACTTCTAGCTTTTCGAACTTCTTTCATATTGAAACCAAATTTATCACAATAAAGTTTTAAAATTAATTCAGTACCTAATTTAATATCGTTGTAATTAATACAATCAATTCCATATTTGTGTTTAATCAAATATCTTAGATACAATTTATTTTTTCCTTTATAGTTACTAAGTTCAGTATCTCCTTGAGTTATGTCCAAAAATACGTTAGTCGCATACACGTCATTTTTATTATACTCTAGAACTGCTGCAATTTGACTTGCATCAATCCATTCAGTATGTTCAAATGGCATATCGGCGACTAAGGGTAAATTCATAGCTACTTCAAGATTTTTCAGTGAAGTTGCTTTGGCGACATTATCAAAATGCCATATTTTAAACAAATCAATTTGTTTGATATGTTTATTCCATTCAGCTACAGCTGAAAATTGAGTAGCAATTATTTCTTGTGATTTTGTATATATCTTTTGAGATAATTCATAACCACTTAAAAATTGATACTCATCGTAGTGATTAATGAGATGATGAAGAATTGGATAATCATAACTATCGTTATTAAATCCAATCATTATCATATCTTTCTCACGACGAAGATGTGCTATAAAAGCAATGTAATCATTACGAGAACTATGAATTACGAATTGATGATAATCTTTTGTTTGTCTACAGTAACCTGTATAAGTAAATAAATTACTTAAACATTCGATATCATACACTTCACTTATCATTCTCTCACAATCATTTTAAAATCATCGAAATCTGGGCTAACTTCCCAATAATCCCATAATTCATTAAATGTACCGAAATCATCAGATAAAAAATCTACAGTTTCAATAACCCAAACTTCTTTTTCTTCATAGTGGTAAACAAATCCTATAACGTCATTGCTTTCATTCAAAATAAGGAGAATTCCGTAGAACTCTCCTTTTTGAACATCATCCACTAACTCTTTAGTTATGATTCTACTTGTCATGATTCAATTAGTCTATAAGTATATTGAGGATTATCTCTAATAAGAGTTTCTAAACTAGAATCAGAATCTTTCCATTCTGTTCCAATTATTAAAGACCAATCACAATCTATATATTCAATAAATCCAACCATGTTATTATCAAGATATACAATAATCATTTTATTAGGTCCAGGTTCAATAAGATTTGGATAAATATGACTATTAGTTGCTTCTGGTAATACAATTGCTCTTTCCATTTTTTATAATTTAAATCCTTTAAACTCAGCTACTGATTCGATTTCCTCCATTCTTTTTTCCCATGCTGAAATATGATCTTTAACAGTTTCTTCAAGGCTAAATAAGATTCTATATCTTAAAGTTTCCAATTGATGAGTTGTTAGATCCATATATTTTTTATTAGGTTTAATATTAAGCATTGCTCGCATTTGTGTATAGTTCAAACCTTTAGAGTTAATATACAATTTCTCAATGTCTTTAATATTCAAACGTTCTCTAATAACTTCTAATCGATCTCTAGTTTCACCAGCTTCAGATTCTGCAAGTTCTTTAGATTCAGAGGGAGTCAACCAGATTCCTTGTTTAAGGATGAATGTTCTAGTTATGTGTTTTTTATTAAAAGTACCTAATCGATCAAGACATCCGTCTATAATCATACTCAATGGAATTTTTGTAAATTCATTAGGTACACCCGAAAATACATCGCCTACCACAGGTTTGTAATTCTTAAAGGCTTCTTTGTTGTTTTTTAGGAATTCATTTATTGATCCTAATAGTGTAAAACGACTTAAATTATTTTTTTGATCAACATATCTCAAAAACAGTTCAGCTCCACACTTATCTTTCTGGTCTGCAATTGTTTCTAAAACTACATATCTACCAGGATTTTGAATATCCTTGTTAAATAGCATAGTTTTACAATGGTCATAACATTCATTCAGTTCATATTCAATCATAGCCGTTAATTTCTTTTCGGTTTGTTTGTATTTTCCCTGTTCATCAAGAACTTTATTACCTTTCCAAATAAACGTATTAATGTCTACTTGTTTTTTACCAATCGCTTCTTTCATTTTTTCTTCTATCAATGTACTCATATCTTACAATATTATTTCTTTATTTTTTAAAACATCTGTTTTATTTACAAAATTCAAGAAATAAATACTGGAGTATTTATAAACCATTCGTTCTCCTTCCGGAGTAACATATTCATCACCCGCCTCAACAACTTGATAATTAACAAAGCCTTTATCCCCAACACTTATTTCTGGAACTTGCCAGTTAGGGGGTTTTGCACACATAATATATTCATGAGATTTAAAATCTTTAAAAACATATGTTGTATATGTACCCTCTCTAACTGCTACTAATTCAACATACTTTACTTGTTCTACCACACTGCTTCATCATCATCATCGTAAAAAAAGTCATCTTCATCAATAATTAGATCTTTTTCTTCTTTAATAATGTGAGTAGGGTTTGCAGTTTTATAGTCATTTAATTCTTTATCAGAATTAAAATTAAGTACATCGAGTAGTTCCTCTTCTTCATTTAATACTAAATAGTTCATATTTAATCTAAAAGTTCAAGAATCTTCTCAGCACGGACGTAGATATCGGCTTTTTCTTCAATAATGGTTTTAGCCATTCTTGAAACGTTTTCTTCTTCAATTTGTTCTTTGATCAATTTATCATATAACCATGAAGCAGTCATAAAATCTTTTTCAGCTAACGCAGCTTCATAAATAGCATAAATCAGTTGTGTAGTCAAGATTTCTCTATCAACAGTTTGTGAAAATGGTACTTCATAAGATTCAAATTTCTCAGTGTTTAGTTCTACAGCAGGATATGTGAATTTATAATCAGCTTCTGACAGATAATCCATTATCCATTGGTGGTGATTTTTTTCTTCAGCTGCACGTTTTCTATAATATTCTTCTAAATCAGTAACACCTTCTACACTAAAATAATTAGCAAAACTCATATATAAATTGAAATTTTTCAATTCATGAGCTACTTGCTTTATTAATAATGTACCGAGGGTATCGCTAATCAGACTTAGTTTTCTGTTTGGCATTACCTTTAACCTTTACATTGTTTGTAACTTTCTCATCTTTTTTAGGTTTGGTATATCTTGTAAAACCATTATCTATTAGCCATTGTTCAGGAGCCGCAAATAGTTCCGAACAAATTTGAATATGTGGAGTCTTCCAAAAAGATTCAACTACTCCATTAATTTCTCTAGGGTTAGAGAAATATTTTTGATTACAAAGTGCAAAGTAATCTTTATGATAAAGATATACACTTGATTCATAAACAAATAACCCAGATGGTTCAACCAAAATAGTTAAATCATCCTTTATATAAGTTACATATTCAATAGACTTTTTCATTAAAGAATTTTTGTGATAATTCCGTATGCTAGTGCTTCTTCAGCACTCATCCATTTGTCACGATCACAATCTTTTTCAACTTGTTCGTAAGTTTGTCCCGTTCTTTCAGAAATAATATTATATAATTCTGTCTTAAGTAATAACATTTCTTCAAGTGTAATTTTGATATCAGATACTTGACCATCAGCACCACCAGATGGTTGATGAATCATAAATCTTGTACGTTTAGTAGCACAACGTTCTGTACCCATAAGTACTAATGGAACTCCCATAGAACAACATTTACCCATAGCTACAGTTCTAATAGGAGCTGAAATTTTTTCAGCAATATCATATATACCTAATCCATCATATACACTTCCACCATAAGTATTAATATAAATATTAATTGGTTTTACCTTGTCTAATGAATCAAGGTATAACATTTGAGCAATAATGCCATTTGCTAAGTCTTCATCAATAACCCCATCAATAAAAATAATTCTTTCTTGTACCAATTTTGAAAATACATCCATTACTGCTACGTTCTTAGGTCTTTCCTCTACAATTGTTCTAATCCCACTTCCTCTCATTTTTTCTAATCTTCTTTAAAATGTGATGCCTCTACAGCGAGTACATCACAAAGTTCATTATATTTATTTCCTTCGTGCCCTTTAACATGGGACCATGTAATATTCATTCCTTCAACAGCTTTATCCAATTCTGCTAATAGTTCTTTGTTTTTATTTCGTTTATTACCTAAACTAATAGCACCGATAACATACATAGAATCACATAACATAGTTATTTCAGTATATCCAACACTTTTACACCATAAACAAGCTTCTAATGCAGCCATTATTTCAGCAACATTATTAGTTCCTCCTGTTATAGGAAAAAATGCTGAATGAATTTTAATTTCGTCTTTTACAACAACAAATGCCCATCCTCCTTGATTTCTTGCAGAAGAATAAGCTCCGTCAGCATATACCAATATTTTACTCATCAATTACCAATCAATATTAATCATATACTCACCCGCTTCAATTAACCCTCTTTCATAAAGATCGTTTACAATTGTTTCAATATGTGGATAAAAGTTTCTTTCCCACCATAAATCATTTTGACCTTTATAAGATTCAGGATGAAGTTCATTTATTTCTTCAACTGTAGTATTTAACCAAGTATCAAAAGAAACACCCATTTCATCACCATTTATTTCAAATTCTAATGAAGTATTTTCATAATAATCGGGTTCTCTTACAGGTATTGTTATATAATCTACTCCTCTACTTTTACAACCATCTTGTTGTTGAAACATATAAGGTTTTCCGTAAGTTTCTCTAATTAATCTATCAAGATCATATGAATTAATTATTTTCTTTGTTTCGTATCTTAACATGCTAAATTGTTTTTAAAGATTCTTGTAAAGCATCTTCTAATGCATCTTCATAATCTTCAAAGTCTTCTCCATATATACCATCAGGTAATTGTTGGTGAGGTGTTGTTATATTATACATCCAAGATTCTTGAGAACAAGAATAAATTGTAATATGTATTTTATGTTTTTCTCTTAACCATCTTTGTAAAAGAGATTGAGGTGCATCATCATACACTAATGTAGGATGATATGGATCAAAAAATCCTTTTTCTTTAGCCAATACAGCAGTTTCAAAACTTATTGGCTCTTCTTCCATTAAAAATTCTTCATCTTCCATAACTATCTGTCAGCTTGTGAAAGTAACCACACAAGTCCTAAAATAACTCCTGTGAATACTCCACCTATAAATGTTAGTAATAATCCCATATTAATTAATTTTTTCATTACTGAAACTACTTGGATAAATACTCATATCTTTAAGATCTAAGAATTTACTCATAATTTCGGGTTCATATAAACTTATCTTTATATTGTGATCACCATCTTTAAGATAAGGATAGAAATTTGCACCAAATGCTATTTTACTCGCGTCTTCTGGTAACTGAGTTACAAGATAATCCCAATCAATTTCTTTATGAGGAGCACGTCCTACATTACCATAAGGAAGAAGTACAAAGTAATCAACTTTATCTTTCCACTCATTATAAATTTTAACAAAATCATCAATTGATTGTTTATCAGAAATTATATGATGAAAATTAAGTTTAATTCCATTTCCCACATAAAGTTTTGCTGCATTATCCCAATATTTTTTCAAATGTGGATGACAACTTATAGCAACTCCTCCACAATATTGTTTTGTAGCATTTAATAAATTTGCTTGTTCTTGAGGATTAAATTCATCTAAATGATACCACATACCATTAGTAGTATAATTTGGAGTAATATCAAACTCTTCCTTACAAACTCTCATCAATTCAACAAAATCAGGATGTGAAGTTGGTTCTCCACCACCAAATGCTATTTGAAAAGGTAATTGTTCTTTTGAAACATTACTGAAGAAAGTTTTAAATTTATCAACAATATTCTCATAATGAGTTTCTTTCTTACTATCCATATAACACCACGGACATTCACCCTCACAATTTCCAGTAACTTTTACATCATAAAATTCTGGATACTTCAACTCAGTAATAGGTTTACTTGGATCAATTGCAAAACGAATTGTTTTACCATTACACCAAATAGCTCTATAATTAGCATCTTCTTCTTTTCTTCTTTTAATCATAATGTTCAGCTGATTCAGAACTGTTTAAAAAACGTAATAATTTATCACACAATGGTTGGTAAATAGGATCTTTAGCCACAATATATAAGTTAGAATCAGCATAACTATCATCTCTAACATATTCTTCAACTCTAGTCATCCATTCAGGTTTATCAACTCGATTATGTAATATATCTTCAATGATAGCTTTTACATAATCATAAGGAGTCAATGTACCTCTAGGAATATTTATACATTCCTCATAAGTAAATTCACCTATTTCATTATGATCTTCAAAAGTATCAATATATCTGTAAGAATCTAAAAAGACTCCGGCAATCATTATATCATCAAATTTTTCACCATGATTAAGTACTGATAACATCTCATTTATTAATTCTTTCAAAGGTCCAATACATCCATCATGAAATGTATATATTGTAGTTGATGAATTAGTAATAAGATCAACTGCACTGTGTATTTTTATTTCAAACATTTATAATATATTTATATAAGGTAAATATTGTTTTGCTTTTTGTAATAATTCAGGTTTCTTTTCCATAGTAGCCATTACGGTTATTAAAGATTCTGCTCCAAATTCATTTACAATTATTTGAACTGCTCGTAATAAAGCATATCCTTCTGCTTCACTTTTAATAACTGCTCTAAAAGTTAACTCTTCAACCATAGGATATGTTATAGGTTTTAAAGTTCCTGTACCTTGAATTGCTTCTGATGCAGGTATTTTTGCAACGGGTAATTGAATCCCGTCTGTATTTATATTTGTATTCTCATCCATAATTTTTTAATAAAAAAGGAAGGAGTATTACCCCTTCCTTAAATAATTTTTAATTTTCACATTTCAAGATTTTTAAAATCTCACAGTCTTCAATAACATAAGTATCCATCACATCACTTGTAGGCTTACCTAAAGTTTCGAGATAATGTTTTCTTATTTTATTTCGTTCTTCCATAAGTATTAATTCAATAACTTTTACTAAAGGAATTTTTACATAGTCTTCAGTCATATTATTAAATTTTATACGTTTCATAAATTGCTAACGTACTTCCTGCTGCAGCTGAAATTGCCATAAAAGATGAAATAGAGTTTGTTTCAAAAGCTTCACCACCTTCTTGAGATGATGATGCTGGAAATAATTGAACTTCATAATCAGTTGGAGATACAATAGAATAAGCTCCTTTTAAAGGAATTTTCTTCAAATAAATTATATTCGGACTGGTATTTTGAAATCTAACATTAACTCTTTTTCTATTTTTTTCGACTACAATTGTAGCAGTAGTTCCTATTGTAATTGGGCTTGCCATAATTTTAATTTTTTTTAAAATTATTTTAAACAACAGCAGTAGGAGTAAAGTGAGCTAAAATCGTACTTAATAGATATTGATTTTGTTCGTTATTACTTACTTTACCGTTTGCAGTAGCAAGTTGATCACGTAAACTTTGAACATTCAAATCATTAATTAATGCACGAGTTGCTCCACCATCAGCAGCAATTGCTGATTTTATTTCACAACAGCATTGAGCCATTGCCATTGCATTAGCTGTACCTTGTGATATAATTTGATTTGTAGCGTTTTGATTTTGCATTGCTGCTCCATTAAAACCTTGTAATGTTGTAGTTGTTAAATTATTAAATGAATTTAATTGTTGTAACTGACCTTGATTACTTTGTGCAGTAATATCACGACCTAAATCGTTAATTCCTTGCAAAGTAGTAAATGCTGATGTAGCTTGTGCTGTAGAAAGATTAGCTACCGAATTTAAAATGTCAGCAGAACTATTATCTATAGCGCTGTTAACTCTACGAAATTCACTATTCAAGATACTATTTAAGTCACCAGAAGCAACTTGAGATCCTAAATTAGTAATTTGTGTTTGTAATGATTGAAAAGCAGGATTAAGAACAACGTCAGTTGCTACAGCTGTTGCTGCAGGAGCTGCTCCGTATCCATTACCACCCCAACCACCACGATTGCCGAATAAACCACCTGCTAATGCTCCACCAAGACCACCAGCTAAAAGTCCACCAAGAACTCCACCTCCAACGCCTAAACCTGCGCCAGATCCTCCTCCGAAATTAGGCATCGGAGTTGTGCCATCTAATGTAAGTGCCATAATAAAAAAATATTAAATTGTTTGTAAAACTGAAATCTAGCTAGAACTTCAATACAAAAATAATATTTTTTAATGATAAATATTAATGAATTTTTTCATCATTTAACTTGATGATTTCCAATGACTTACGTAAATCTGATAAATAGTATTCTTTTTCTTTAAAACCTTTTCGCTTTCTTGGTTCTTTAATTACTCCAGAATCTTTTAATTCATGAAATTTAGTTAGTGACACTCCTAAAAATTTTGCTGCATCTTCTCGTCCAACAGTTTCAGGTTTATGAATCATTTCAGATAACATTTCCAATTCTTGTGGTGTTATGTTATCACAATTACCACTTCTACACATGGTTAATGCTTCAACAAGAAGTTTTTCTAATACTCCCATTTTTTATAAAAATTATTAATGCTAATATAGATGATAAACTAGTAATTAGTAACATCATCCGTATTGTCATTAAATTTGATGTTAATTTAAATAAAGTATTAATCCAAGTAAAACTTGCAACCAATAATAAGTTAATTATTAATACTCTATGCCATAAACAAAATTTAAATATCTTTGAAAGAGAATATAATAAAATTCCCGTAATGATAGAACTTGAAAATGGATAAAATATTTTTACTATATTAATTTCAAATAATGCAAAAATGAGTGAAATTATTATACAAAATGTTGAAAGAATTGGAATACATCTTACTAAATTAATACAAAACTTAAATTTATTATCCATTAATTAACAGGAGTTATTGGAGGTACTGGATTTGGATCAATATCGGTATCAGTATTTGGATTTTCTATGTTTAGTTTAAAGTTTTTCATTTTATGAATTGTGTTTTTTAATTTTTCTATTTTTCATTATCTCTTTGATTTCATCCCAAGAATATGGACGAAATTCTTCCCAATCTATACCAATATCCATTCTACGATATTTAGTATTTAATTCTTTATCATCAAATCTATGATGATTGTGACCATGTAAATGATATGATCCTGTAAGATCCATCTCATACCATTCTTCAAAAGCATAGTGGGATAAGATTATAGTTTTCTTTTCAATTTTTAATTCAAGATATTTATCTACAGAAGTAAATAAATCTTGAGCTCTAACAGGATTAAGTGGATCTATAAAAGTTGCATCTTCAATATAATCATTTTGTATAGTATCACACCCATCTATTTTTACAACTTTAGTAACCCAATGACAATTAGGAAGAATTTTATTTTTCTTGATATGGTCATCGTGATTTCCGAGAATTAAATGAAAATTTTTACATTTGATTCTCTTACGAAAATTCCAAATGTTTTCAATTCCTCCAAAACTTACATCACCATCGTGATACAATTCATCATCCTCCATAACATATTTGTTAATTGAGTTAACTACGGCATCCGTCATTTCTTCAAGTGTTGGAAAATCACGACAACTAATGTCTTTATCGTCCCAAGTAGAGACACCTTTTGTTATATTCTTATGATACGCATGTGTATCGCTTGTAAACCAAATCATCTTATTTCTTTTATTTACTAATTAAATAATCGTACAATTTTTCTGCGGTAGATAAATTAATATCATCTTCTTCTCCAGTATCTTTATTCAAACACTTAATCATTCCAGGCTGCCACTCTTTTCCGAAATCTAAATCATACATAAAATACTCAATATCTTCTTCATCAAATAATAAAATTTTTAATAAATCTGTTAATGCGCAGATTATGCCATTATTTTTAGGATATCCTTGACCATCTTCAAATATTTCTTCAAGTAATTTATTTACTTTTCGATCATGTTCAAATTGTTCATAAATTATACTCATAATCTCAATAAATTTCTCTTTATTTAATAATATTGGATTTATTACTTTCATTATTTCTCTTTTTATATAAATATTTATTACAACGTTTACAGTAATATGTATGAAATGCTTTACTATTTAATGGATTAATATAATCCTTTATATAAGTTTCAACATGTGAACAACTATTTTGAAACGCCAATCTTCTATGTATTACTTTACTTGTAAACTGTTCATGTAATTCACAAGATTTTTTATACTCAAATTCCATTTCAATGATGTCTTGTAATTCTTTGTCTTCTTCCATTAGGCTTCGGTTTCTGGTTCTGTTACACTATCGTGTTCTAATTCAATATAAAATGGCGTATAAACAGGTTTGTAAAATTCATTTAAATGACTTACATTTACTGCTTTCCATCCTTCATTATAAATATGATCACCACCGTGAATGTGTCCACAAATTAATAATTTATATTCTACATCAGTTATTCGTGCTCTTAACGGTTCATTACCTAAGTGTTGAAACATTCGTTGTGAACGATGTATAGGACCTTCTAAAATAACATCAGTATCACCTACTCCAAATGCTGGATCATGTGTTATAATAATATCAACTTTATCAGGTATTTCTTTAAATTTATCGGTCATAAATTCTTCTGTTCTCATAAATGGCCAAGTACCAAATATATGACAATAAGGTGTTCCAAATATAGACCATAATTGACCCCAATCATCATAATAATGAGTGGTTTCATTTTTTAAGTATGTGAGTTTACCACATGCTTGAGTGAATGCTAATATATTAGCTCTACTGGCACTTTCAAAATAAGCATCATGGTTACCAGCAACCAAAAATACTCTATCAACAGGTAAAGATTTCACCCATCCTGCAAATTCAGTTTCTAACCATACTTTCATAGCAGGTTTATTAAATTGAATTTCTAATGGTGATATATCTCCTGCAATTATTGCTATGTTTGCGGATTCTATGACTTCTGGTAAATTACCATGCAAATCACTCATCGCCATTACTTTTAATTTCATTTCTTTAATTTTAAAATTGATTGTCTATCAAGTGCATATTGTTTATCTTCATGAGGAGGATCATAACATTCAGCATCATTAACAGCATCTTCAATTGCTTGATTATATGCATCTTTTTGAATTTCTTCAATTGCTTTTACATAATCATTATAAGTGTAATCTTTAGTCGATTTCACTATTTTCGTCAAAACATACTTCTCCGGATTTATCATCTTCTAATTTTTTAATTCGTTCTTGTAAATTATGAAATCCTTGAGTTTTAGTACTCATGTCACTCATAAATCTAAATCCCATTTCAGCATCTTTAAGACCTTGTAAATATGCATCATCTTGAATTTGTTTTATAAAGTCTGTAAATGGTAAATAATTTCCTTTACCTTTATTAGAATTCATATAATGTTCTTCTAATTCTTCTGGTGTTTTCATATTAAGCCCAATAATGGTTAAACACTGTTCCGTCAAATTGCGGATTTCTTCTTCTCTTATTTAGTAATCGTTTTATAACTTTTTTAAGTCTACGTTTACTATGTTTATTTTTTGAATATCGACATTGTTCACAATGACACGATCTTACTCTACAAGGTGGCATTATTCTACTTGATTAATTGTGTCTAAAATTGATTGTTTGTCAATTGATACAAATTCTTCTTGTCCAACTTCAAATGTTTTAGATTTACATTCATTATAATGTGAACCACCAAAACCGGTTTCATATCGTTCTATATAAGCATTTTCAGCAGCTAATTCAAGGAGTTGTTTACATACTTCTTTCATTGCTTCAATTACAACTTCATTAATAGATAATTTTTCATCACCTAATTTTTCGGATAATATGTTTTGTAAATTTATTTTTCTTTCTGACATAATTCTATTTGTTTAATAATTGAATTAATGATTCGATTAACATTTCCTTATTATCAAAATCAATTATTTCTTTATCCTTTAAATAAATTCCTCCAGAATAATCTGAAAAATATCTTAATTCTAATTCAAAATAATCATCATTTAATAAAAGTTTTTCAATTAACCAATCAATTACTTGTTGCCAAAGAGGTGCTGAATACCATTCTTTTTTAATATCATTAATATTATTAGTATTCCAATTCACTCCTACATTATGAATATCAAGTTCTGGACAATAAATTCCTAAACATTCTTCATCAAATCCTAATCTTTTTAATTGCTTAGCAATCTCATATGTTACAAATTGTTTTTCCATTTTCTACATTTAGGTTTAAACATATCAATCATAGCTTTCGGGTCACATGGTTTAAGTTTTGAATTCTTACAAAATCCAGCTTCACCATGATAATTTATAAAATTTTCACAAGAACCACAACATTTTTTAAATGCAGCTTCTTCAATAAGTCTATCTTCTTCAGTATATTCTGGAATATTTGAAATAGGCCAACCTGTTTCATCAAAATTTAAATTATCCATAATAAACTAAATTAAAACTTCCAAATAAAATACTTAAATGTAAAAACTGATCAAATCCAATACTTACAAAGAAGTCATGTACTTGTTTGTTATTCCATAGAATTGAGTTAATTCTACTAGTTATTGCATCAATTGCAGTATGCGTTACAAACTGAATTAAAGCAAATAATAATGATGTATACCAATACTGTGCACCGAAGTAACCTACTTCTTGTAGGATTTGCATAGGCACATATAATATCAGCGAATAAATAGCTGCATGTGCTAATAAAGCTTTAAAACTTTTATGCTTATTTTTTGCTTGATAATCAGTTTGAAAAACAAAATCTGCTAACCAATGAAGAATAAGAATAAAGTAAATAACGATTATGTTAATCATATTAAGTTATATTATTGAATAATGACAACGCTTCAGAAAGAGCCCAAACAAAACTAGTTTTATTTCCGTAGAAACCACAATATAAACTAGCTGAATTAAGAAAGAAATATCCATCATCTTCACCTAATGTTACTACTTGAGGACGTCCGTCTATTTGAATTATTGCAACTCCACCTTGTGATGTTAAACAATAAACTCTAATAGATTCGGCATTTCTATAGACTCTACTAATTGGAAAGTTACTATACATTCCATCTTGTCCACCTACTTCATCATTAATTGTATTGATGTCTTCACCAATAATACAATCTAGATTCATATCTCTTGCACTAGCTTGAGTATGTTTTCTATATTCTATTAATTCTTGTTGCTCTAAATATTCAGCATGTGTCATTATTTTAAGTTTAATAAGTTATGACTTGTTTTTTAAGGTCTGAAATCGGATTATAAATTGAATAAACTACAGCATTAAAATCACTCTTTGCTTTAGTATAAGATCTTAAATCGTGAGATAGCTGGGTATACGATTCACCCCCAGTATATTTTTTATCTTTTCTTATAGTTACTATTGCTCTTAGAGCACTCTCTAATTGTAAGTAGTAACCTACGGGTTTTGATTTGTTGGTTTCTGATCCTGTTGTTGAATACAAAACAAAATTTCCACCTTCATGTACTATTTTAAAATCCTTTTCTTCTATAATCATAGTTAGTTAAAATAGAGAGAGCCTAAGCTCTCTCTGAATTTTTTAGACTGCAAATTTATTTGCAACCTTTTTGATAAGTTCATCTATATTCTGAACATCAATCGTAGCCAAGTGAATTTCATTTTCGATATCCTCTGTACTAAAACTAGGAGCATCTTTAAGAATAGTTTCAAAATATGCAGAACGAATTTCATTCATAGTATCGTTTGTACGATATGAACGAACCTTCCATTTATCAGAAATCGTTTGTAACATAATACAATCTTCATTAAGTTCGAAGAAATTTTTGTATTCATCCGATTCTCTAATTGCAGCATTTGCAGCATAAATTGGATCTTGATACTTTTCTTTTAATTCTTTTTTAATCTTTGATGCTAAAGCACCTACTTGCGCATTTGATAATTTCATCTTTATTTCTATTTATTTGTGAATAATTTACTTACTTGTTTACCATCATATAAACCAGCGTGATATTGTTTAAAATGTTTCATACATTCTCCAACTGAATTAAATTTATATTCATTTAGAATATCTTTAATATCTAAATCATTTAATTGTTGTGGTAAGAATTGTTCAAGTATAACATTTTCTTCTAAGTTAGTATTACATTCAATGTTACTAGCTATCATCTTCTTAAGAACTGAAACAACTTCCTCGTCTGTAGCAATGTAACCTGCTACTTTCTTAGGACCTTTTTCAATTCTTTCAATTTCTCCAAGAACTACTCCTAAAAGTGTTCTTGTTTCTCGGTTAGTGAGCCTATGCTCTATTATTTGCTCTTTCAGCATCTTTCATCATTTTTAATTCTGTTATTACATGTCTTAAATCATCAACTGAATATCTTTCGATTTCTCTAATGAGTTCAAACTTTTCTTCATCAACACCCCAACTTGATACACAATTATCAGCATGTTTACTAAACAATGAAAAGAACCTACCTTTTATTGAATCACGTAATGCTCCATCAGATAATCCCATAAATGAATCTTTTTCTATAGGACCAATCATACATTTCCAATACCTTAATTCTGGATTTTCCATTAATCTTTATCAATTAAAATTGCAAATAATCCTATTAAAATAATTAATGCAATTAATATTATTTTTATCATGCTTCTGCTTTTTCTAATACTTTATCGACCATTGGTTCTTTAATGTATACTTTTTTCAATGATTTCTGTCCTGATTCAAGCATTACTAATGAATCATATAATTCTTTATTAATGAATTCACTATATAAAGTATTTGCCGAAGCTACTAATGCATCGCATTGTTCAATAAGTTTTCCAACTTGTATTTTAATTTCATCGTGTGTTAATACAACTTTTTTTTCTTCAGTAGTTTCTACTGGTTTTGCATTAACATCTTGTCCTAATTTATTCCAGGTTATATTATCCATCTATTTCTTCAATTAAAAATTGATTAACTTTCTTTTTAGTATATGTTGTATGATTAATAAAATCACATAAATCTTGATAAAATAAATCGCCAGCATCTCCAGAATGTTCATACTTATCATAATATACTTGTGCTACTAATTGTGTATAAATATGATCTCCATTACAAGAATCTATTAATTCTGGACCCCATTCAGGGTGTCTTGCTAAAGCAAAACCCATAAATTGATATGCAAATTTTTCATGATTTATATCTCCACAATAATCTAGGAAATCTTCACCTGCTTCAACCATCCAATCATTTATACGATCAAGAGTAATATCTTGTAATAGATCTTCTTCGTTAATTATTAATATAGAATCATTCATCTGAATCTTCTTTTACTTTTTTAGGTTTCTCTTCATTAGTAATTAATTTAGCAACTTCATCAACTACAGTTTTATACTTTGCAATAAATTCAGCAACAGTATAAACTCCATCTTTGTCAGCCATTTTAATTCCTACAATCTTCTGCATACATACTTCAAAAGGTAATCCGTGAGCTACTAATTTCATTTCTGTACGTTCAGTGTCCTTGCCCTCATTTACTTTTACAAGTAAACTTAAATCAAAAAATGGTCCAGTCGTATTTGACTGAACCATTTCGAATTCTTTACCTTTAATTACAATCATCTTACTTATTTGCGTAGTAGATTTCAGCACGCTCCGTCATTTGTTCAAACAAGTTTGAAAGAGTGTACGGAACTTTTTTGTAGAAACTCACACGGTTTTCAGCATCCAATGATTGAGCAATTTTTGCACGTTGAAGTGCTTTGTCTAAACCAATTGCTTTGTCAAACGTATCACCAGGTACAGAAATAACTACAATTTCTCCAGATGTTTCAGCAACTGGAACCAATTGATCCTTTTTGTTACAAAGTGACCATCCGAATACTCCTGCACCAAGTGCAACAACTACTCCGATTCTTTCACCTTTTACTACTTCGAGGATAGCTTTTGGGCCACCTTCGCATCTATAATCAATTGCTGATTGCAATCGATCATCTTCCTTTAAGTAAGATACTAATACCTTACCGTCAAAATCTTTAAGTGTTAAAGTTTTTTTCTGCATAATCTATTTTATTTGTGTTTATGTTTATATTCATGAAACCATATATTGATTTCATGTGAGTCGTCATTCATATTATAAAGTTTTATACGACGATCTAAATCTCGTTCAGCATGTTGTCTAAGTTTATTTATAGATTCATCACCTGATACATGATTACATCTATTGTTTTCACATACGATTAAAGTTTTCATTTTACGAACAGAATTATTATCAAAAATTATATATTCGATAATATAATCTTCAGATATCTTATAAGTACCTTTAATTTCTTTTTCTTCAGCTATTTCCCAATATATCCGTTTTAATTTCCTCATAATATTTTTTAAATTAAAAAAGGAGACCTAATAGATCTCCTTCTAAGCAGCTTGTACCGGGCTCAAACCGGCGACCTCCGCCGTGACAGGGCGGCATTCTAATCAACTGAACTAACAAGCTATAGTGTGGATTCCTTTTAACCCACGAAGCCAACTTAAATAAATTAAGATTTACTAGTATTTTTAAGTATCTAAGGTGGGGATCGAACCCACGGTGTTCACCACAAAGGGTATAAGATTTTAAGTCTTATGCGTTTCAGCCAAACTTCGCCACTTAGACATTTTACTACAGTTTATATCTGTAACAAGAACATTTATCACAAGAAGGCATAGAAGCACATCCTGCATGTGACATACCATCTGCATCAGCAAAACAAGTCTTTTGTTTCTTTGGTTTCTTAAACCATTTAATTAATTTTTTAATCATATTTTTATTAAAAAGGTAATATTATCATTAATTCTTTTCTAATTTCATAACTTAGTTTTTCAAACCAACATATAAATTCGTAATTATCTGTATTATTAGTTAATGCAAATAATTCATGATCATAACAACATGAACCAAAACCTCTAACATATCGACCACAAACTTCAATTTGTTGACTATATATTAACTGATGTGGTTGATCTGGATCTTGATAACCATATACACAACAAAGTCCATCGGGTTCACTTTTGTAATAACATGTCCAAAATCACCATTCTGATTGTGGTACATCATCAAATTCTTCTTCAAGTCCAGATTCAGGATCTATATCTAAATTTACTGTTACTAATCTCATTATTCTATTTTTAAAAAGGTAAATTATTTCTTATTTCATCAGGTAAGTTATTCATCCATTCTATAAATTTAGGATGATCTAAATGTTCATCAATAATAAGTAGTCCAACAGTTGCTGAACATTGTCCAGGATAACCTCTTGTTCCATTTACTTTTATCATATCACTAAAACTAAATTTATCATAGCCAATATTACCACCATAAAGACAACAACTTGCATTAGCACATTCCATAAGACAACCTGTAAAGAAATACCATTTATACTCTGAATCTTCACCGTATTCATTCATTATTTTATAATTTATAATTTAGTTGACCAACCAGGACTCGAACCTGGGCGACATCCGTCAAAGGGATGTGTGCTACCATTACACCATCGGTCAATATAGAAGCGTACACGGCAGGATTCGAACCTGCGGTGGAATATTATTCACCAGGTTAACAGCCTGGACCTGTCGACCAACTAAGGCAACGTGTACATTATTCTTCTGAATGTATTTCTCTGTGACAATTAGCACAGACCATAATACATTTATCTAATTCTTCTTTAACTTTTTCTCATGCTCTAGTATATCCTTTTGCTGATATTCCAAAATCTTTTTCATTTGGATCTAAATGTTGTTTCACCATGTGTTTTACACACTCTCATTTCATCCATTTTTACTAATTTTTACTTGTTTACTAACCACTGAGCTACGAACCTTTATACCATGTTAAAACCAATGTTCTGTATTGGTTTCATCAATTGTACCAACTATAGAGCGACGGATTTCTCCACCTCTACGAGAATGATACACAAAAACTTTTTTATCTCGAAAGATTTGTGCTAAATGACTAAAATTATCACAATTGAAAAAATTGTGTTGATTTCCTTGAGTATCATCTAAATAAAATGATTGTCTCCTCCAACCCATTTGTCGCATTGTTTCAGGTACAATTTCAATTACTTCTGGAATAATTGGAATAACTTCTGTATAATTACGTGTTGCTTTCACATAATCTTTTACTTTAATAAGACATAATACTTCTGAATACAATTCACGACCATCTGAATTTCTTTTAATTGCTTTGTAATACATAATTTAAAATTTAATTGTTCTTGTGTGACACACGGGGATCGAACCCGCAACGACCGGCACCACAAACCAGCGCTCTACCAATTGAGCTAATGTCACCATGTAAGAGCAGTAAGTGGGGTTCAAACCCACGACCCCAGGCTTGGAAGGCGAGTGCTCTGATCAACTGAGCTATTACTGCATGGTACGGGTAGGATCACTGTGCACGTGCCTACCGAGACTAGATCAGTCTTCTTACGAAGTTTCTCCAACACTTTTATCTTTAGGATTCGACGGTTTAGTCAAATTCTTTAATTCAATTACTTCTAAAGGTTCACCTGTTCCAGGAGCTTTAAAACTCTTTACAAGTTTGGCTTCTGTTACTATAAAACATTTACTAGAATCCCAATCAAAACCAAAATTAGTTCGAAGAATAGGTTCTGATATACGACTACCCATAGAAGGATAGTCTAAAGGAATAACAACTTCATCATCCCAATGTTGACTATTATAAGGTAATCCTCCTAAATACTCATATAATTCTCTTACTGTCATTATTCTTTGTATTTAATGTTCATTGCCTTAGCTACTTCTATGACTTTTTCAATTTTAGCTCTTATATCAGCATCTAGAGCGTCATATTCTTCTTGTGAAAGTTTAAGAGTTGTCATATGTTCTGATAATATATTAACTGATTGACAATACAAACATATTGAAATATCACCAGGTCCAGCTTTAGTACCATCTGTACACGCTGTATTTGCATTTAATATAGCCCCACAATTAGGACAAATATTATCACTTTGATTTTTATCCATAATTATAAATTAAATTTATTTAATTGTCTTACTAGTTCATAATAGTGTCTTGAATTTTTATCAGGTCTATCATTAACAATTTCTCTTGCTGTTCTAGGTTTATCAGCTTTTGTAAACCTTGAACATTCCCAATCAATAATAGCTTCTTCATAATTACAATTCGTTTTATAAAATGTAATATGATGTCTATTAATCTTACGATGTATCATTTTAATTCGATGTGTTCCTATAAAAGGAATGAATAGATACATTAACACTTTATCCAAATCATGAAACTTATACTTATAATAACCTAATAACTTCTTTTCAAGTTTTAAAAAAGCTATATAATGTTTCAATGTATATGGAATATGTTTCCAACTTTTAATAATGTTTTTAATCATCTCTTTATTTTTAATAGAGCCCAAGGTCGGGGTCAAACCGACGACAAATGGTTTACAATACCATTGCTCTATCACTGAGCTACTCGGGCGTGGTGGGAGGGCTCTTTTTTAAGTAGTGCTATCCCATGTTCTACTATCGCAATTTCGGTAATGCGACCCACCAGGACATCTACTCATCGAGCAGCGTCATTTATCCAGCCCATGTTGGAAGTTGACCAAATAATAATAATATTAAAAATGTTACAAAAACAACTCCTAATGCAGCTGTTATTCTCATTTCATTTTGTTCAGCCCATTCAGTTGCATGTCGTGGTGTTGCAAAGAACGTCCACTTTAGTTTTTTATACAGAGTCATAATTTTAATTTAAAATGTAAGCAATAATTCCAAATATAGCTAATGCTAATGTTAATATTGATGTAAATCTAAGAAATACTGCAATATTATACGTTATTTTATCCTTCTCTTCTTTAACAGTAGAAAGATCTGCTAAACCTGTAATAAGTAACAATGTTCCAGGTAATGTAAGAATTGAAAGTACTAATAATAATTTATCCATTTTATTTTGTTTAGTTTGTCACGATGAAGAGATTTGAACTCCTGACCCGTCCTGCATGAAAGGACTACTCTACCAACTGAGCTACATCGTGTGAAAAGTATTATTGGTGAACGCAAGTGCCACTCCTTATTTTTATCTTGCTTATTGTCTAAAGACTAATACTTTAGTGGGATGTGGTGGAGTCAAACCACCCGAGTCCGAAGACACCTAAGTTACAGTCAGGCCCGCTATAAGCTACGGTATAACATCCCATTTTTCATACATTATGTACAATTATTTGTAAATCAGCAAATTGTGTGATTAACTTCTTATGACCATTAATAAAATCTCTAGCTGACATAACCTTTTTATTAGGTAATTGTAATGAAACAATCTGAAGACTACTTTTATTACAATTTATAAAAAGTTTATTATTTTCAACACAAATTAATTCTCCATCTAAGAAATCACCTTTAACACGTCCAGTATACATACATGCATCTTTAATTTTAACTTCAGTATTGTTATCTGGTAAATAAAAGAATACTCCGTGATTCGATTCATATGCCTTCATTTTTGCATATACATCATCAACATTTTTATTAAAATCAAGTAAACAATCATCTTTAGTTATTTTACAACAATATGTAGCTTCACTTTCTATCTGTGGTCTTAAAATAACTCCACGAGTATATTTAGTGATTGTTAGAAGAATATTTTCAGCAGCTAAGTTTGATAATTGATCAAGAAGCATAATATATCCCATTCCTACAGGTAGATACATTTTACGTTGAGTAATAATACTTCCAGCATCTACAGCAGCATTCATTTTAATAAATGTAACTCCTGTTTCAGAATCTCTATTCAAAATAGCAGCTTGAATACAAGAAGCACCTCTATACTTCGGTAATAATGAACCATGAATATTAATTGCACCATATTTAGCAGAATCAAGTATTTTCATTTTAATTATTTGTCCATAAGATGCAACAACAATTAAATCAAAATCAGTACTAATTATACGATGTTCAAGTTCATTAATATCATTAGCAGTATATACTAAACAACCTAAAGCTTTACCAGCAATATAAATAGGTGTATTTTGTACTACTCTACCGAAACGTCGTGGTGGTGTTGTTATAACTGTAACTTGATAAATTTCATGTAATTTTTTTAATGCTGGAACTCCAAAAATTCCATTACCAATAAATAATATCTTCATCTGTTTATGTTTTAATTTGCGGAAATGTAGGATTCCAACTCCTATTCGCCTAAACGAACGCTTTGCTTAGCAGGCAAGCCTTACTTCTCGTAAGTTACTATTTCCAGTTTAATTATTGTGGAAGAAGTGGGATTCCGACCCACGCACCGCTTTTACACGATCTAACGATTTTCAAGACCGTCCTCTTAAAGCACTTGAGTACTCTTCCATTTAATTTATTGATTTGATTTTAAATAATTCTCATAAATAAGTTTAGATTCTTCTGTAAGAAAATTCTTATTAATCGGTTTGTGATTTAGATTAAAAGGAAATAATTTACCACATTCGGTACACCAACTAATTCCCCAATTATTAATTCTAGGAACACATCCTAATTTTACACATTTAGCTGCCATCTTAATTGTTATTTTCGTCAAATATTCCTTTTAAATACCAATAATCTTCACATTTTTTAGAATATGATTTACATTCATTTTCAATATGTCTCCAATTCTTTCTTACAAAAGAAGTTTCTTCATATTTAAAATAAGTTTTACCATCTATATAACTCTCGGGTTGTAAAAATCTAAATCCTTCAACTTCTATTTCTTTACGTTCAAAATTATATTTAGGTTTATCAGGAAAAATCGGAGGAGTTATAATCTGATTCCAACTTTTAGCTGAATGTTCTTTACGTCGACCATATTGAAAAGTGTAAGGATTATAATAATTCTTACTATTCCATCGTTTGTCATATCTTTCACATACTGAAAGTTGAATCATTGCAGTTTTATGAACATTAGGGCCATTTAATTTAACTCCTATTCTTTTTAAATAATCTAAACATTTCATTTTATCTATTTTTATATTTGTACTCGAGGTCGGACTCGAACCGACACATCTTTCGACATATGCTCCTAAGGCATACGCGTATTAACCATTTCGCCACTCAAGCATTTGCACATCAGGTAGGATTTGAACCCACGAACCTTTCGGATTAGTTTTGGAGACTAACTACTTTAACCGCTTGTATACTGACATATTTGCTCCCCCAAGGAGGACTCGAACCCACATGTCTCTCGACATATTCCGAAGAATACGCGTCTGCCAATTACGCCATTGGGGAATTTAGTGGGGGCGGAGGGCTTCGAACCCCCATGTCTCACGACCGCTATGGTCTAACCTATATTTAGCTGCGGCTACCAATTTCGCCACACCCCCGATTGTTTTTTTTTTGTGATCTGACTGGGATTTGAACCCAGAACCCCCGCCTTAAAAGGGCGATGCTCTACCAGTTGAGCTATCAGATCTTGTAAATAACCACTTGGTTGTAGCGACACTACCAAGTGGTTTGTTGCCGAAACAACAACGGTCCTAAACCGTAAGTGGACTCTGTTGGTTTTGATCCAACCTCTCATGCTCTTCAGGCATACGCTTTCACCAGATTAGCTTAGAGTCCTTAAATTATATTTTATCCCATTCATCATCAGACAAACTATTTATTTCTTTCTTTGAAGAAGGTATATTAAAATGTTTACACCATTTTCTAATAGCATTATCTGATCTATTGTATAATTTACCAATATTAATAAATGTTTCTGTGCGAACTAAAGTTTTTAAATATTCACGAGTTATACCAAGTTCATCGTAAAAATCATTAGCTATTCGTTTAGCAGAACAACTTAAACATAAACCACTTACAGAAGAACTTGTTATAGTATTACCACAAGAATTACAATATAATGCATCTATAACTTTATCTTTAACATTTTTACCTTTATAATTATCAGTAAAAGCATGACAGTTTGGACATAATAATTTAAGATTATTTAATTCATTATTAGTTTTAATACCATCTATGTGGTGTGTTTCTAATGGAATAGGTTCTCCCATTCATTTAGTATTATCACAACATTCACATTTATGTTCTTTTAGATTATTTTTTAATAATTTATCTCTTAACTTACTTGTTTGTGTATATGCTGAATCTTTACAAAAGATTGTATCTAAAGTGTACACATTCTTAGTTTCATTTGAAGAATTTCTTTTAAAATGAATTGTGCTAATTTGATGTTTTTTTATCTTAGTTTGAATTGTTTCATAATTACCAGCAGTTAAAGGCAACCCATAATATCTACACACATCTGCAAAAGAATAACTTTCTTTTACAATTTTTTCTAAATTTTCTTTTGAATATTTGTTTTCCATAAATTGAACTATTATATTAATAGTACAAAGATACAAAAAATTTTCGAAAGTGCAAAATATATTTAGTTAAATATTGTTAATAGCAGAAAGAAACCACCGAAGTGGTTTATTCAAATAATCCTGAAGGTGTATTATGAAATTTATTATATAAAACATCTAATGTATAGGATTCATTATCTTTATTAACAAATAATAATTCTTCATCAATTATTGTCGGAGTGTAATTCTCCTTTAATACTTGTAAAAATGATTTAGTTCTTGTTACTGTGCCCCCAAATCTTGGATCATCTCCATAATTAATGATATAAGTTCCTGACGATGGTGTCATACTAGCAAGAACATCATTATGAACATATTCTGATCTACCATCATGAGTTATTGTTTGACTAAATTCTTCAAGTAAACCTCTAATCATATCATTACTGATATTAAATTCATTAGCTCCTGATATTTTATATTTATCCTCATCATTCATAGATTGACTACTCATAGTAATTGTTTGAACTTTTCCAAACAATCTACGCATGCTTTCAACAACTCCAAAAAGAGGTCTTGGACCTCGTCCATTTAATGCATCTTCAAACCATTCTAAAGACTGCATTAATACTTTATCACCTACTTTATATCGCTCTGTACCTCTCATATATTTCTTTTAAACTATATGCATCATTATTATCATTTATAAAATACAATCCACCTTCATCAATAAGTGGTGTATAATTCTTTTCTACATATTCAGGAAAAGATGAAGCTATTCCTTCAATCATATCATTACTAAAATTCCAATGACGTGGATCATCTACTAAGTGATATAAAGGTATATATGCATAACCTGCTTCATTATTTGAAATTACTTGTTCTTTACCAAAAAACTGACGCATATCATAAATTAATCCACCTTCAACAGCTACATGATTTTCCATCATTTCATCAAACCAAGCTAATGATTTTAGTCTAACAACATCACCAATTTTATACTTCTTTAAAGAACTCATCAAATATTTCTTTTAAAGTAAATGAATTATTATCTTTATCAGTAAATGTTAAAGTTTCACCATCAAGAAATGGAGTATAATTCTTTTCAAGATGTTCAGGAAATTTATTTGGAGTAATAACATCCCATGAATATTGATCAGGATCAATTATATTTTCATGTCTATGTATTAATTCAGAAGTTTTTATATTATCAATCATTTGATCAGTATACGTATATTCATTATCACTACCACCACTGCAACCTGCTAAAACATATCCACAATAATTTGTATCAACATGAGTAATAACTTGAATTGTTCCAAAATAAGGTCTCATATCACTAGCTAAACCTAATCTAACATCACCTCTATCGTCATGTACATCAAACCAATCTTTAGATTTCAAATGTACACATTGTCCTACTTTATACTTAACTGTTGGTAGTGAATCTCTCATATAACTGTGTTAAAGTAAATGAATTATTTTCATTATCTGTATAAGTTACAACTCCATCATAAGCAAATGGAACAAACTTCTCAACATATTGTATAAATGCTTTAACGTGAATTGAAAGACTGTTTGAAAAACCTAATAATCCACTAAAATCAGTAGTACCTCTCATTCTACCTCTCAATTCTTGTAATGAAAGTTGTTCATACATACTTAAAGCACTTGACATACTTGAAGTACCTGAAGTTAAACTAGATCCTATGGTATTATACATACTTACTAATCTATCATATCCATTAGTTGTAATTGGCATATCATAATACTTATCAACCATATCTATTGAGAAATACCAACCTTTAGAATCACTTTCAATATTAAATAATTCAACACCTCTTAATTGAGATCCTCCAATTTTTACAGATTTTATAATATGTTCTTTACCAAAATATTGTTCCATATCATTAGTCAATATTGGCAAGAAATCTGCTTTTTTCTCATCATACCATTCTTTAGGTTTTAATAAAACCTTCATTCCTTGTTTTAAAATCATTTTCCATCTTCATTTAACTTGGGTAATCATCCCAATTTTACCTAATTTATTTGTAAGAGCAGAGAGAATTGAACTCCCGACATCTTCCATGTAAGGGAAGCGTTCCACCACTGAACTATGCTCTCGGTTGTATTGTAGACAGTACTATCTTGTAGAACCAATACTAATTTTATATCTACTTTGTGTTCACAACAGGACTTGAACCTGTGACCCCCAACTTATCAGGCTGGTGCTCTAACCAACTGAGCTACGCAAACAGTTAAACAGTAACTATTCTTAGACTTTCGACATCCTTAATAGCTTTCCAATGATAACTAATTGCTGTTTACCAATTAGCTTCTTCGAAGAGTGGAATCTGTGGGTTTCGAACCCACCACCTATTGCTTGCAAAGCAATCGCTCTAGCCAAATGAGCTAAGACCCCGATTTAAAGTTTTTTGTGCCACGGTGATTGTATGCCAAACTGGTAAAAACTTAATAATACCCATGCGCCAAATACGATGCGCGAGACAAGTATGCATAAACTATCAAACTTTCGTTATTAAGTTCCTAGGCCTTCTCAATCTACGTTCAGTTGTTCCTACTGGTTTTATTTAATTATTTCAAGTTCTTCTGGAGAATAACCATATCTTAATTTAGAAGGTAACCATCTAACATTCCATTCATCACCTTCACCATCAGGATATACTAAATCTTCAACTATACCTATACACTTTCCAAATTCATCAACATGATCTTTACAATCATTTGCAATTAATCCTCTTTTAAAGGATTTAGTCATTTTAACTATATCTCCTGATTTCATAATTTTATTTATTTTGAGCCCATACCAAGATTCGAACTTGGGCGTGCGATTTTTGCAGAATCGAATGTTAACCACTTCACCATACGGGCTTATCTATTATTAATAATATTACTAATGGTTCCTTTACTACTAATATTATATTTTTCCATAATTTCTTTATAAGTATGCCCTAAATTTCGGTATGCTTTAATTTCTAAAACTAATTCATCAGAATATTTTTTATTAGCATTAGATGCAATTCTAATTCTTTCTTCTTTAGGTTTATCCATCATATTATCACTATATGATCCAATTTCAATATTATCCCAAGAATTATTTAATCCGTTACCATCTAAATGTCTAACTACTATATCTTCGTTAAAAATAATTTCTCCAAATTTTTGATATGCTTGTAATCTATGTACTTTAACTGGAATATGTTTTTCATTTAATCTAATATTAAATTTTTTATAATTTTTATTATAAATAGTTCCTGTTAAAATTTTTTCTTTAGGATTTAAAATATCACCATTTATAGTTATTTTATATCCTTTTTCAATTGCTAATAATTCATTTTTACTTCTTTCCATATTGTACCTACTCCTGGGATTGAACCAGGCTGTCACCAAATAACCTTTCAACAAGATATAAGCTTGAGGGTATAAGTAGGCATAAAAAATCTCTTTATTCACTTTAAGCAGAGTGGAATAATTATATTGACTTAGGTCATAACGAAGGCTTTTCTGCGAACACTAACCATATCATAACTACATTTACCAAAACATTCAACCACTGCTATGGTTTATAACCTACGTACTCAACTTTCGTCCTTACCCCTTATTGGGTTGGGTGTCTCCCCCTGGTTACCGTTTTGCTTCAATTAAAGAGATTTTATTTGTTCAACTTAGAGTAGTCACGGCTACCTCTGATCTCTAAGTCTAATACTAACAGTGGCAAAATGTAGCTCGACCCTAGTTAGTTTTGTTAATTGGTATGGGCAATAACTTTATAAGTTAAGACTACAACCCCATCTTTGATGGTTTATTCTATCGTAGCTAATAATAAATAAACCTAGTTGTACTCCAAGCTGGACTTGAACCAGCGACCCTCGGTTTAGAAAACCGATGCTCTATCCACTGAGCTACTGGAGCATTTTAAAAATGAGTAACGGGAGGGACAATTACACGCATGTTATCCACGGGACTACACCTACATCTTTTCGTTAGGGATATCTGGACTTAATTCCTCATTCTAAGTCAGCATTGGGTTCCCCTCTTACCTGACTCACCGACCATTCTCGGATGTTACTCATTTAATTTTTAAAAATATTGATGTGCTATTACGCCAAAGGGATTTCAGTCCTTACCAGTTACGGGGTGACCTCCAACTTACCTTACCACATTAAATTCCAACTTGAATTGGTTTATCAACGTAGTCTCGTCCCACTCTTTAGATGATTGCTGCTTCCAAGCCAACATTTCAATATTTTATATTTTAAAAAAGATATACTAATTGCGATTGTATATTATAGAAACATCATCGACGATAATAAATTACCATTCTAGATATAACATTCACCAATACTTTAAATACGGAGGAATTCCAGAGTCACTTCCCTCATATACAATTAGAGCCCTCTGGACCTAGACTGTTTCTTCTTTTAATTTTTTATTCCATTTTAAAAATCCTCTAATATTTAAAACTGTAAATGCTAAATACATTATAACTATTGAAATCATATTCCAGAATAATATTATTCCAAGAATACTTCCAATTGCTCCAAGTATGAAGCCAATTATTCTCTTATTACTTATCAAATAATAAGCGTATAAGTTTAAAATCATTAAAATCCAATCCATTATCTATTTGTTTAAGTTTTAAAAAGGGTTGGGTATATAGTAGAACTTTAATCAACTTATACGTTTATGAATTACACATAATTGCTATCTACCACCCTTTATTTTAACATCCCTCTCTGCCGCAATCAAGTTTCGGCTGTCTTGTGCTTTGTTTGAACCATTATCAATTGCCGATTTATGGTCACAGAGTTGAGGATATTTAGTTGCGAAGGAGGGAATTGAACCCCCGACCTCAAGGTTATGAGCCTTGCGAGCTACCACTGCTACCACTTCGCGATATATTTTGTATAGATGGTGAGACTCGAACTCACGACCCCTTGCTCCCAAAGCAAGAACGCTACCAACTGCGCCACATCTATATTTTAATTATTGAATATTTCACAAATTAATTCTTCAGAAATCCATTCTTCAATTACATCTTTACTATCATTTTCAGTAATAAAAAATATTTCATGATCTTCTATAGCATCTTTTAAATATCTTGAAACTTTATTAAGATCTGATATGCTTGAAGACTTAAAAATAAGTCTTGGTGTTTCACGATTACTTATTCTAAGTAAATAATATTTTTTTTCTATCATAATTAATTTATCAATATTTTGTATTCGGACGGGGAATCGAACCCCGCTTGCTGGGATGAAAACCCAGATTACTAGCCGCTATAAGACCCGAACATATATTTTTTATTGGGACTACAAAAGTACAACAATAAGAACAATAAAAACCCATAAATTATCAATTTATGATAAAATAATGATCTAACTGTTCTTATTGTTATATCTTTCAATAAATTTTACTTCACATCGATATCGTATATCTTATAAAGTAGTTGTGCATCTTGGTAAGTTAATGACATATAAATATCACCATTATTTAAAATAGTAATAGTCAGTTGTCCAACTTCTTTGTGGTGATTTATAAATTTTCCACTAAATATAGTACTTTCATTAAACTTTTTTATTTCTAATTGGTTATAACTAATATACTGAATATCAGTAGAATAAATCGTAATCTTGTCTCTAACATTATCCCATACTAGAACAACATTAGATTTTTGCCATCCACCCCATTCTCCATTTAAAACTTTAGCATTAAATAATTCAGTTTTAAACCGTTTAATTTCTGCTGAAGCTGAACATAGTGATATCAATAAGGCAATAATTACCAAGATTCTTTTCATTACTCAACTAATTTAGTAAGATTTTCGATAAATCGAGTGTTTTGAGCCTGAATAGATGAATGATCATCAATTTCTTTCAGAATAGCAGCGCGTTTGGCTTCTTTTTCATCAATACTTGCTTTTAATTCAGCGTCGAGTTTTTGAGCATCAGATAATGCTTTTGTAAAAGTTCCCATAATTTTAGCACGTTTAGCACCAAAATCAACTGACTTGAACAAGTTTGTAATAAATTTAAACATTTTGTTAAATTTTTAAAAGTTAATACTATTGAACGAAGTCATACTTAACTCCGAAACCTTCATCATATCGATTGACATGAGATTTAAATCTTTGATCTTTCGACATAGATTTCCATTGAGCAGGTTTCTCCCAATGTGGACAGTCCGGTTTGTTCCATTCATTTACCACTTCTTCAGAAATTCGCACTTTACGAACGCATTCCGAAGGATAGCGATCAGAGTGTTTGATTTTTCTGGAAATGAAATTTGGATGTTTTGCTCCAACTTCTGAGACGTCAACAGTGACAATTTGATTGTCAACATGTTTTTGAAAACCCATAAGGTTTCCTTTAAGATTAACGGTTAATAATACACCTAAACCCATTTTGTTTTCTCATGCCCTTGAGATATTTTAATTAGTGGCCAAATTACAGTTCTTAATACTGTCAAGCACATGTGTTTTCATCTAGAGCTACTATTGTTCACTCAAACACACAAAAGATCATTTTTCAGAATCTAGAAATTCATATGGTTCAGTATGATTATTAAATACTTCAATAATTTCAGCAATAATAACTTGATCAGAACCGGTCGCAATTATTTTATATTTGCGAAAGATTTTTAAAAGTTCTTCTTCCATATTTTATATATAAAGTCTTATTTCAAATTTACCAATCGCAAACTTATATCCAATACACTGTATATTCATCATTTTTTCAAATCTGAACCATTTACCACCAATTAGATATTTTCTATTTACTATTCGAATTCGCATAAGATTATTATGGTACAAATGGTTTAAACGTTACGCTTACACATTTACCACTTTCCCAAACAGGAATCATTTCACTTAACTCTTCTTCTGAGTCTATGTAAACTACACGCATGTCGGTAATTTCCTCAGAATCATTTATTTCAGTTAAAACATTCTCTGCATCATTTGTTACAGACATGTTTCCTAAATTTAAGTCGACAATATTAATGATACCATCGGCGTTTGTGTATACGTAATCAGCTTTTACCATTTTATTTTATTTGTTAATGAATTGTTTGTAATATACTCACACAATCAGCAGCTTCTTTTAAACCAAAACGTGATATTTCTTTAAGAATCTTTACAGCTGCAAGTTTAGAACCAGCATCAAATTCTGTTATTATTCTATCAAGTTCTTTATTATCAACACTATAACCAAAATCAGTATTGACTTTTGTGATTTCTTTTCTTAATGCAGAACGTTTTGTAATACGTAAAGATAATACAGCATCAAGACCTGCGTCAACTTCAGGTTCTGTGTTATTAGCATTATTAGCTTCAGTTAAATCCAATGGAATTCCTGCAGCCATACCTTTAAGTAATGTGATTAATGCGGAATTAAATCCAACATCCTTATCATTCTTAGGATTCGTAATCAACGCTCCTATTATATATTTCTCAATATCAGTCATTATTCTATTCTTTAGGGAATTCTAGTTCTTGTTGAACTTTTTTTGGTGGAACTTTATAGTTCATTGGCATCATTGTTATAATACCATTTCTTACATACATCTCAGCACAACGATTATCATCATCAAATGCCATAAGAATGTCATACTCTTCTTGAAGCTTCTTTAAAGTAGCTTCTTTCGATAAATATGATTTAGTATAGTCTATACCTTGTTTCATGAATAATTTATATTCATCATCATACAGAAGTCCTCCGTCTTCTAGTTTTTCAATTAACCATGCTTCGGTTTGAGGTCTTACTCGTTCAGGTCTCCCTGTAACAAGTAAAATCATATATCCTTGCATAGCTAGTGATTGCATTAGTTCACCAACACTTTTAATAAGCACGTCACCTGATAAATCACTCCAATCAAAAGGACTTCTGTTAGTATGATACAAAGTAGTAAGATCTAAATCAAAGATTACTGCTTTTTCTTTTTCCATAAGTTTTTTAAACTTGGTTTCCATTTAAATATTTTTGATATTGTAATAATGTAATAAATACTAAAAATTACAACAATCCAACTCATGAAAGCCCAGGCAACTTCACATTTTTCATAATCATGATCACACAAATCATTAACAAATGATAACATGAATATTGATAATATTACTCCGATAAAATACCAGATTAAAAATGTTATAAACATAATGTTAGTATAAAAATTACACTGGGAAATTAATCCCAGTGTAATTTAGTTATTTACTTGTTTTTAAATCGGCTTCAAGATAACTCTTAGCAATAGTGCGAATTTCTGTCCAATGTTGATCTCTCATTAATTTACCATTACGATAAACTATTTCAAGTTCATCAGCATATCCATTATTAATACCATATTGTTCTTTAGAACTTTCGATAGTAATGAATTCTGATCCGGCTTTATGAAGTTTCAAAATACCAGCTTTTGAAGCTTTAGTCATATCTCCTTTAGGAGATTTACGAATATCTTTTGATTCTCCATCAATTACAGCGAAACAGCATTTTACTGCCCAACGATCTGTATCTCTGGTCAATCCTTCAACAAGCAAACCACCACCTGAACCAACCGCAAAGTTTTCACAAGACCAACCAGTTTTAATGTATTCTGAATAAATATCAACGATTGAATTTTCATTCATACCATCTCCTTGAATTAAGCCTACATTATGATTAATTACTCTGTAATCTACTTCATTTAAGTGATATCCAAAAATATTACCAAGCATTTCAGAATACTTAATCATATTTGTTAACGGAACACCAGAATCCGGACGTAAAATAGTTCTACCTGGACGTGCGATAATACGTTGTTTGATTGCTTCTGAACCAATAACATTTTTAATGAAATTAGTATCATCATAAGAATCAATAACAATTGATACCATAGCATCGTCACCAGCGCGATCAAATTGAGCATTGACATAATCAAATTCTCCCTGACCAGGACCAAATACAGTTGCTACTGAGTGTTCAGTTGCCCATACAGATTTTCCTACGGTTGCATCTCCGTAATAGTCTTCAATAAATTCCATTGCTGGAACATTATCAGAACCATCAGAAAAGATTAAAGCAGCAGAACCACCTAAACAAGCAGCTTCATGACCTTGAGCACCTCTTAATCCAAAATCATTAACTACATAATCCAACATAGCGTTGTTAGTAGAGATTTTGAATGATGGAGTAATACCTTTATGAATATTATACATACGAGTAGCAACGGCAACTGGATACCAATTCCACATTAACCAAGGTTCGAAGTGACTAACCATTGGTGCAAACCACTCTTCAGTAGCTTCAATTGTATAACAAACATTACCAGTTGGAACAACAGTTCCTTCTTTTACAGCTTTGATTTCTAAAGGATAATATCCTAAATCGCGAACTTTTTCCCAAATTTCTTGAGGGAAATAACCAGGGTTACCAAAAGTATTTAAACTTCTACGAGCACCACGTTCAATATCTTCATTAGTGACAACAGTCATAAAATATTCTTTTATGAAATATTGTATACCATAGAAAACAATATGAGAGTGTTGACCTCCTACACGAGGTTCTCCATAAGACATAAGTCTTGTCAATCCCGAAGGACGTTGCGTCCAATGCACAAATTTATATGCATCAGTTGCGGTTGTTGGATGAAATTTTGGCATTTATTTAAATTTATTTTTAAATTCTTCAATACTATTGTATAAAGGAATATTATATTTAGAACATACAATTTCTATATTACCTTTTCTCCAAAATCCTTCAGGACAAATTACATGTAACTTTTTAGAAGTTGCATATAAACCTAATTCTAATAAACTAATTGGAGACATAGTTTTAGGATCAAAATACATAATAATTATATCAGAAAAATCTAATGCGTGTAATTCCCAAGAAACTTGTTGAAAAAATTCAGGATTATCAAAAGATTGAACCCAAGAACTATCCCAATTATCTCTACGAGGATTAAATATATTAAAATCTTTTTCAAAATATTTTGTCATAGTATCTTGCCAATTTTCAGCTTGACCCATTTCAATACTACCTGCTAAAAACATAGAAGGTTTATGTATATCTCGTTGATTTATATTATTTGGAGCTTTAATTACCATTGTTTAAATATGATCGTTAATGTTTTTAATGAATGTACCTAATACAATTATTACAACGATACAAATACCTGTAAAAATTATACCTTCTTGTAAATTCATTGTAGTAATTGCGTTAAAGTACGTTTCCATTATAGTTTTATTAATTTAATAAATTTTGAAGTGTCTTGTTTAATAACATCGTGTTGAAATCTTTCATAAAATTTAATATCAACTGCTTCAAATTCATGAACAAACCATCCAAATTTTTGAAGTTTAATAATATCTGCTTTAGGAAACCATTGATATAAACCCTCTAATGATTCAGTAACTGATAACCAGCCTACTAATTTAGGATCAAAATCCATTTCAAGTTTTGAATTTAAACAAAAATTAAAATCATTATGAATTAATCCTGTAAAAATACCTTTATAATCATACCATAAACCTTGATGGGTATTTATGTTACATACTCTGTAGTATTTTTTCATTTTTCAGTATTTTTTAATAAGTCAACTAATAACTTTTTATGTTCTCCAACCAAGATTTTGTCTAGCTCAGGACCGTATGGGAACCATTTTAAGGCAGCAATATCATCTTGAGGTTGTGGACTACCAAAAGTATATTTACATTTGTATAAATGCGTCATAATTTTAGCATCATGTGAATTCTTATATCGCCAATCTTCTACACGTTTTGAACAAACGAATTCAAAGTCAGCAAGTTCAAGACCTGTTTCTTCTCTACCTTCACGACGAGCAGCAGCTTCATCGGATTCATCAGTAACATCAACAAATCCTCCAACAAAACACCATTCTTTTTCATCAGGTTTTTGACCTAATAGAATTTCACCTTTTTCATTAAAGATTGCAACATCAACTGTTGAAAATGAGCGGGGATATTGTGAAAAAACCGAATAAATTATACCAGCTCTGAAATCAGATGATGCTAATATACGTCCGGCAACTTTCTTTCTAATATCTGTTGCAGATATATAGACTTCTGGTTCAAGTTCAGTTGTTTTCCAATTTCCAGTATAATATGGAATAAACGAATCTTTACCTCCATAAAGAGTAACTGTTCCAGATGGAAAAATATCTCTTACTTTAGTACTAATTTGAGTAGACCATACTTCATTGGATTTACAATCAGCAAGTGGTACAATTGAAGATATTCTATTTCTAAAATGTGCTTCGATCATAGCTTTACGGGTAATAAAATCCAATGGATTTCTTTGAGTA